GAATCGTACCGTCTCTATTGGGATAGCGACGAATCTTTTTTCAACTGGCAGAATAATACATTCTGAACCGTCAATTTGCAGTATTTCTAATTGCGCCATGCAATCCCAGAATTTTTTAATTTGATATTTAGAAAAACCAATATCACGCAATTTTTTATTTGCTGCTTTTACTTTTAATGTTCGAGTGTGAGTATCTTTATTCAATGGGGCATCAAGACTAATCAATCCTATGGCTAAAGGATTATAATATTTATTTTGCATCTTATCGTCGTTAACATTAAAACTTATCCTAGACTGCTTCATATAATTCCTTTCTTTTATATAAAGTACTTTATATAATTTACTTATAATTTACTAGTGGTGCAGTTTTTTTAACCTTTTTTACATATTTGGTGCAGTTTTTTTAACCTTTTTAGAAATAATGGTGCAGTTTTTTTATTGTTTCATATGGTTAAAAAAACTGCACTAAATTTACCTGCGGTTTCTCAATATTTGGTGCAGTTTTTTTGACCTTTTTGATAGTTAAAAAATATGCACCAATTTTACCTGCGGTTTTGTTAAAACGAATTGTACCGTTATTTTCGTAACCACAAGAGTTTTATAATTATAAGATTGCCACAATAATCAAAATGCACACAAGACCGTTAACTTTTTAACGCAGACAAAACCGTTAATCCAGTTACAGCGTTCCTATCCACTTTCTCTTGAATAGCATCACGCACGAATTGCGTAAAATCGCTATATCCCATAGTGAGCATCGCCGCAAACCATTCATCATATTTCTCCTGCGGCATACCGATGTTTACATGTTTATTCATTCTTTTCTCCTATCTTTATTACATACATCTTATACATTATATACAAAAAAGTACATAGAATAAATTACACTCTCTTGCACAACTTTTTCATACATCTATATAAAAACCCGCACGGCATTCGCCGCACGGGTTTATCATCATTTTCTATTCTTTTTTCTTCTCTTGGCATACCAATTATGATTTTTATCTCAGTCAATTTTTTATTTTGCACATACTATTCTCAATTCTCTGAATAAAAATATAATCATTTTTCAAGCCATCGTCATCTAAAGAACCGAAATGAAATTTTAATGAATAATATTGTTTCAATTCGTCAGAAGCAGCCATAAAAATTTCATAAGAAAAGTTCTCAATGCCCAAAATATATTTCAAATGTTCAATGGGAATAACACAAACACTTTTAAAACTACAAAAATACATAATTGATATATGCGGCAAGTAGTTTTACAATTTGATGCCACTTACTACCGGCATTTTCAATTTCATATTTAGATATATTATCAATGTTATCAATATCGTATGGCAAACCCCAACTTATTACGATAATAGGCTGCTCATTCTCTTTTGAATACCAAATAGATTCAAAACCTTTTTCTTGAAAATACTTAACAACCTCTTGGCATTCTTGAAATGTCATATTTTTATAAGCTGTTCGTATCACATAATTTCCGCTTTGAGGATTACGTAAATTTTTGCGCACTTCTGGAATAATATCATCAATAATATTATATATATTATCAGTCCAAATCATATCAGTATACCATCTCATAATTGAATTTACTTTTAGCGGGTATGTATGTCCACGACGATTTTATCTTGCTTCTTTACAACATCATATCCAGCACCTTCAAAAACATCCACAACACTTGAAGAAACCCACGCCCAATCATCACTTAAAAGATACGGCTCGAATCTCTTCCTAGAGATAGCTAGCGGCCAATCGTCTTTACATTCAGTACAGGCTATTGCGGTATTGAATATGCTGCAAATTGTATGCACATTCACTATTTTTTCTCATATCGTGTAAGCTCATTATCTTTCAATCTCTTGGCATATGCCGCACAAATCACCATAATATAATCCTATCTTTACACCAGAAGGTTGGAGAAGTAAACATTCATGCGGCCACCTGCTGTATCATATTCGTCATCATCATGCCAGTAGTAGTCTTCAACAGCCATACCAAGCTCTTCAAGCGTTTTACGAGCTTCCATAGCCTCTTTCTCGCTACCCTTAAAAATAACCCAATAGGCGCAAAAATCACCCTTCTCCGCAGATTCAATTACTTCTGCGGCGATAGCTTCAATTGGCTTGGCTTTCAACCACGACTTTTCACCGCTGTTGATTGCATTGGCGGCATCGCGGGTCTTCTCATCAAACAGGTACTGGATGGTTTCAGGAGTGAACTTCATGCCCATATCAGGTTCCTTTCTTCCCTTTCTTTAATAATATTATATAATATTATATAGCCAGAAGCAAGAAGAAAATATAGCCCTGGAAGCCCACAGAATGGACTCAGAGGGCCTATTTTATATTTTAAGTAAACTTATACGTTTTATATTTTTAATTGCCGAATTCAAGCTCGACGTTTCCGTTTTAATATTATTCAATAAACTGGCTATAGTATTATAATTGGTAATATATATAAAGATAACGCGGCCAAACCTTCAAGTTAAACTTGAACCTTAAGGTTAAGCCGCGTGCTTATGAGCTATTAATTAACCCACCCTATATATTGTGTTACTATATATTGTGCTAGGCCGCACACTATATATTGTGTTAACTAGCCCAATGCCGACCATTCATCTGATGTGTTAGTTTCTTTTCCTCTTGGTACATCAGCCAGAACTCATGCAAACCCCATACGACCATATATAGACCAATAAGTAGCCCTAGGCCGCATGTAAGATTAAAAATCATCTGAGAGCGTGCTATCATCCCAGCCAGTGAAGAGAAAAACGAGAAGAGAAGCGCATACAATAGTTCCAATTACAACTCCTAAGATAGTCTCGATACCCATATTTACTCCCATGAAATACTGATTGTGTAGATTAAAGGCTTAAAAGAAGCACTGATTGGACCATTATGGGTATCCCATAACATCACATTATAGCCCAAATCATTAAAATAATCTCTGATTTTTTCCATGTGCGGCAAATCTAGATAATAATCTTCAATCTCTTGCTCGATTCTGGTTTTGCCATCTTTCGCCGAACATTTAACTTCTTCTTCGAGAACTTTTATTACTGGCCGCACACGCCTGTCCATCAGCTTTTGATGCCATTCTTCATCTTTCTTCTTTTTGGCTTTCATATTATCAAGGGCAATTTTAGTCACGTTCCGCATATTGTCTGCGGACATATCATCGCCAAGAGATTGAAAGTAGCCAATGAGCCGGTTCAACAATACGACGCTCTCCTTTTTCAAAAAATTTATAATCAACATCATAGCCATCGTCTTCAAGACGCGCGGAAAGTTCAATCATATGCTCTGAATCAAAATTTCCAGCATTGATGCGATACCTCGCATCAAAGTTACCGTCTTTAGCCTTATTCTCAATTAAAGTGCTTAAACTATTACAATAATATTCTAGCCGTTCATCCATCTCCTTGCGCTTTGCCGCAATCTTAGCCAATTCAGCTTCATGCTTCTCTTGGACGGCAATTTGTGCGATAGTCTTAGCTTCTTCTGCTCTCATATTTACATCCAATTCAAGTAAAGCGACCAAGAGCCGCTATATCTATCCTTCTGCACGCTGGTAACAAAACCAAGAGAATCATAATAAATAGCTAGTTTCATTACCATATCTTCTTTCACACCATTGTATGTATAGAAGAATTCTCCTCGCTGTGCGGCCTTTGTGATGATATGATTGATTTCATCGATGTAGTCACTTTGCGTCTCTTTATCTTTAATTACCTCTTGACTATTGGCAAAAGTGGCGATATTCCGCAAATTGCTCACAAACTCATGACTCATATTCGTCCTCCTGCGGCCAAAGGTCTAACGTTTCACCGAATTTATCATACAGAATATCATCTGCTACTGGCGCTGTATCCAACATCATCAAGAATCTATCGAAATCATCTTCATCAAGTGTTTCAACGCTTCTTTTGGCTTGATTTAGCCACCAATCTTTTCCGTCTTCATCAAGCATTTAATCACACCATTTATGCATAATCTTATTATATGCACCACGGAAGAAATGCTTGGCAACTGCCGCATTGAACCCACCAGCAGGCGTATTATCATCTTCATCTGAGCATTTCACTCGTGTAATATCACCATCAGACCATTTGATAATAGTCCACTTGCCGTCAAACTTCACATCACGAATAAGCCCATCCATATGTTTGTTATGCTCTTGGCGGACTTTCAGCTCACGCTGCTCTTGTAGGCGTTTTCCTTTCGAATATGCATTTTGAAGAGCTGGATACACATGATATGCAAAGTCAGGGTCAATATCAGCGTCTACAGTGCGGCCTCCGATATTTGCTGTCTGAATCTTAGAAGCAACCTCGTTGATGGAGCTTGCAAGCGTATATGCGGCATGTGACATTTGCTTGGCTGTACGTACATCTTTATGGATAGATGGAATATCAGATAGCTTTGTATCTACGGCCATCTTCTGCACCTTATCAATATTGATTGCTAGCTCGTTCATGCGGGCGTTCATATAACAATCGTCCATTATGTATTTTACTCCTTCTCTCCGTTAGGGTCAGGCTTGCCCTCAATATATCCTTCGTCTTCTGGTTCATAACCAAACCATTCATTATATTCAGCGGCAACATTCTCACTAAGGTCAATATCCTGCCCGTGATACATCTTGATAAGCTCAAATGTGATAAAAGCAATAAGAAGATGGAATTCCTGTTCAACCTTCTGCTCGATATAATCAACGGCATTATCTTTTAGCATCGGCCAGCGCCCTTTACCAAGCTCACCGACCATATAAAGCCAATCCTGCTGGTTCTCAAAGAGACGATACGCTGCATGGTCTACAATGTTCTTGACATAATCATTAGCCAACGTATCATCATCAAAAAACTTTTCCATGATTAATTCTCCTTATGAATGCTCTTGAGAAAATAATCTTTAACATCATCGATAATATCTTCAAGGGTGGTCGTGCGGAACAAGGTGTCTAGATAACGCACACCCTTTGTACCTTGGCCGATAACATTTTCCACAATTGCCTTGCCAAAATAGTCATCGCCATATGCATCGCGGATGTTATCGGTTAGGTCCTTATCCAAAAGACCACTCATAATCTCTTCCGCAGAAACAACGACCAGCACATCGTCATGGCCGTTTTCCGACCCATTACCGCACACCCAATCAGAAGCCCACATATCGTCAAAAATTTCATCGAAAGCCGCATCTTCATCAAAGCCATCTACGCGAGTATCGATGTGTTCATTATCGATATAATACTCTGCATCCGTCATAACCGTCTCGTGATAGTAAGTGTAAATATCCATTATTTCTTCTTTCTCTTGGCTGAATTAGTTCTCAAACGGCTCAACGGATTCAATTGAACCCTCATAGACCATGTGGTACTTGCTCAACTTATGAGCCTTAACCTCATCCAGAATCCTGCGGAGCTGGTCCTTACTCTTGAAAAGGCACTTATCCCGCACGATTCCCGCAAACTTCCCATCGCACTCATAGAAGGTGTTGTAAGCGATGTTTGCAACCATGTACTGAGCCATTTGGAATCTCCTTTTCCTCTTTCTTTAATTATATTATATAACATAATTAAACCAGATGCAAGAAAAAAATTAACTAGTCAATGCTCCAAGAGTCATTCCAATAGGGCTGACAATCCAAGCAACCAAAGACGCAATGGAAAATACAAGAAGAGGTACGGCAAAGCAAGTTACTACAGCTGCACCAATGAAAATGAGTCTACCATCTCCATAATCGTTTTTAAAATTCTGCCAATTATGTTTCATAACAATAATACTGACAATAATAACAATCAACATAATAATAATCAAAGCGCATAGTTTAATAGACTGACTCATAGCATATTGCGGCACAACGGTATTGACTGCTACACCAAGTTGATTTGCAATTTCTTTAATAGTAGAATCATTCATAGTTATGCTCCATTAAGCATTATATTTAATATCAATAGTATGATTGAACATATCGATAGACACGTCATAGCCATACTGAATATAATCGTTTAGAAGTTCCAACGATGCACAATCAATAAACTGATAGGAATCAATGGGAATACTTATGTCAAATGCTTTTCCATCTTGACTATCTATAAGGGATTGTATAAGACTAGCGTCAATATTTAATTCCATACTTTTATATATCACCATTTTGAATAAAATCACTTGCGACAAACATAAATTAATACTCAACAATCTCATACATATTAGCCAGAAACGCTTCATTTGAATCTACAGCGTAGAGAAGTACATGACCATCGCCGTACATTTCCTCAACAGTGCAGATAATAACCTTCTTCGTATCAGGGTGAACATAAGTAACGTAATCGTTGCGCTTCATGAAAGTTCCTTTCTCCCTTTTCTTTATATATATTATATAATATATTAAAGCTATCCGCAAGAAAAAATTATCGATAAAGAATATTAATCGCCATATCAATGACATCATTCATATAAATACTACCGATTTCACATTTATAATCTCCACAATCGAACGTTACAAAATCAAATCCATCCCATAAATTAAACTCTACATTGCCATATGCTTCTCCATCGCTATACATTGTAAAAGGAAAGATGCCGCAATGACATAGGACATCATGTGTGGCCTTATCCCGCACATCAAAAACAACCCCAAGGTCATCATCATAATCCTTATTATTGACATACCAAGTATACATAGAGTTCGTTGCATTACATCTAGTCTCAATGGTATTGAAAATCTGATTGGCGTTTTTCATGATTCTTCCTTTCTCTTTATATATATTATATAAAAAGATAGCAATGGCCGCAACTATGTTTTTTGATTTCTGAAAAATAAAAAGGAGGGCCGCAAGCCCTCCTTTTTTAAATCCATAGATTGTCAATTGGATGACTGATGATTCCGTATGAAAGGTCATCAATCATATTGTCTTTAAAATCCTTCTCTTCGCATGCGCCCGTGTCGATGATATACTGTTTCAGTGCTTTACGTGCCTTACCCTCACTGGAATAACCACCGATAATACCCGAACCATCCCAAATAAGATAAATCTTCATGCATACTCCTTAATACTTGCAAAGCTGATTCTCAGGGACATAGCACTCATTACCATTGGATACAAACTTAACGCAAACATATCCGTTATATTCATAGTCGCATCCAAAAGCAATAATCTTAACGAGTGAATGCTGCCCAGCGAAACCATAATAAGTGCAATAATCGCCAATAGAAAGATTAAACATTAGTCATCATCCTCGTCAATCCACTCATCGTCTTCGTTCTTGAAGCCCTCTTCGTACAGATAGTTGTCAAGTTCGAACCAAAGCCAATCATTCACATCAGTTTCAGTCCATGGCTCGCAGGCATCGCCTTCCATCTGACACATGTCAAGGTAGCCCGCAACCATATCATATGCCGCAGGATGCTTTACCAAATCGTCAAGACGAGACTTGGCCCCACTCCATGCGGGAAATTGATAAAGCTCAGATTCAACCATGTAGCGCATACTTTCTCTTTCTCTTGGGAGATTTAATATCTCTTCCTTTTCTTTATATATATTATATGATATTATATCATAGATTGCAAGAAAAAATTAATCGAACTTGCGGCGAATGATGCGGCTCTCGTGGGCCATATCAGAAAATAGCATATTTGCAAAGGTAAGAATAGGGCTTGTATCACCATTAGTCTCACCAAGATATGTGCGGCTAAACTGACTATATGTTACGTCATTACCATCATGATATTCACAATACACTTTGAAAACGTCACGTCCTTCCGATGGGCAAACAACCACAACAAATTTACATCCGCGATAATAGAATTCACTTCTGGTATTATAACAACATTGACCGAGTACCCAACCCTCTTGATAGACAATCGTTTCAAGAGCTGATAGAATCTTCGTATAAATCTTAGTTGACATTGAGTTTCCTTCCACAGAACGGACAAAAGTTGATTGCAAGGGAATATCCATTACGTGTTGAAAAGGAATTTGCAAGGTCAGAGTCAATAGTTTCATCTTCATATGGATAATATTCCCCAAAGATATAATATCCACAGTCTTTTGCAAAGTTGGAATGATGCAGCCCTACGCTGAATCCACCATCAGAGCATGATGTATCTGTTGCATCAATGTATGCGGAATTGCTATCGACAGGGAAATCACAATACTTGCACATAATATCTCCTAAAGAACGATAATCTCATTGAAGTTTGCAACGATGCGGCAACCACGAGTATCAGTGATTACAACACAATCTTCATCATAGATAATGTCAGAGATTACACCGCATACGATACCGTATGCTTGCTCAACCATAACCTTATCGCCAATCATTTGTTTTCCTCTCTCTCTTTCTAAATATATTATATAACATATTATGACCAAGAGCAAGAAAATTATTCAGCCATTTCTTTGCAAAGTTTGCGGCCAGAATCAGTAGCTACACGACCTCGCGGTTGCTTCTGGATATAGCCTTTTTGCAACAAATAAGGCTCAATCTTGGTCTGGACTGTATTTTTATCCACTCCAAGAGTAAGACAAATTGTATCAATACCTACCGCTTTGCTCTGTACCGCAAGAAAGTTTAGATAATCCATATCGTCTTGGTTCAAACCATACTTGTTGATACCCATAATATCAAAGCCATCAATAACGATTTGCGGCGTGATGATGCCATCGTTCATTACAAGAGCAAAATCGTAGATGCGGGCAACGTATGAGTTTGCATTACGAGGAACACCACGAGTGGTGGCCGCAATCATTCGAGCGCTCTTCTGGTCAATCTGGATATTCTTCTCTTGGCAGATTTTATTTACAATATCTGTCATTGAATCTTGGGTGTATGCGGCAAGTTTCATTTGAATAGGGAAACGGTTCAAAAGAGCGTCATTTAATCCACCATAAAGATTAGTAGCTGCCACCAAGGTAAAATGCGGAATGTCTGTACGTGCGGTCTGGCCATCAATCTCAGCATCGACTTGGAAATTCTCCATTGCAAAGTAAAGCATTTCCTGCAATTTCTTGTTTAGACGGTGTACTTCATCAATCAGAACAATATCATTCTCTTTAATAGATAGAAGAATAGTCTGAATAGTTTTAATATCGTTGATAGCAGGACCGGAATACGCACGGAAATTGCATCCAAGCTCATGTGCGATAACATTTGCAGTAGCGCTTTTGCCGCAACCACTGGGGCCTGTGATAATGGTATGCGGAAAAGACTCCCCTTTGATTTTAGCTGCTTTAATATACACTCGCAGCATTTTTTGAATCTTAGGTTGACCCTTCAAATCATCAATGGTGGAAGGACGGAAACCGTACTCTTTTGCCATACAACATCCTTTCTTTTCTATATTTATATTATATAAAATTGAAAGGGTATCGTCAAATAAAAAAGGAGCCTTGCGGCCCCTTAAAATTTAAGCATATAGATGCAGCTTTTTGCCGCATTTAGTATATTTGTTACATCCCATATAAGAGCAAACGAAATTATCCTCTTCGTCAAATACTCCATCTTCATTATAAAAAATAGTTACATTTACTGGATTCTCATACTTCTCACTTGTATCGTAATGATAAGCGATATTATGTGCGAGTGCAAGGGCCTCAGCCGCAGTATTTAGAGCGATAACTTTCGAACCCCGCTGCTCATACCATTCTTTTTCGTCAGTAACCCAATCGCATAAAACAAAATACATAATTTACCACTCCACAATTAACTCAAAAATCTAATAATTCACAAATATATTTTTTATTAAGAAGATTTTTATCTTTGTAAGGTATTCTAATGAGTTTAATGTTATTTTCACTACAAAAATTATCTTTTATGGCATCTCTATATTTATCTTTTTTGAATTTTTTAATACCGCCAAAATACTCTACTGGTTTAAAATGTTGTATACCGTCGTATTCTATACAACAATTATAGTCCGGCAGATAAAAATCAAATCTTAATTTATATCCTGTTTCTGGGTTTATACATCCATTAAAAGTTTTTGTTCTATATAATTAATTTTACTTTCTTTTAAAATTTCTTCTATTAATCGTTCATAATAAGACACTACACACCCGCAAGATACAGTATTTCCATTTATCAAATTTGTAGTAGCTACTAAATGATAATTCCCACAATCACATTTACATTGCCACTTCACCGTACCATTAGCATCTCTTTTACCAGAATCTTTAATGACTGTCAAATAACCAAATTTTTGCCCAGTTAAATCTTTTTTATTGGTTGGGGCATGCTGCTTTTTTACTTCTGCTTGTAGACACCCGCAAGATTTTGTGATTCCTCTGGCTAAATATTGACTTGGAACGCAACAAGTATTCCCGCAGTCGCACTTACATTTATATATAAGCATTCCAGCATTATTTGTTTTATCTGTTGCAGAAAGAACTGTTAATCTTCCAAAACGTTTTCCGACATAGCGTTCAACTCCATCCAAATGCCTTTTAAGGCTATTGTATCGCCTTAAACACCCACATGATTTTGTGCTTCCTCTAGCTACGTCTGCTAATGTAGCAGTAAATATATTACCACATCTTGGACACTGGAACTGACATGTATAATGCGAAGTATCATCTTTATATAATCGTTTAATTAATTTTACGCCACTATCAAAAGTATGCCCATCTTCATATTTCATATATAAACACCTTTGCATGAATGGACTCATATGCTATGGTGCGTGCGTCATTCGCAATCATAAATTACTTTTCTAACAATAAAAAATAGGCGTGCCGAAAATATCTTTAGGATATGCGTGCCGATTTGGACAGTATTCCGATATTGAAGGTTTGCGCTCGTATAAAGGACAATTAAAAGGACATGTATTGCTCAACGGAGCTTTCTGTTTAGTTCTTTCCATCCATGCGCGGCACACTTCGCCATGAACACATGCGGCCATTATTCATGCTCCTTGCGATACAGCTCTGCGTCAGCTCGTGTGGCTAGGAAATATTCGTGTTCATGTCCAGGCCAATTATATTCAACGAACACGCCCATTGTACGCAGAATCGACTGAGCCGCCCTTAGCCGCACTTCATATTTCTCACGCCTGTCTGAAAAGGCTTTCAACTCATTTTCATTCTTACTCTTGGTAGAATATGAAATCAGCCCACGTTCAATCTCTTTCGTAGTATTGAACCAGCTCAGGATGCTATCTTGCTGCTCTTGGGTAAACTGGTCGTAATTTTCTGGATAATTAAAAGTACACATATTCACTCTTTCTCTCTTACTATAATCGTATTCTCACTGCCAAGACGATGACCAATAGAAACATGAAAACCAAAATTCTCAAGTTTGCGGCAGATTTCTTGGCAATCAGCCAACGGCATATCGTAAACACAGTACTCAAAGCCAATAGGCATATTGAGATTCAGCATTTCCTTTGCGGCCTTTTTGATTTGCCGTAAGGTATATTTCACGTTATCATCCATTTGTTGCCTACACAATCATATATTCATCAACAAGACCTGCGGCCTTTGCACGAGCAGGCTGATAGCGGTTCTTCCACATACGCTTGATTACTTCCTCGGGAACATGCTCAACGCCATCACGCTTCGCGTTCTGCGGCAAGGCAATATCAAGACCACGATTGAAGTATACAAGAATAACCTTGTCCGCGTTTTTGCCGCAATGCTCAACAGTTTTCTTTAAACTCTTCCAAGAGATATGAGTGGCATCAGCGATGACGTTCATATCATTTACACACAAATCCCAATTAATCTGGTCATAGAAGCATCGCTCGACATCCTTCTCATACTTGAAATAATCCATGGAAGGAAGAAAATCAGGGTCATTTGCCATATAGTTGAAACGAATGTTATCGCGCGAGATAATCTTGGCATCAAGCTCAGAATGATGCTCATGCGCCCAAGTTGTCTTTCCTGCGGCTGGAATAGCTGCGAGAATATAAAGAGTAGCCATCTTTTCTCCTTCTCTTGGCTTTCTTTATATATATTATATATGATTATGCGGTAAAAGTCAATAAAAAAATAGGGCAACCTCAAAAGAAGTTGCCCTACAGGGTATTTATTGGTGGTCACGGCTTGAATCGAACAAGCGACCCGCAGATTTTCAGTCCGCTGCTACTACCAACTGAGCTACATGACCATGGCGGAGAGTTAGAGATTCGAACTCTAGAGACGTTACCAGCGCCTGCTTGTTTTCAGGACAAGTGCCATCGACCAGCTCGGCCAACTCTCCAAGTATGCGGTGTTGCCTATTCTGCCGCAATGGTTGTTTTCGGCACTACCATGAAAGCCACCGCGTATAGGCGCGGGAATAAACATTGGCGGGATAATCCGGTTCCGACCCGGATACTTATTATTTACAAGTACGTTCCGCTTAGCAGGCGGACCCAGTTCCCCACTGGTTATCTATCCCATGTCGGGTACCTGTGTCGGGACTTGAACCCGCATCGGTCGATTATAAGTCAACTGCCCTAACCAATTGTGCTACACAGGTATTCCAATATTAAAGCATATAAGAGTACTCTTCAAGGTCCATTACGATACCGTCAAAAAGTTCATTTGGGCCATAGAGGTCAATAAGCATGTCAACTGCCCATTGCGGATAGTCAATACAAAGTTCATTGTACTGGTCAAGTTGCTCTTTCGTCCAACCATCGAAACTATTGTTAATCATTGAGCTCACCATCCGCACACATATAATCATCACCGAGAATATTACCAATAGGTCCAATCATAGACTTGATTTCATGAATGTCTAACCCAGCATCAGCAAACTCCTTGATACAATGTCCAAACATATAATCAGAATCAGTTGTAAGAAAATGCTTGCAGTTAGCGCAGATATTGAAGTCCATGTCCAAAACCTCTCTCTCAACTTCTTTAATTATATTATATAATATAATTACCCAAGAGTCAAGATAAAATTTAGGAAAAATTATCTATAGATGCAAAATATTCGTTTGGTGCCCAATTGCCGCAAGTATCATCACCGCTTTTAAGCGGCATATTATCTCTTGATTCATCAAAATGTCCCAACATTACAGAATCATATGCGCAATTTCCAATAGACCCGCCATAGAACGAATCGGTATATCTGCCACGCATATACTTACAAGTCCAACAAATCTTCTTGCATTTCATTTTTGCTCCAATTTAGGATGAATAGACCATTCACCACATCTGTCTCCTGACTGCGGCGAAGGGTGAACCGTCCTCACATTATAATCATAGTCCAAAACAATTTGCGGCGGAAATCGATAACATGATTTATGCCAATAATATCGGCAATTGCCGCAAATCCTTTGAACTTTGTGCTTAACTTCCATTATTCACCAGTCTTAATTCGCTGCTCTAGGACATCAATCCAAATATCATGGAGGTTGACAGGAGCTAGGTTGTTAGTATCAAGTCCAACATGGTATGTCCAATCAGGCTGCAAACCATGCGGCGCAGCGTCATGAACATGACCGTAAAGAATGACATTCTCAGAATTACCATGCATGTCTTCTGACTTCTCATGCATCATAAGAAAGTTAATATCATTATAGCGGATACATTCAATGTTGAGGACTTCCCAACCGACAACCTCTTGGATGCGGGCAATGCGGCCCTTCGTGTCATGGTTCCCCTTAATGAGAGTAACATGACCATTCAGTCGAGGAAGGTACTTATCGATTGTATCAAGTTGTCCCATACAAACATCACCAAGATGATATACAATATCATCAGGAGAAATGCGGTCATTCCATCTATTGATAATTGCTTCGTTCATATCCTCAACAGTGTCGAAAGGACGAGATTTGTTACAGTACGTTATTATATTCTTATGACCAAATTGATTCAATGAGAATCTGAAATAATCCAGATTGACATTGGCACCACCTCCTTGTCATACATATCGCCAAGAATAGCCATATGCATTATCAAATAGTCCTCTAGTACATGATGCAATACAGCTACTATAAGAGTTTTCTCTTTCTTTATATATATTATATAATATTGTATGTATAAAGTCAATAAAAAAAAATAGGGCCATAAGGCCCTATTAAAGCGGAAAGTATGCCCAAGAGAGAGCAAAAAAAAAATGTCATAAAATATTTATGAAGTATCTCTTGAACCAATCACGCAAAATGTTTAAGATAAGGAAATAATATCACATAGACTGAATTATATTATACCAAAAATATGAAGTAACTATGCGGTTCAATCACTTATCCAAGAGAAAGAGGAAGGTATGGAAATACTAGTTTTAGTATAAGTTACCAGTTTTTTGTTACGCCGTTATAGTCTGACGTAAAAGCCGGTTCTTTTAATTTAAATTTTAATTAATTTAAAACATAATATATATCTTCGAAGTAACTAAAACTCAATCACATACCAGAATAAAAATTAAACGCGGAAATACTAAAATCAGTTTTTATGCGGTAATTGGAATCGAACCAATATCTTATTTTTAAAATAGAAGTAACTGATTTTCTGTCACGCATTATAAAATACAATTGGTGCTACGTCTAGGTAACGCTCCTAGTCAACCTTAAGGTACCGATTTTACAGGCCGGTCCATGTCTTTAATGGGATACCGTAGCAGTTCTGGTCGGGAGTACGAGATTCGAACTCGTATGGTTACAATAACCGACGGCTTTTGAGGCCGCTATGTATGCCAATTCCATCAACTCCCGAGGTACATTATTAATCTACTTTATCTGTTCCGATTTTAAGTTCATCAAAAAACTCGTTAGGAATAAACTTATCTGATAAAGGCTGATAGTCTTTCCAAACAATTACAGGATACCAAGTTTTTGACCATTCGGTAAACTCCTCAAATTCTGCATTATATCCAAAAGCAACAGAAAAGCCAAACCAACAAGTACCGATGTGCGGGAAAGTCTTTGCGATGATTCCATCTTTATCTTTAAAATCACCAATGCGGCCGCAAACAGTGCAGATATTCCTATATGAATAGGTCCACTTACCAGTATATTTATCATAATAATTGATGATAATACTTTTATCATAATTATGTTTATGGTTGGCTTTCTTAGGAGACGGCTTCTTCTTTTTAGAAGCAGGGGCATTTGCCGCATCATCGGGAATATAAGCGTATTTCAACTTCAAATCTTCTTCCTTGTTGTAAGACATTGCCTACTCTCCTTCAATGCAAAAGAAATCTGTGTGCGAACCAAAATCAATCCAATGAACACCAGCATTATCTACCCAATGCCGCATATAATGATTAATTGGATAATGTTCTGTTAACCAATTTTGAATATCTTTATATGCTTCATCATCATCTTTTGGCTCTGACCATAAAATTTTGTTAGTATAGTGTTTCAGATATAATTTCATTTGAAACCTTTCGACCAATAATATAAATATAAAACAACAAGATAGCTCATTCGATTACATCAAGAACAATACTGGCTGTCTGCTCCCTGTATTAGCTAGCATTCAGGTGTCCCGTCCTTAGTAGTTCCTCTATCGACGGCCAAACCGTATGAGTTAAGATTCTTGAAGACTTGTTATTTTATATTTATATTATATACTACCGAAATGATTTTGTCAAATATTTTATTTTGCTCGTCCGGTAGGACTCGAACCTACGACATTTTGGTTAACAGCCAAATGTTCTACCAGCTGAACTACAGACGAGCGAAATAAAATAGGTGCGTCCTGTCAGATTCGAACTGACGGTCTTTGGATTAAGAGTCCACCGCTTTACCAACTAAGCTAAGGGCGCATAAAACATTCAAACCCGCTTCCTTTCAAGTATGCGGCGGTCCAGATTGGCTCTGGCTGCGGAATGTTCAAATTAATCTATCTATAAAATAGATTAATCAAGATAAAAACGAAGTGCCGCATCTGCCTCTTCGAAAGTGTCATGAATGGAAAGTACATCAAAGCGTACAGGCGAGCAGTCAGTATCAACTCGAATAGACAGGCAATGCGTAGTTTTTTCACGGCAAATGCAGTATTTCATGTTATCTCCTTTGAACTAAATATATTATATAATATATATAACCAAAAGTCAAGAAAAAATATGCGGAAATCTTGGATTCAGACTATAAAATGACATCGCTCTACCTGTTGAGCTACATCCGTAGATGGTCGGATTCGAACCGACAGCCTATATCTCTGCTATTGATATGAAGTAACTGAATCCCTATCACGCATATAAAATTAAGAAAGAATGATACCTGACTTAGCCTTGTTAATCTTGCGGCGAAGTTTGCGCATAATGCCTACATTTTCTGAATTCTTACCCTTTCGGTTAATAAGCATCTGATAACGCTGCTCCATAGACTCGATAGACTGTGCCATTTTACCTCTTTCTCTTGGCGTTTAAACTTATTTGGAAGAAAAATTTAATCAACCTAACAGCGTACTCGATATTACATCTTATGGGTATTGGCTCATTAATATTCGCCGCAGGGTCACTGGTTTGTTGATGGTACTGTTGACTATCCTTTTCCCCCCTTTTCTTCTAAATATATTGTACATTATTCTCAACTAGAAGTCAAGAAAAATTTTAGGTGCGGTTTTAGGATAACCGCAAACCATATTTTAATCGTGATTTTTCAGACGTTCTTTCGCATCATTTATTTAATCACTAAGTTTCTTTTATCTGTAGTCTGAAACCTTAAGCCGCACCTAATTCTTTTGGTTTAGGAACCCTATGTTCAAAAGAAGTGTTTCTCCTTTTGTTAACTATATTATATCAAATTATTTGATAATTTGTCAAATAATTTTTAAAAGTAAAAATGAAAAATATTATTCATAACGCCATTTGTACCCGTAAGCAGTCTTTCTTTTCCCGGAACAAGCATCAGATATATGGGTAATGCCACCTTTACCTTTATTTAAAAAATCACTAGCTTCATTTAAACTGTAAAATGTTTTAATAATTTCATTTGTTTTAATATTTATCATACTGACAGATTTATGATTGTCTTCTTTAGTTATCTTAACTCCACAATACAGCAGAATATTTTTAATTGTTTCGCGATTTTTATGGAAATAAACGCTAGTTTTATTTATGTTTAGGTTTTCTTTGTAATAATCACAAACTTCTTTTCTGAAATTTTCACTTTGGCCACTATCAATTGGCATAATAAAATTTCCCCAATATTTTTTATAATGTATTTCTCTATGGCAATTTGCACATAATAATTGACATTTTTGAGTTTCTTTACGATATTTCTTCAATGTTTCCCAATTGCATACTGGAATAGCACTTGGATTAAAATCTTTATCGCTATTATAATGATGCCACTCTAATGCTGCTCCGCAACTATTGTAACCACAAATATCGCAGCCACGACTTGTTTTTTCTTTTTGAAGCTTTTGACTAATAAGAAAATTCGTAGCTTTTCGTCTTTCTTGTTTTGAACTAATATCTTCAGGCAAGCAATTATAACAAATTTGACGATTTGCCCCGCCCATTTTACCATTTGGTCTAATAACAAAATCTTTTTCACAAATAATACATTTAAGCATATATCCACACTTTCCTATCCACTAAATACAATAGATAGGCAGGTGGTGGATATTCACTTTTCCATGAGGTAGCTACTCCCTATGTAGCCTATCTAATAATCTAAAGTGGGCAAATTTGTATAGCGACTGCCCGAATCGCTTATAACTTGGGATAGCACAGACGGGGTCAAATTCCGCTCTACTATCACTTGGAGAGTGTCTAAGGTTAGCACTCTATGAGAATAATACAAGTGCATTGCTTGGAGTGGTCGAATCTCCTTTTATATTATCCTCATAGAATACTAAAATATTGGAGCCAGTTGACAGTGCTGCCCTGTCTGCTTCGCTTTACAAGAGCGATGTATTACTGTTATACTAAACTGGCTTTGCCAAAAGAAAAATGAGCCTACAATATTTCTGGAACACTGTAGGCTCTAGCACCACTATATAATATAAAAAGTTGTACAACAAAATTATACATCTTTGTCCAAAGATTTCAAATATATTATATAGTTAATTTTCCTTTTTGTCAAGAAAAAAATATTACTTAAAGTTCATCGGGGTCATAAATTTGATTCGATAAAGCAAGGTCATAAATATTCTCAAGAATAGTGCTAAGACGTTTAGCAATGTCAGCACGAGTATTGCCTTTGCGAGAACGAGATTCAAGGTTATCCACCTCATTCCGCAAGTCATCACACTCCTGTTGAATCGCATGAGATACTTCCGCCCAATCGTCACCAAGTAGGCCTTCTACGCAACATGCGCGATTAGAAACGTGGAAGGAGATAGCATAGTTTTTAATTTCCGCAGGGTCGAAACCGTTCTCTTTCAAGCAAGCGTCAAAGTCGCGTTCCGTATCAATGTTATAAAACTTGTCACCTACGAACATCCTGTATCTCCTTCCTTTTCTTTAAGTATATTATATAACTTTATATATGGGTTTGCAAGATAAATTTTAGAACAGCATCTTGCGGAAAATTTTCATAGTTGAATCGTCCAGCAGAGATTCAAAGTCCTTGGAAAGTGAATCTAGAGCACTCACTGTAGTCTTGGGCGTGGAGGACGTTTTTTCAGATTCCAGTGCGGCAATCTCTTTTTGTAGAGCTTCTGCCTGTGCTTTAAGGTCTGCAATCTTCTTCTGCTTCTCAGCTTTGGCCGCACGACGCTTCTCCGCATCTTCCTTCTCCTTTTTGGCTTTGCGGCCATTAGATACAACTGTTAGGTCTTTAATCAGACCACTGCAAAGATTTTCAATGACTTTTGGAATATCGCTGCCAGATTCATTCTTGTCAATATCCAGGCCGTCCGAATCGGTCACGTGTACACCAAGAGACACCTTACCATCTTTATCCTGCGTTAGTGCAGCATTAAAATTCATACCATAAGATTCAACCATTAATTTTCTCCTTTTAATCTTCGTCTACAATCACTGCGGTTTCACCGTAGATTTCAGTTTTATCATCATGTTTATCATGATTGATAAGAACAATGTGGTCATCAAATTGTTCTACAGAATAATGTCCATCATAGTCTCCAACGAGCTCTCCTGCGGAATACACCCTGATACAGTGATTCTCAGGAGGTGGAGTTCTTTGATTTGTCATTTTGTCGAACCAAAGTTGACCTTGGAAGGTAGTGTTAACCCATACTGTTAGGCCCCCAACCACAACGATTAATGCGGCAATTACTGGAATTGCCCACTTCTTAACTTTCAATAATATATTACCAAACATTTCAAATATTGTCAACTACTTTCTTAATACCAACCGTTAGACTGCCAATGTGCGGCAGCGTTTTCCCAACTGCCATATCTATTGTTTACATATTGTTCGGCAACACGGTCTTGATTTTCTTGCGATAAATCACCATTAAGGTAGGATATATCTAACTGATACGCGCCAAAAAACCTACCGTTGGTAGCATTATAATTACCGCCACTTTCTTTGCTTACGATAAAATCTTTCGCGCTGCCACCAGACCAAGAGTAAGAAGTATTTGCATTGGTATTACTATATGAAATAGTTTGCACATTTTGAGCGATTGCGGCCTGTTGTGCTGCCTGCTCTGCCGCTAATGCTTCTTGTGCCGCGCGCTCTTCCGCTTCTTTCTTCTCTTGGAGTGCTTTTTGTTTTTTATCGGCACCATACTGTGACCATTTATCAAGTTCAGCTTTATACTGCTTTAATTCAGAGATACTAGTTGCCACAGATTGCTTTTCCATAATCTGTTGAATTTGAGAAATCTCATTTAAATCTAGATAATCTCCATAATCTTGAATGATTCTTGTTACTTGGTCTTGCTGCTGGGTTTGCATATTAATCTTATCTACCAGCCAACTTTGCGCGTTATCATATCCATCTTCTTTATATTTGAACATGGTTTCAACTTTGATTTCACGAGTAGCCGCAGCTAAGATTTCATCGTTGGACATAGCGCTTGCGTTTGAAGCGCAATAAGCATTTGTCACTCCGGCCAAGGCTAAAATAGATACACCATAGGCCAATGCTTTCGTTGCCCTGTTTTTAATGATTGTCATTTGAATAAAATTCTCCTTAAATCCTATACGACAGTTAGACGATTGCTTATATATTTATAAAAAATATGGGCAAAAGTTTATAATCATTTGCCCAATTAATTTGTAAATCGAATTCTCTTAGCTTTCAATACTTCACCAAGCTCAAGAAAATCTTCACATTTGCGGCAATTATTTGACACCCTTTTGCAGCATCTACGTTCACAATTTAGTTTATTGCGGGTAAAATCAGGATGGATTGCGTCACAATGAAAATTCTGGTCTACATCTTCATTTATTTCGCTCATTTGACCATGCCAATAATGATTGATAAACCATGCTCGATATAGAACATCGAACTTAGCCCAGTCATACGGTAGGCCGCACTCAAATTCAAATACATCAAAATATCCATCCAAAAGCTCAAAGTCTTTAGGCATATAGATTGGACTCTTGGGATTAACTCCACGGTCAAAAGTAGTGCATGGAATCTTATTAAGGACTAGCCGCATTTGTACGTTATGACTTTCACACATTTGCCGCACTTCTGTTAAATTATAGCACAAGTCATCTGCAATGTATACGTCTGATACACCCATGCGGAAAAAGGCATCAAGTGCTGTGTATGTTGATACCGGCATATCTTGATTAAAAAAGAATTTAAAATTATTTTCTTTAAGCTCTACAACTTTAAGAATATCCGCAGGAGCAACCTTAATATAAATATTATCAGAGACTTTATTAATTGATTTGACTGTCGGCATATGAATTCCTTCTGGGAATTCCAGATTAATGCGAGTATCCTCATACTCTTGAACGAATTCAATCAAATCTTCAATTGAATTTCGAGATTTATAAAAAAGAATATTGAATTCTTTTACATCATCATTTAACTCTCCATTCAATTGAAAGGGAATTGCAAGTTTAATCATACATCATCCTTTCAATATATACTTTTTATATTATATAAAAAAATAGGGAGACTGTCAATAGACAATCTCCCATAGAATTAAAGATATTGAGCTAAATCGTTCCAATAGCAATTAGGCATGTCAGACGGGTCAATACCGTTGCGCTCCAAGGTATCTTCAAACTCTTCACAAGATGGATGCCCCATATATTCATTTTCGAACTCTTGGATACACTTGTAAACGCTTTCCTGCATATGCTCGTCCTCCATACCAAGCCGAATAGGATTGTTAATATCCCAATTCCATGAAAGCATTTTACTCTCCATCAATCAAAATGTCAATCATCTTATACATGTCTCGGCGAATGCGCTCGTCACGCACCCCATAGACATTACTGATAGTCATAACTGCCCCATCAATATAATCTCCGGTAATATCATCCTTATTGTCCACGTAATAGCTGGCGAGACGAAGAACGGCGGTAGTGTAAGTAGCAGTCATATAACTTCCTTTCCTCTCTTGGAACAATTATATTATATAATATATTATACCAAGAGTCAAACTAAAATTAAGATAAAGAGTTGCGGAATTCAATTACTGATGGACACGCATCACGATTGCGGCATGAAGCTACGAAATCAAGAAGCGGCTGCTTGTGCTCTGGCTTAATCTTGTTATTGATATTCTTGATTGAATCAATATCACGTCCGTTCCAGACCTGCTGCAAAACGCCACGCACCTGCTTCCAGTAACGATACCATAAAGTTTTATACTTTACCATGAACCCATTAGCATCTTCAAACACAAATCCTTCAATCCCATTATCATCCTTATGCCAATCAATAAAACTTGTAAAATCTTCCCAATCTGTTAAAATGGAAAAACGAACCTTAAACAAAAAACCAAACTTACATGCAAATTCTCTCATATTCTCATATGACATGTGCTTATATTCAAAGGAATTATAAATACAATCAAGCATAACTAAATGCGGACTGAAATATTCTACAATATGCGTGTCATGCGCTTGGTCAATACACTCAAACACAGCAGAGATATTAAGATTATGCAAGGTGTTTGCAAAATCCTTTTGCGCATCTTCGCTCAACATAGAGTTAATAATGTTTTTAATGTATCCCGCAAACTGGCCTTCATTAGTGCTCTTGGATGCGATGAACAACTTATCGGGATTATCCTTATCTGCTGAGACGATTGCCAAAAAACCATTATACTTCACATATGCCTGCACAGGATATGCAAAAGTAGTACGAAGATTCCGCATTTCAGTCTCAGGACGCTCTCCAATATTGAAAAACTTATTATAAGAACGTGCAACAACATTGTTATTTTTAACATCACAGAATAATCCGCGAGCCTTGATTGACTCCGTAGTCCACTTCTTATCCCAAAAGCACTTATTGGAAAAATTGAAAGACGAGATTCCGTTTCCCAAATCCTTTTCCCGCACAAGAGAATCATTGCGGAGCATATCTACTTCATTCATACTTACCTCTTTCTTTTGGTAAATATATTATATATGATTATGCGGCAAATGGCAACTATTTTTTATAATAAAAAAAGGCAGGAATTACTCCCCGCCCTTCGCAGCATTTTCTTCAAATTCTTGACGCTCACGCTTCTCACGACGCTTACTTTTGTAAGTATCATCTTTGCGCTGGCGAATTAGTTTTGTCTTATGGGAAAATTTTTCAAAGTTATCCTCTTCATCGAAGTCTTCCCAATCACGAATTTTCACAATAAATCCTTTCAAAATGCTGTTTTAAATAACGTAGACTAACTGATTGCCAGTCTACTAAGTGAGCCATGCGCGACTCGAACGCGCGACTTTGAAAATAGAAGTTTCAGGCTCTAATCCAACTGAGCTAATGGCCCATTTAGTAGACTGTTTGAATCTACTTAATAGCTTTAATTCCAAGTAAGAATATAGGTTTTGCGGCTAGTATCATGATAAAGGCCGCATACATCGCTTAAAGGAGTTCCTTCCTCGATAGCAAGATTAATTACCGCTTTAAGTTCAATATTATCATATTTAAATTCATATAAAATTGCCTGCAAAGAATTATTATAATCAAGACGATGATGATTGGTAAAATCAACCAGATTACAATATTCAGGGCACCATACAAAGCTATAATTTGAACCATTTGATTCATTAAAATGCTTTAGGTAATCCTGCATTTCTTTATCTGAAATTAGAATACACTTCATTATTTAAATCGCTTTCCATTATAATAGCAATAGACAGAAAACATAAAAATTATAATTACAGCAATACTAACAATATTCATTATACAAGAATTTCCTCATACGCATAGCCATTATTTGTAGTATAGTAGATGTTACGAATACCTTTATCGATAAGTGCCTGAAAACATCCCTCACAAGGTCGAGCTAAACCCACATTCTTTTTTCGACCCTTAGAGATACGATAAATGTAACATGAAACCTTTGACCAATCAGTCTCTTTATCTACCTGATAAGGTACACTCTTAATAGCGCTGATTTCAGCATGGTTTTTATGTGCTACTAATTGCGGCCCATATCGGAACTGCCTGAACTGATTATATTTGGCCTGAATAGGTGAAGTTTTAGAGGAATTGCTTCCGCGACCGATAATGTGACCTTTATAGACTAGAACGCATCCAAGATGAAAGGTATCATAGGTAGATTTTTCAGCTTCCCTATGTGCCATTTCAAAGTATCTATAGTCGCTCTTAGTCAACTCAGCCATCTAAAACATCCTTTCTTATCTTTATTTTATATAATACTACGTACTATGAGTATTGTCAATAACAATTTCAAACTCTGGATGGCTTTTGATTGAAACTGCGCATAGCTTTAAAATATCTGCCGCACGGTCGATATAATTTGCTTTCTCTTGGAGAGAAACTGATTTATCCATTAGAGCAATTAATGATGCAATCGTAGTCTTAGCAAAAACATGCGGCTGTAATTTAATATATAGTCTTGCTTCTGGTGATAAATCTTCCCATTTCATAGCTACCTCATTTGATAACGTCTAGAATATTCCATCATACAACATGCGGCAGCTTGTGCCACATTTAGTGAGCGAATACTTCCATATTGCCTAATATATACCATTTCATCGCATTTGTCAATAGCATCTTTTGGCAAACCATTACCCTCACTTCCATATACGAAAGCAGACTTCATTGGAATATCAACATCAAAAATATTCTGCGGATTATATTCTTCTACATTATCTACGGCAAAAATGGTATATCCAAGAGGGTGCAGAACTTCAAGGACTTCATCTAATGTATCTGCATGATATACGCGTTCGTATTTTTTGGATCCAACACCTCCACGAGCGTCAAAGCGTTTGCGGCCAACCACGTAAGTCTCCTTGGCAAGGAAACAATTTGATGCTCGAATAATAGAACCAACGTTGAATCCATGGTCAAGATTGAGACAAATATTTACAAGTGGAGTACGATTTGGTTGAAGGCTAGCCCGCACTTCTTCCGCGCTCCACTTTTTATAAATATCAATTACATTGTTGCTTGGATTTGCTTCTGTATTGATACCATGAGAATATTGAGTAATCATTAAAACTCCACATAAATTACAAAATATAAATTACAAAAGTAAAGATTCTATAATCTTCATTATATTCTACATGAAAATAATGTACATATGCATTTTCTAATTCAATGGTCATATTATCATCAATATCTTTAAAATATATGCTTGGACTCTTTAAGCACGGAATATTTGATGCTTCAAAGCGAATCATACTTCCGGTATTAGCGGTATCCATACGAAGCCAATCAATAAAATCTTTCACTGTAATATTCATCTTTACCAATCAATCCATGAGAGTTTATCAGTTAAACGTTGAGAAAGTTCTTCATCTTCTATATAGAACAAATCTTCTCCATCTTTTACAAGATAATTTTCAATAAGTTGACCTAAACGTTGGTCTGAATAGTGCTCCCACATGTCTTGAATTTTTACAACAATATCATATATACGATTAATATCACGCATAATTCCTCTTTCTATTGGTTTATATTATAATTTATATAAAGTCAATAGTCAACTAAAAATTAAGATACATTCGATATAAATTGAATCGAATATTTTCAAATTTGCGGCTAAATGAAAAATATGCATATCCAATTACAGCAAGGATATATGCAACAAAAATGCAATCTGCCATTAGTTATCCTTTCCAATAGTAAGAATACAACACACCGCATATCCAATTATAAAACCTGCGGCAAATGATAAAATAATATTAAACATTACTTCTTCTTCCAGATATTGTTCATATTGTATGGAACGTTATCGATATTGCGTTGGTGCTCTGGTGCGTTCGCCCTAATGCGTCGAGTAGTTTCAGCCAAATGTTCCATATAGCATTTAGCTATAATTGCCGCGACGCAAATAACCGTGACACATACCATTGCTACATTTGCATCCATAATCTCTCTTCCTCTTGGATTCTGTTAGCATAAGTATATAAAAAAATAGCCTCAAAGTCAAGAAAAACTTTGAGGCTATTAGTTATTTAGTTGATACTACTGGAGTTGAACCTTGTGGGACTACTACAGTATTGCCATTCTTAGACATTTCTTTTAGAGCTTCAATATATTGCTGAGAAAGAACATTATCAGTTAATGAATCATTAAGGACTTTATTAGCTTCTGCTTCCTTTGTAGCTTCAATTACTTTAGTGTCTCCCTTAATCTTGGCAGTTTCTTGTTGATTCTGAGCCTTAGCCTTTTCTACTTCTGCTGCCTGAGAATCAGCATAGGCATCTGTAATAGATTTAGCATAAGAAATGTCTTGCACACTGACTTGCTCAACAGTTAGGCCAATTTTCTTCCACTTCTTTTCTAGAGCTTTTTGGACTGCTTTCGTATATTGAGAGCGGTCAGTTAACATAGTGATTGTGTCAAACTGACCAGACACCTCACGCGCTACAGAGCGAAGGTCATTGGAAGCATAGTTCTTAGTAAAGTTCTCTTGCGTTCCGTATTCAGTATATAGATACTCAGCAGTCTTTGAGTCTAGACTGTAATTGACTTGTATATCTACATTCGCCTTGGAGCCAGACTTATCGTTTACAGTTACATATGGGCCTTCCGCAGAACCTCCATCATAAGAGTAGTCTGTTTTTGAACCATGAAAGTTAATTAAATTGTTACGGGTATCGAACGAAATTGTATCATTCCATGGTGCAGTAAAATGGAAACCAGCTTCACTTGTGTAACCAGAGAGACTACCACCAATAGAGCGAAGTACAACAACTTCGCCTACGTCTTGTGTATATACACATGAAATACCAATTAGAATTACTGCAATTACAACTGAAATGGCTCGATTAATGCCAACATTATTACTTTCTCGATATTCTTTAGTAAAACTACAAAGAAAATTAACAATAAACATTGCCGCAATTAAAATACAAATAAATTTTAACATTATTTCCTTTTATTAAATAATAATTAAAATAAAATATTCAATTGTCAAAGTACTATAGAGCCTTAAGAGTATCTAAAATATTTTGAATTTCCATTGTATCTGTTCCAATAGCATAATTCATTTGCTCTGAAATGAAAATTACTTTTTTAAAAGGCTCTTGTTCTTGCGGCGATACTTTAATTTTATACATTTGCTTTATAGAGTCTTCCGACCTTCGCCACTTTTCATCTAGTTGTGCATTTCGCTTCAATGCAACATTAAGAGGCGTTTCCACCCAAACACAAATAATATTATATTTATCAATATTTATATTGTCAAATATTTTTTTGCGTTCATTTGCATTGATATTGTAATTATCAGCAATTACATATTCATGTGTTTCAAGCATATTATTTAATACTTCGATATATCGCTTATCTACATAATGTTGCGGTTCTTTTGCGACCAGTGCTGCTTTTGCCATCTGTTTATATGAAACTACAACGCAATCATCATGTGAATCTTTAATGATTTTTGCAAATACAGATTTTCCTGAACTCGCAGGGCCTGCCATCATAATTAACGTGTGCTTCATATTTTACTACCAATATACAGTTGCAGTCTCAATATTGAGTGTAACCATATCAAGGCCATTGGACTTAAGAAATTGCGCAGGATATTGCACAATTGAAACTTTATATCCAAGAGACTCTTCAAAAACCTTGAAAACTTTTTTCCAGTCTAGCGGAAGTTGCTTCTCTTTACTATGAACAATCTTGCCACTATCGATAATCTCTTGGTAATATTCTGATTCATGCGGCCCAATCTGTACATTACTTTCGCCATTGAACGCCGCGTCTTTTACTTTCTCAGTTAGCTCTTCAAAAAATGGAATATTTTGAGCTTCTTCCAGTTCCTTTTTCTTTTTATCTACTACACTCTGCTGTCGAATGCGGCGAGCTGCTTCTGCTGTAATCTGTTCCATATTTTCCTTTCTTTTGTTTGCGTGTTGAGAACATTATAAACTATAAAATTAAATTAGTCAACAATATTTTTAGCATAAATTTTATTATAAAAAATTTTTTACAGAACTCTTGACAAAATGAAAAATTACGTTATAATTAATAACTGGGTTGTTAAGGGGTTTACCCCTTAAGACTAATTATATAAGATTATATATAATAAGAATATTATTAATATAATATATAGTATATAATGTAAAACTAATGTAAAACTAATGTAATTAATTAATTATTTTAAATTAGTTTATTTATCCTTTATAATTTTTATATATAATAAGAAATAATATTGACAAATATAATATTATTTATATAATTATAAAATAAATTATCTTTAAATTAATTTATCTTTTACGTCACTTACAGTGACGCAAAAATTATAAAGAAGAGAAAAGATAAAAGAATTACGTTATTTTTGCTACGCAAAAATAACTATAAGAAAACAGAAAAGAGAAGAAAAATTTTTCTTGCAATTTTATAAAATGCATGATATAATGTAATTGTTGAAAGAGAGAAAGAGGAAAACATGTCACATTTCAACAAGTACATTCATCTTGAACGCTCTACTCGCAATGAAGTTCAGGGTTTCATTGGTAAGTCGGTTTTAATTCAGCCGAAAATGGACGGAAGCAATTCCAGCATTTGGGTAGATGATGAGGGCAAAATTGCGTGTGGCTCTCGTACCCGTGAGATTTCTATTGAGAAGGATAATGCTGGATTTGCATACTATATTACAAATTCTAATGACACTGAAATCAATGCTTTAAAGGATTGGTTGCTTGACAATCCTAGCTATATTATTTATGGTGAATGGCTTGGCGGAGTGGATGGCCGCAAGTTTGTCGGTAGCATTAAACAGTATATTGAAGGTGGTTTCTTTATCTTTGATGTTTTTGATACTGACAGCGGTGAATATATTGATTATGATGTATGGTATCCAGTAGTAAGTAAAATTTATCATCGTTGCGTTCCTATCATTGCCCGCATTGATAATATGACTTGGGATGATGTTGATAAGTATGTAGATTCTTGTACTTTTAATCTTCCTTCTGGTATTATTGGTGAAGGTATTGTTATTAAAACTTATCCAGTTCTTCGTGACCCGTGGGGAAATCCACAAGTTGCTAAAATTGTACGCGATGAATGGCATCATAATAAAACCACTAAGAAGACCAATGTCAACCAAAATGATACTGAAAAAGAGTTTGTAGATAAGTTTTGTACGCCTGCTTTTGTCGAAAAGGAAGTTAATAAAGTTCTTATCGCTCTCGATATGGATGAAATTGATTGCCGCAATGGTAAATTCTTCGGTATGTGTATGCAAAAAGTTTTGAACGAGCTTATGGAAGAGAATTTCTGGGACTTTTATCGTAAGAAGAAGGTTACCAGTGTTAATCTTGCAAAGATTAAAGGTTTGGCGCAAGCGGCTATTCGTGAATATATTCTGACCAATAGTAACAACTAAATATATAATGTTGGAGTTGTCAAATTTTTCTTGACAACTCCTTTTTTATATGATAATATGATACTAAAAGAAAGGAAAATTATGCGTATTAAAAACATTAATGAACAAGATGAATATCCTGAAAATTATGATAATTTAAATCAATATGAGAAACGTGATATTGAAAAGTATATGAACGATGAACAGGAAACTGCAAATCGTCATTATGAGAAACATATCACTGCCGAAAGTGAAGATGAACGTGAACAATATCTTGACCTATATAGGCATGTTCAGGATGTTTTAATCGGTTCTAAAAATGCTTTTTCACTACTTCATATCAAAGTAGAATATAATTGGAAGAATGACGGTAAGTGGCATCTTGCAACCAAGAGTGATTATGAAAAATATAACGGCCTTTCAGATAAATGTACTTGCGACCAATCGGAAAAAGTAGTACCATATAGTCAATGGCCGACTCCTAAAGGCGGCCGCACATATAGTGATGCGAATCAGCTTCTTTAGAGGAGAACAAAATGACACTCAATGATGCTATCACAGATGAACGTCCAGAGTATAAAACTTTTGATTTGTTTGGTCTTGTGAATGAAGGTGGTTACCAGCATTTTGTATGGTTGGGTAACGTTGCAGAAGTATTTTACGATTATGAGGACCAAGAGGTAGAAGCAATCAATAATTTTACTAAGGAAATTCGCCTTAAAAATGTTTTAGAGGAATGGGAGTATTAATGTATCGTATTTATGGTAAGCGCACTCAGGAGCCTTTTGTTGATAAGCAGTTTCGTATGCTAACTGCAAAGGGTATGCGGACAACTAAATCAGATGAAGCAATGCTTTTTCCAGATAAAAAGTCTGCGCAGGATATGCTTGATAAGATTCAGTCTGGTAAAATCTACTATGGTGCGAAGTTTGAAATTCGTAAGGCATAACCATGTATACATATATAGGTGAAGACTGGGAATATCACAATCTTTATCCTGATATGACATATAAGTTAGAGCATGGGAAACAGTATAACATTCAAATTCAGTCTAATGCGCAACAGGTTATTATTAATGGTGTCGCAATGAATACTGAACCAACAGAACTAAGAGTGTTCCTTCCTCCGCAATATGCGGCCTGGATTCCTTATAATCCGAAATGCTTTGCCGCACATTGGAAAGAGGTATAGATGTGTACGTTGATTTTCATTGCTGTGATTGTGACAACGACACCTGTCTTCTATGCCCTCTGGGTAGCTATGTGCCGCAAGATTCGGGACAGGGTTGCACTCGCAAGATGGATGAAGATTTATATGCAGAATACTCACATCTAAAAGACGAAGTGCTTCCTTTCATTCCTCTTGGTCAGTATAAATGTAACTTTGAAGAATTTGATAGAGTAAATAATTTTATCTTTAATAGATGTAAAATAGGGACTGTCTTAGATATACAAGGGAAGGCGATTGGGACCAAGAAAAAACAAATTGACACATATAATTCTAATTTATTATAATATATATTGACGAAAGGATATATATGGATAAAAAAGAATTGTGTAATTTTATTAATTCTCGTTTTAATACTATGTCTGATGATTTAATGTCTATTATGACAGTATATTTTGGAGATTATAATGAGCAGGATTTTTCCGATTATAATGATACTTTTAAACGTATGACTGGTGCGGATAAAGTTATCAACGGAGTATCAAAATTAGTTTTATTTTTTGAAGAATATCCTAATTATGTTTTCAAAATTCCATTTCAAGGCTATTACAGCATCAATGAATGTGATGTAGATTCTTTTAAAGATGCCGCAGAATCTAATTGCGTTCCTGAGTATTTTAATACTGATGAAATTGTTTTATATCATCATGCAAATGGTAAGTGTGAACTTCCTATCGATGAATCAAATTATTGCGAAGCAGAAGAATATTTTTATCGTATCGCAAAGAAAAATAAAATAAGTTCTATGTTTGCAAAAACTCAATTTCTATGTACTGTTGGCTTTATTCCAATTTATGTGTCTAATCGCGTTGAGAGTAAATATTCTTATAATAAGTCTAAGCATAATATTAAAAAATATAATGATATTGCCAATCAGATTGTAGCCAAGAGCAATAAAAAATATAACACATATAGTGAACTGCATTCGGTTGAACTATCTAGTTTTATTGCAGACTATGGTATCAATGCGGCAAAACGGCTTATTGATTTTATCAATAAATATAATATCTCTGATTTTCATGATGGAAATTTTGGATATGATAAAGATGGCCGCATTAAAATTATCGACTATTCAGGATTTAATGATGACGAGGTATTTGGATAATGGGTGATTTTCTTGCTCTAATGGAAGAGCCTTACGATTTTATTGTACAGGCTTGCATTACTGATGGTACTGTTATAGATAGTACAGAAACGGATGATTTAGATGAAGCCTATATTGCATATCGTAGTTATTGTGAATGGGCTGAATCTCCTGAAAACGAATTCTTTTTAGTGTGTGTCACTTGGTATGATTATACAGGTGACGATGAAGATATTAGAAAAATAAAAATCTTTTAAAAATTTTTATTGACTTTTAAAAATTTATATTGTATAATATAATTACAAAATGAGTGATAGAAAAACAGTTACTTCACCTTGAAAATGCGGAAAGGCGGTTCAACTCCGTCCTTCGCAGACATTGCGTCGGGTAGGTCGGTATCTTTTGTGTACTGTTTTTAACATCTCCTCATTTTATTTTATTTTAGGTGTGGAAACATGCCTATAGGAATTAAATATAAAGGTATCCTTTCTTCTTAAATGTGCTTTTGTTCAAATCATAGATACCAGTATTTAATTCCTATAAGTATATTTCCTTCCAAGAGAAAGAGAAGTAGTTATGGCAAAGTTTAATGAAAATGTGAAGCCCTCTCGTGAGCGTTCTTTTGAGGGTGGGCTTAATTATGTAAAGAATCCTGTCGAGGAGTGGATGAATTTCCTTTTCTCGTCTAAGATGTGTAATACCTTCTATGAATCCGCAGATGTGCAACAGGAGCGTTTTATCAAGCTGACTGATGCTATCATTGAGCATTATGGTCCTGTGTTTGCGGCCAAGTGCGCTAAGTTTGCGCGTAATGAGCTTGGTATGCGTTCGGCTTCTCAGCTTGTCGCAGCTCGCCTGAATTTTGAGAAGTTTGAGCAGAAGCGTGAGTTCTATAAGAATTTCATGCATCGCGCGGATGATCCAGCTGAGATTTTTGCAGCTGTAGATATGCTTGGCGGCAGGCGTTCTCATGCGCTGGTTCGTGGCTGTGCTGATTATCTTTCTTCTCTTGGTGATTATCAGATTGCTAAGTATAAGATGAACGGTAAGCAGTATAATATGTATGACCTTATCAATATTACTCATGCTCATAGCGAGACGATTGATAAGTATAAGGCTGGTACTCTTGCTGCCCCTGAGACTTGGGAAGTTGGTATTTCTACTGGTACCACTAGTTGGAAGGAACTTGTAGAGGGACATAAACTTGGTTATCTTGCCCTTATCCGCAATCTCAGCAACATTCTACACAGTGACGTTGATGACGTTTGGGTCAAGAAGAATCTTGTTGACCAGATTATCAATGAAGTCTCTATCCGCAAGTCTCTTGTGTTCCCTTATCAGATTTATACGGCCTATCGAAATCTCAGTGTTCAGAATATGGCAGTGATTACAGCTCTTGATACCGCTTTCCGTATTGCTTGCGGCAATATGCCTGAGTTGGATGGAACTTCTATTATCATGCTTGACGTTTCTGGCTCCATGGATGGTATGTATGGCGACAAGTCTTCTCTTTCCATCAAGGAAGTTGGGGCTTGCTACGCAGCAGCCCTATATATCAATGGGAACTGTGACTTTGTGAAGTTCGGTAACGATGCAAAGACGAAGACGTTTGCTAAGGCTTCCGGTCCTTTCCAGATTATTCGTGAAATGTGTGATAATGACCATTGCGGATATGGTACTGATATTGCTCCGGCTTTCGGTATGATTCGCAATAAGAATTATGACCGCATTTTTGTTGTATCTGATATGCAGGTAATGGATAAGCGTTCATATTTTTGGCCTACTGTGGGATATGATAAGGCAATGTATTCTTATAACGAGTATTGCGCTAACTATGGCCGCACGACTCTCTATAGCTTTGACCTTGGAAATTACCATACTCAGATTGTGAATTCGAACAATCCTGATGTGCATCTAATGACCGCGCTCAACGACAATGTATTTAAGATGCTTAAGTACGTTGAAGATGGCGGAGAGTTGGTTGATTATATCGAGGAAAAGTATACAATCTAATTTCTTCTTTCTTTTGATGGGGAGTCTTCGGACTCCCTTTTTTATTTGACAAAATATATATAATATTATATAATTGTCTAAAAGAAAGGAGAATTATATGTATAAAGATGATTGGGACATTCAGAAACGTGTTGAAGCTCATGTAAAAGAAGTCCAAGAGACTCATAAATATGATGGAGTGGAAATGTTCGTCTGTGCGGCAAATGGCTCTATGAATTATGGTCTTTTTGATGAATCGTCTGATGTTGATACAAAAATGCTTGTATTCCCAGAACTTGATGATTTGTTCATTGACCGCAAATCTATTAACAAAGTTGAAGTTTTAGCCAATAATGAGCATTGTACATTAAAAGATATTCGTGACTATTTTCGCATTTTCCGCAAGGCCAATATTAATTTCCTTGAAATCTTATGCACAGATTACGTTTATGTAAACCCTGTGTATAAAAATGAATGGAACCTTCTTTGTTCTAAAGTTGATGAAATTGCCAACCTTAACCCGCATAAGGTTCTTGCTTCTTCTCTTGGAATGGCTCGTGAAAAAGCATCTAAAATCTGCCATGATTCTCCTGCTAACCATGAATTGATTGAAAAGCATGGATATGTGGCAAAAGAGTTGCAGCATATTATTCGATTATATAATTTCATTTTTAAATATTGCTCAGGCGTTCCTTTCAGTAAAGCTATTCGCGTTAACTCTCATAAAGTACGAGATGAAATGATGGATATTAAGCGTTATAGGATTTCCTTAACACCAGAAGAAGCAAAAGCACGTTGTGATGAATATGTGCATAACATGAAAGCTATTATTGAAGATGCTGAAAGTGAGAAACCTAGCTTTACTTTTGGTGTACCTAAAGAAAATATTGCCGCGAATGACTTTTTAGATAATTTTTTAGTTAATATTATGACAAAATATACAGAAAGGGAAATTGCAAATGGCTCACTCTCGAATTATTGATTGCTCTTGGGATGATGATACTAAAGTTGCAACTGTAACTCGTTCGTCTAAATGGGGAATGTTTACTTCTTATGCGGCACCAGACCAAGAGGACAAGAAAAATGCCAATAAGTGGATTGGTTGGGAAATTGCGGATTATAAGAATCGTTTGGCTATGGCCGCAGAGCGTCTAAAGGTTATGAAGGGACGAGCTGAGGGAGTCAATCATATTGTATCTGCTCTTGGTGAAATGAATGCGGCGGATGGTATGGATGCTTTCAATGTTGCTTGCCGTGAAGCAAAGATGATTAATGAACAATATAGGCGAGAGCAAAAGAGGTATCAGAATATGAAAAATAATTTTCATATTTTTTGTGAGAATGAGATTAAGACACGTGAAAAATTAAATAAACAAGTTAATCAATCAGAATAGATTACGGTTAAGCGCAAGATAGAAAAACCTATCTTGCGCTTTTTTATTTGACAAAATAAATGATATTTGATATAATGCTTGTATAAAAGAAAGGAGAGTAATTTGAGAAGTAACTTAAAAAGCAATTCTTATACGGAAGATTCAATTCAATCACTAACTCCACGTGAGCATGTGCGTAAACGTCCATCAATGTACTGCGGCGACACATCTACTCCAAATCAGTTAATGTTGGAACTATTCAGCAATGCGTTAGATGAACATAATATCGGTCATGGCAGCGTAATTGAAGTATCTATTGATGATAAAACTGGTGTATGTTCAATCCAAGATTATGCGCAAGGTTTTCTTGTAAACCAAAAACGTAATGATGGTAAGACTGTGTTTCAGGCTGCTTTTGATACTATGAATACATCTGGTAAATATACTGATGATGGGGTCTATGAAGGGTCTAGTCTTGGACTTAACGGATTGGGTGCAAAACTTGTAACGTTTCTTTCAAAGTATCTTAAAGCACGAACGGTTCGTGATGGTAAATACGAACAGATTGAATTCAAAGATGGTATCATCATTAAACATGATTCTGGTATTGATGAAGGACATTCTGGTACATATGTAGAATACCTACCAGATGGACAGTATTTTGGTACAGATAAAACGTCTATTGCACATTTCAAAAAGTTCTTTAATGATATTACGTGTATTTGTCCTACTCTTAAAGTTGTTTTAAATGGTATTGAAATAACACATGATAGTATCGAAGATATGCTAGATGAAAAACGTGGCAATGATACCGAAATTATTTCAAATCATTTTGTGATGAATGAGAATAATATTCGTCTTGCCATGACTTTTACATCCAGTAGTCAATCTAAGATTGTCTCATATGTAAATTATGGTTTAACATCGTCTGGGCCGCATATTACAGGGATTAAATCAACGTTAACCCGCGTATTTAATTCATGGGCTAGAGCAAATAATCTTCTTAAAGACAAAGAAAAGAATCTAGATGGTGCGGCAATTCAAGAAGGATTAATTCTTGTATGTAATATCGATAGTAAAGGCGTTAAATATAACGCGCAAGTTAAAGATGATATTATTGATGTAGATACATCTTTTACTTCTACTTTTGGTGAACAGCTTGAAGTGTGGTTAGATAATAATCCAACAGATGCAAAAGCCATTCTTGAGAAAGCCATTGTTGCTAAACGTGCGGCAGAAGCAGCGAAGAAAGCTCGCGCAGCGGTTAAAAATAAAAAGAAGCGTGGTAATAATTTCCTAAAAATGCCAACAAGTTTATCCGATTGTTGGTCAAAAGACCGTTCTATTTGCGAGTTATATTTGACAGAAGGCAAAAGCGCATCATCAAATATGGTTGCGGGCAGAGATTCTAAGTTCCAAGCTGTTTATGGAGTTAGAGGAAAAATGCTTTCTGTATTAAAAACAAAACAAGAAAACATTATAAAGAATCAAGAAATTAATAATTTAATTCAGGCTCTTGGCTTAGAGTTCAATCCTAAAAATGCAAAATGCATTTATGATAAATCTAAACTAAGATATGATAAAATTATTACTGCTACAGATGCTAAATAAAATTGGCTGTGTGATATTTTTCTATTAATCAATAGGGTGCTTATTTTTCTTGACAAAATATTATAATCGTGGTATGATAGCTTTCATATTAGATATAGATGGTGTTCAAGTTGATAGGCGCTAACGGGGAAACCTAAATTATATATTTATAACATGGCAATCCCGTGACAAATTTTGTGAATCTAACGCCTTTCAAAGATACAGAAAGGTGTAAAGTATGATAGGTATTTATAAGATAGTTAATAACATAAATGGCAAGTTTTATGTTGGACAAAGTAATGATATAGATAGACGATTTGTTGAACATTGTTCTCCAAGCAGATATAAGCAAAGCAACATTCCTGTTGATTGGGCGATACATAAATATGGGAAGGAAAACTTCTCTTTGATTGTTCTTCAAGAATGTTCCGTAGAAGAACTAAATGAATTAGAAGCATATTGGATTGATAAAACTAATGCGGTAGAAGAAGGATATAATTGCAACAGAGGTGGAGATTGCGGCTCTCGTGGAGAAGAAAATCCAAGAGCTAAATTATCTGTATCTGATGTAATGTTTATTCGTAAGTGTTACAATGAAAGACTTATTACACAAAAAGAAGCGTATGAATCAGTAAAAGATAAGATTACTTTTGGTACTTTTCAAGCTGTGTGGCAAGGTAAAACTTGGGCAGAAATAATGCCAGAAGTATATACTAAAGATAACAAAAATTATTATAAAAAAATGGCTGGTGTAAAAGTTACTTCTAAATTAACAGAAGAACAAATAATGGTCGCGAGAAAGAAATATGCCGCAGGAGCGCAGGCAAAAGAGCTTTATGGAGATTATAAAGACATTATTACATATGAAGCATTTCAAGGTATATTATGCGGAAGAACAAATAAGCATTTGCCATATTTTCATAAAAAAACAAATAAATGGATTTTTCCGGGAGAGCAACCAGAAAAAAACTCTAATAGAGTAAAAGATAATTCTAATAGATATACTACAAATGCTTATTCTGATGAAGAAGTGCTTAAATTTAGAAAGCAATATGTTTCAAAAAATTATAAAGACATCTATGAAAATACAGATAAACGTATTTCTAGAGAATCTTTTCAAAAGATGCTAACTGGAAAAACTTATACTAATGTACCTATTTATTCTAAAAAAACTCATAAATGGATTCACAAATAAGGTTGTATCGACTATCGCCGAATCGGGCGAGTAAAACTATTATTGATACATAGTTTGAAATAATATCTTGTATATAAATACAATAAGAGATAGTCAGGGCTTATAGAAATATAAGAATAACTGGATTTTGATGGTTTCGCAATTGAAAACTTAATGCTTAATATTTTTTGGTATATTTGCCCAGAACTTATTTTAGATGGTCATGTATATAGTTCTGAACCTCCACTCTTCCGAGTTATTACGAAGAAGAATGAGTATGTATACTTAAAGGATGATATAGCATTACAGCAATATAAACAAAAACATCCAAACAACGTTAAAGCAATTACTAGGATGAAAGGGTTAGGCGAACAAGATGCTGACGAATTATCTTACTGCTTATTAGACCCCTCAACTAGAAATATTAGTTTATTAACAGTTGAAGATATTGATAAAACAAATAATCTATTTAATGACCTATATGGTAAAAAGGTGGAACCGCGTGTAGAATTTTTAAATAAACATTTGGAGGAAGCGAATATTGAATAAATCAAATCTTGTTAAAGTTGTTCAACAAAATTTTATTGATAGTTCATATGATGTAAACTGTAACAGGGCTTTTCCAAGTGTAAAAGATGGATTAAAACCGGGTCAAAGATGTATTTTGTGGGAAATGTACACTAAAAAATATACCAGCGACAAACCACACGTTAAATCGGCAAAGATTGATGGAGGCGTTGCGGCGCTCTACTGGCCTCATGGCACTCAAGCGATTTATGAAACTTTCGCACGCATGTCTCAGCCTTTTACAAACAATGTACCAGAGGTTGATTTCCATGGTGCAAATGGTAACGTAATTTTGGGCGGAGACGCAATTGCTGCGGACCGATATACAGAAGCGCGTCTTTCTAAAATCACAGAAGAATTCATGTTAAATGGAATTGAAAAAAATACAGTTCCAATGGTTTTGAATTTCAGCGAAGATGAATATATGCCAGTAGTATTACCATCATATTTTCCTAGACTTCTTGTCAATGGCGCTCAAGGTATCGGTGTTTCAATTGCAAATAATTGGTTGCCGCACAACCTTAAAGAAACCATTAACTTAATCGGTAAGTACGTTAAAACTGGTAAATTTGAAGCAGAGGAATACTACCCTGATTTTCCTACTGGCTGTACAATCGTCAATAAGGATGAATTATCTTCAATCAATGAAACTGGAAAAGGTAAAGTAATTGTAGAAGCTACATATACTATTGACGGCAACGAAATTACTTTTACTGAAATGCCATATCAAGTATACATTGAACCTTTAATTGTAAAGATTAAAGAGCTAATCGAATCAGAAGATTTAATTGGCATTAAAGATGTATATAATAAGAGTGATAAGAATGGCATTGCTTTAGTTGTAGAATGTCAACGAGGGTATGCGGCAGAAAAAGTATTGCAGCAGCTATTTCAGTCAACACCTTTAAGGTCACAGTATAATGTCAATCAGAATGGCATTATCAGTAAAACTCCTGTTTTATTAAATCTACAGCAGACAGTTGATGAATACTTGTTTCATTGTTTTGAGTGCCTTAAACGCGAAGCTGAATATGATAAGAATCTCGCGGCTCAAAGAAAAGAAATCTTAGAGGGATTAAAATTTGCCTTAACGAATATTGATATAATCATTGAGATTATTCGCGGTTCAAATAATAAAGCTAATGCGGCAAATGGGCTTAAAAATGAGTTTAACTTTACAGATAAGCAAATCAAATCAATTCTTTCAATGCCGTTAATGAAGCTGACTAAACTGGATACGCAATCAATTGAAAAAGAGCTAACAGAAAAGAACGAAATTATTGCAAAATGCGATTTAATTTTAAATGATAAAAAAGAACTTGATAAAGTATTTTTAAAAAAGCTGAAAGATATGGATAAAAAATACGGTACTCCTCGTCGGACTAAAGTAGTCCAAAAGGAGATTACAAAGACAAAGAAAGCCAAGTCTTCTGCTTCAAAGGAAATTAGGAACTTCGTAATTGTTTTTAATCCTCTTGGTTATCTACAAAAGGTTTCTCCTTCTAAATTCAAAAATAACGGTTTCGCTGCATTTAGCATTGCAGAAGATAGGATGATTGCTCTATTCTCAAATAAGGGTAAGTTTTACCGTATTTCACCTGCGGATATTAAAGAGTGCGGCCCAAAGGATAAGGGTACAGCAATTGGCGCTATCATTAATTTAGATAAGGATGAAAAAATTATCTATGCGCACGATAGCTATTTCCGCGATAGTAAGCCTTATCTTATGTTTGCTATGGCTGATGGCAAAGTTAAAAAGTGTGAAGGAAAACAATTTGCTAAAGGTGTGCGCAATAAGCGTGGAATCGTTGCCGCTAAAACTGATGTGGATATAGTATCTATCCAAGAGACTAATGGGTGTATCGTAACACTTACCTCTTCCAAGAGAGAGATTAGTTTTAAGGCAGATAGTGTGCGAGCAAGTAGTATCAGGTCTGGCGGCATGTGCGGCATTAAGCTAGACGATGATGATAAGATTGTATCCATGACAATAACTGAGCCGCAAAACTTTACAGGTAAAATAGCAAATAAGGGTGGACGAGGGACTAAGCTCTAGTCCATCCTTTTTCTTTTTATTGGAGGAATATGTCACTGAATATTTATTCGCCCATGCTTGTTGGTAAAGCTCCTAAAAACTATGAGGAAATGTTTAAAAACGTTCCAATAATTGGAACAGTCAAGAAAGACGGATATTGGAGCCAATTAATTAAAGACAATAATAAAGTACATCTGTATAGTCGTTCTATTTCAAAGAAGACAGGATACTATTCAGACAATATTGAGAAAGTGCCGCATATAGCAGATTGGGCTAGAAATGAGCTTCCTAACGGTACATGCATTATTGGAGAAGTTTATTACCCCAATGGCACATCTAAAAATGTAACGTCAGTGCTTGGTGCTCTTCCTGAAAAAGCCATTGAACGACAGTATGGAGAATATGGTAAGATTCATTTTTATATGCATGATATTCTTGCATATAATGGTGAAGATTATGTGATGAATCAAGTGAATTATTCTAGGCGTTATAGTAACCTATGTGAGCATATTGATATTGGGACAAATCTAATTCCAGAACTTGAAGTAGCATCGTGCTATGATAATGCATATCTTGACTTAGATAAAATCACAAGTGACATGCTTGCACGTGGCGAGGAGGGTATGGTTTTTCGAGTTGAAGATGGTCTTTATGCTCCTGGTAAACGACAGCCAAAAGTCATGTTTAAAATCAAACAGGCAAAGAATGACATTGATTTTGTAATTATCGAGATTCTACCTCCTGAATATGAATATACTGGAAAAGAATCTGATACGTGGCAATATAAAGATAGTGCGGGAAAGCTAATTACAAAGGCCGCATACTATGGTTGGGCTGGCGCCATTAGAGTTGGCGCATATGATAATGCAGGTAATCTTGTCTCTATTGGTCGAGTGTCTTCTGGGCTTACAGATGAAATGAAAGCCCTTATGGCGCTTAATCCAGATAAATATATCGGTACAACAGTAGAAGTTAATTGCATGAGTCTCGATAAAGAAGCCAAGACGTTCCGCCATCCATACTTGAATAGGCTTAGACCGGACAAGCCAGCTACCGATTGCAAGTTAGAAGAAATCTTTAAATAATTCTTGACTATTTTAATATCCCATGGTATAATACTTATAAAGTATTTTAGAAAGAAAGGAATCAGATGCTATTAAAAAAGACAATTCTTGTAGAAGAAGCAACATTTTCACATGATGCTAAACGTCTTGTTCGCTTCCTTCGTGACCATGATGGAGAAGATTTAACTTTCAAGGATATTGCGGCTGGACTTGATATGAAGCCGCGCGCGGCAAATTGCATGATTACCTCTTCACTTGTAAATCGTGGATATGCGGTGCGCGAGCTTCAACCAGATGGAGGAACTAATTATATTCGTCTAACTGATAAAGGCCGCACTGCCGACCTAGATGAAACTACCAGTAAGACTATTGAGAAACATTATAATCAGAAATGGTAGTGCAAATTGTTATTGCTTTTGTGTGCGTCATCTGTATTACAATATGCGGATATGCAGTTGGCGTACACACAGGCATTCGCCGCAAAGTCAATATTGTAAAAGAAAATAATAAAGAAATCCTCATTGCGCGAGAGCATATTGAATATCAAATTCAAAATGAAAAAGCTAGGCTAAAAGAACTTAAAGAAGTCCAAGAGCAAAAAAAGCAAGGCTTTAAAGATTTCGAAAAGATTGAAAAAGAAAATATTTTATCTAATCTTAGAGATTTTCAAATTCAGGTCAATCAAAATAAAGCTGAATATATTGAACAAGTCCAAGAGCTTCAAAATGAATTAGATAAATTGCAACGACAGAAATCTGCGGCGGTTGAGGTCTTACAGCGAGAAAATTCAAATAAGACAACTGATAATCATATTGTTATTTCTCGTGCGGATAAAGAAGATATTGAAGTGATTAACTCTTTTAAAAATCGCTTGACAAATCCAGAAATTTTATCTAAACTTATTTGGTCTACATATTACCAAAAGAAAGCAAAAGAGCTTTTTACAAATATACTTGGAACTGATAAAGTATGCGGCATATATAAGATTACCAACATTGATAATCAAATGTGCTATGTTGGACAATCTGTAGATATTTTAAATCGTTTTACTCAGCATTGTCGATGCGGTTGTGGCATGAAAACCCCAAAAGACAATAAATTATATGCGGCAATGCTTGACTGCGGTCTTGAATCTTTTACTTTTGAAGTGGTTGAGCAATGTCCTAAAGAAGAACTAGACGAAAAAGAAGCATATTATATTAAAATGTACAATGCAGTGAATTTTGGATATAACAGTCAGGAAGGTATAAATGGGAAAAATTGAAATTATGCCAGAAACTGACGTTTATAGTGTTAATAAAAATTATAAATATAATGTTGGTGATAAGATTGGTCCATATAACACTGAAATTATAGAAAGATTTAAAGGCGGTAGAGCATTGTTTAAATGTTCGTTTTGCGGTACTTATTTTGAATCAACTATAAATAGCGTTATGCGTGGTAACAGAAAATCGTGTGGTTGTCTAAGAGATAAAGATTTTTACCATGGTATTCATTCATATTGCTATAAAGATTTGACTGGGAAGAAATCTGGTACATGGACAGCATTGCGAAGGATAAATAGACAAAGTAAAAATTATGCTTGGTATTGGGAATGTGTTTGTGAAAACGGCCATCATAAAGAAATTTTATCTTCTAATTTTGGCAAGACTTTAACATGTTCCGAATGTAACTTGGGTTCTTATGGTGAACGGATAATTCGAAAGAGTCTTGAACAATTAAGTATTAGATTTATAACGCAATATTCTTTTTCTGATTGTTATTATATACATCCTTTACTTTTTGATTTTTATCTACCGGACTATAATTGCTGTATTGAATACGATGGAGAACAGCATTTTGAAGAAAATCATTTCTTTAATCATGACAGCCTAGAGAAGCGAAAAGAAAGAGATAACATTAAAAAATCAATATTGTTTTAAAAATAATATAAAACTTATCAGAATTCCTTATTGGGATAAAACAAAGATTAATAAAGAATATATTAAGGGGCTATTAATTAATGAATAATCATATTGTTATTATGAATGAAACTTCAAAAAATCCACTTGTTTTAATTGGAAAAATGTCTGGCTTGTGCTATGGATCTGATACTAATGATGATGTACAAAATTACAAACGTGGACTACAATGCCTAAAGGATGGGCACTATCGTTGTCTTGAATATCCTCAAATTTATATGCAGATTTCTGATTTTTCTGCAAGGACTGCTCGCCAATTTTATACTCATATTGGAGGAGCACCTACGCGTCTACAGGCAAGTACTCGATATATTAAATATCAAGGTTTTGACTATGTGACTCCTCCTAAGATTGCGACGAATCCAAAAGCAAAAGAAAAATATGATTCTTGCATGTCAGCTATCGCGGAAGCGACAACATATATGCAACAGGAGTGTGGAATTCCGCAAGAGGATGCTAATATGGTTCTTCCTCTTGGTATGACAACAACTGTTAGTTGTCGATTCAATGCTCGCACACTTATGAGTATGGCTGAACAGCGTCTTTGTATGAGAGCCTATTGGGAATTTAGGCAGCTTATGCGTGATATTATTACTGCGCTATCTGAGTATTCTGACGAATGGAAAACTATTTGTGACATGTTTTATCTATGCAAATGTGACAAAGTCGGTTATTGCTTAGAACATAAGTCATGCGGCAAGTATCCTAAAAAAGTTATTGACTAGATAATAAAAGTATAGTATAATTACAATTAATGAATTAGAAAAAGAACAAAGAAAGGGATTGTATATGAGTTTTAACAATGCAGTACATGTCGAAGGTTATGTTTTTTCCACTGAGCGTCTTGCCAATCGTGTTTCTAAGAAGACCAACACGCCTTTCATTAACGGTACGGTAAATGTTGCCACAGATGAAGATGCAACCAATATCGTTCCTGTATTTTTTCCTTATGTAACTGAGACTTTTAAGAGCGGTAAGCCAAATCCCGCATATGAGATTCTACAGGGTCTAATTGATTCTGATGGCGGCAATACCTATGAGAAGATTGGTAAGGAAGCTCTTAAGGTTCGCATCGATGGCTCTGTAGATGTAAATGATTTTGTAACCCGCGATGGTGAAATGGCTTCTCCCAAGCGTGTATCTGGTAGCTTTATGCATCTTATGACTGGTGATATTTCTGCTGAGCCTGCTACTTTTGATATTGATATGCTGATTGCAGGTGTTGCAGAGCGTGAGGTAGAAGATGGTGATGATTTCGCAAATCTTCGTGGCTATGCCTTTAATTATCGTGGTGACGCACTTCCTGTAGATGTTAATATTCGTTCTCGTGGTGGTATTGATTACTTCATGGATGCGGAGATTTCCAACAAGAATCCAATGTTTACACACATCAAGGGCAATATCGTTTCTCAGGCAATCACCCATGAGACTACAGAGGAATCTGCTTTTGGTGATCCCATTGTTCATAAGGTTACGCGTCATATTCGTACTTGGGATGTAACTTGGGCTGCGGTTGAGCCTTATGAGTGGGATGATGAATCTACTCTTACCAAGAAGGAGTTTAAGCAGAAGCTAGCTGACCGTGAAGAGCATCTTGCAGAAGTTAAAAAGAATCATGATGACTATCAGGCACAGAAAAATGGCGGTCAGAATTTCAATGCACCTACAAAAGTAACTGAAACGGTTACTGAAACCACCACTGAGGATGACGATGATTGGGACGACCTCCCATTCTAATTTTGTTTCTTAAAAGTAATTAAAAAGTATAGAGTAGGGGACTAAAGTTTCCCCTACCTATAGAGAGAAAAGGATGTATAATGGAACTTAATTTTACAAAGAGCGAAGTGCCTACTGATTTTGAACTCAATGTACGTGTATCTAAATACGAGCAGCCAATTAAAGATTTTCTAAAATCTGACGATGCAGCACAGTCTATGGATTGCGAGACTGAAAGTGCGGCTAGGACTATTTATAAGGGGTTCAAGGGTCTACTTTCCAAAGAAGGTTGTCCTTATGCTGACCAAGTTGATGTTAAGCGTCGTGGTACTGTAGTTTATCTGGTTAAAGAGTAACATCTTAGATATTTTTAAAATTTATATTACAGTTACTTTTTAGAGAAAGAGGAAATACATGGCAATTGACATTTTTAGTGTAGAGCCACATAAGGTTAGTCGTTCCCTTGAAGGGTACACCGTTATGTTTTATGGTGAACCAAAAACTGGCAAGACTAGTACAGCTGCCAAGTTCCCAAAAGCGTTACTTCTAGCGTTTGAGGCTGGGTACCTTACGATTGGTGGCGTAAAAGCTATTCCAATTAATAAATGGTCTGAGTTTAAACAGGTTCTGAAGCAGCTTAAAGACCCGAAAGCACACGACGTTTACAGTAACATTATCGTAGACACTGCTGATATTGCTTATGATTTATGTGAGAAATACATTTGTAATCAGGCTGGTGTTTCCACTATCAGGGAAATTCCGTATGGCGGTGGGTGGAGCCAAACTAGTAAGGAATTCGATGAATGTCTTCGTTCTATCCCGCAGATGGGTTATGGTCTGGTTATGATTTCCCATTCTCAGGATAAAACATTTACCGATGAAAATGGAAACGAATATAACCAAATTGTTCCTACGCTTGGAAATCGTCCGCGTCTAATTGTAGACCGAATGAGTGACATTATTGGTTACGCGCATCCCGTTGAAGAAGAGGATGGCCGCACACATACTGTTCTGTATATGCGTGGAACTCCTAGATTCGTTGCTGGGTCACGTTTTAAATACACTCCGAATTCTATTGACTTTAATTACGACAATCTTGTAAAAGCAATTGGAGATGCCATCGACAAACAGGCAGAAGAAGATAATGGCGCGTATATTACAGACGAACGAACGACCGCGCACGAAGTGGCCGCTACGCCTGATTTTGATTCTATGCGTGCTGAATTTAAAGAACTAACCTCAAAGATTCAACATAGCGTAGACAAAGCAGAATTTAAGGAGAAGTGGGCACCTAAGATTATTGAGATTACAGATAAATATCTTGGTACTGGCAAAAAGGTTAATGATTGTACGCCTAAACAGTCAGAGCAGCTTGTCCTTATTCTCGATGACCTTAAAGAACTACTAGCCAATGGCGTAGATGTAAAATAAAATAATATCCAAGAGCCACTTATAGATAATATAGGTGGCTCTTTTTTATTTGACAATACTCCTAGAATATTGTATAATATATTTATAAAGATAGGAGTGTATATGGCTCAAAGATTAGTAAAATGTCCTGGATGCTGTCAAATGATTGACCGTGACTTTGAATTTGACTGGACAAAACATGGTAATCGATATTGGCATGATAACTGTTGGGATAATAAGAATAATCAAGAAACAACAGCCAAGAGTGAGCGAGATAGTGTAATAACTTTGGCAGCACAATGCTTAGGCGCATATGCCGACTATAAGAAAATAGGTATCAATATATCTCAGCTTATCAAACATGGCTTGACTTACCAGCAGATTGAAAGGAGTCTGGACTATTGGTATAATATTAAACATAATGACCCTAGTAAATCAAATGGTGGAATTTGGATTGTCGATTCTATTTATTCCGATGCTGATAACTATTTTCAACGATTGGAAAAAATCAAATCAGACCAAGAGAAGTCAAAAAATATAGATATAGGTATTGATGATAAACCTAGGGTATATGTGCGGCCAAGGCCAGTAAATATTTTGCGGCCCAAGCAGCGCTTTAACCTTGATTAGGAAGGAGGATATTTGATTAGTAAATATTACGATTCAGAAGCGGCTATTCAGGTTATCGGATGCTGTATGCATAAGCCAGACTATCTTGCTTCTGATGGACGTTTTTTCTTTTCAGAGGAAGACTTCTGCAATGATTTACATAAAGTGATATTTGGCGCACTTTACAATCTTTACAATAGCGGTGTAACGAACCATTTAGGCCGAGAAATTGAGCCATACTTAAAGGATAAGCCGAAGTCTTTGGCAATCTATAAAGCTAACAATGGCCGCAAATGGATGATGCAAACATTTGAAGATACGCACGTAGATGCTTTTGATTATTATTATAATCGCTTAAAGAAAATGTCCCTTCTTCGAGCTTATGATTCTATTGGCGTAGATGTATCAGATATTTATGACCCAGATAATATTCTTGATTTAAGTAAAAAGCAATCACAAGATGAATATTTTGACCGAACGAGCTTAGAGCAATTAGCCGATGACATCGAGAGTAAATTCTATTTCATTCGTGACTTTTATGTGAATAATAACGATTCTGATTCTGTCCTTGTTGGTGATGGAATTAACGAATTGATAGATGATTTGCGGCACACGCCAGCACGCGGATGGGCCATGTACGATGCATATGAAGATGCCATTGCTATGGGCGCTCGGCGGGGTAAATTTTATTTACGTTCTGGGTCTAGCGGTTCTGGCAAGTCAAGAAGCGATGTTGCCGATGCATGTTTCTTTTCCTGTAGCGAATACTATAATGATAGAGGTGAATGGGAGAAGTTATATAATCGTATCCCTACTCTTTATATTTCAGTTGAGTTAGATATTGAAGAGTTACAAACCATGGCGCTATCTTTTATCGGTAATATTCCAGAAGACCATATTCTTGACCCTGAGCTGTTAACGTTTGAGGAAGAAGAGCGTCTTAGAAAATCTATGGAGATTCTTAGTAATGCGCCACTTCGTATGCAATATCTTCCTAACTATGGTCTTAAAGATGTTGATAATTGCATTAAACGCAATATCCGCAAATATAAATATCCAAGAGTAAATGAGCAAGGAGGCACTGATTATCTATCGTTTCAATGCGTAGTATTTGATTATTTAACATCTTCTATTAAGATGATTGAAGAGATTTCTCAAGGAACAGGAATGAGAGTCCGTGAGGACCAGATTTTGTTTCTAATGTCCTCAAAACTCAAGGATATTGCGGTAGAAAATAATATTTTCATGCTCTCAAATACCCAAATTAATGGTAAACCGTTGTAATGACAAGCTGCCAGTAATTTTTTTCCAATTCATCATTGGGGTAATTATTAATAATAATTGCTAACGGGGAAAGCTAAATGCCAATCCCGTGTAAAAACATGTTATTTTTATTATATTTTTGGCTAATATATATATTTATTATAAAAAAGAAAGGAGGTAAAATGAGAAAGAGAATTTGCGGAATATATCGTATAATTTTTCCGAATGGAAAAAGTTATGTAGGGCAAAGTGTAGATATATATGATAGATATAGAGGACATTATCGTTCGTCGCATCCTGAAAAATATACAAGTAAGAATTGTAGAGACACGAATCTTCCAGTTCATTTAGCGATGGCTAAATATGAAAATATAGGTGAAGGATATTCCTTAGAGATTTTAGAGGAATGCTCAAAAGATGAATTAGACGAAAGAGAAAAATATTGGATAAAGAATTTTCATTCTGACATCAATGAAAATGGATACAATATAGCATCTGGTGGGCAAAAGACGTTTGCATTAAAACGTGAAAGGCACTCTCAGGCAAAATTAACCGAAAAAGAAGCAGAAGAGATTAAAGAAAAAATTGTAAGAAGAGAGCAAACTTTTAAAGAAATAGCACATGAGTATCATGTTTCTTCTGCTACGATTACATTAATTAATAAAGGTATTAATTGGCACGATAATGATAGGGAGTACCCTTTAAATAAAAATGTCGCTAATGACGAAATTTGTAAAAAGCGCATAGGCGTTTTAATCCAGAAGAAGTTATTAAAATGAAAGAGTTAAGAGCAGAAGGAAAAACTTTATCTGAAATTCAATCATATTTTAATAATAGATGCAGCTTAAGTATGATTAGCTATATATGTTTAGGCCATGCATATTAATAAAAATAACATGTAATACGTACAGACTATTCCCTATGTTGCAAAGCGGGGAAGTAGGGCTACTATTGATACGTAGCAATGTTTTAGGAAACGAATCATTTGAAAACCGAAATAGAATTTTATTTATTTATATAAGTAATAAGAGATAGTCGAACTTTATATAAGTTGAGTTTTAAACAAGAAAAGATTCTAGACCAGACCATGCTAGCTGGTGCAAAATCAATTGCAAACCGTATCGATTTTGGTGAAATTATGGTGGATTGCACAGAAGAAGACATACAGGATATTGAAGGAATTCTTGCGTCTCACCCAGGCATTGGTGTTCCGAATATGAAAAAAAGTGTATATAAGAACAGACGAGGGAAATATAATCGCGTTATTTGTTGGATGTATGCGGACAAAGGCACTTGCAGATATAAAACATTGTTTGTAACAGATTTCTTCTATAAACTGATAGACCCTAAAGATTTTTTCCCTACGAAACCAAATGAATAGGAGGTGCGGGAATTGGGATACGACAAAGATAAAGTAAAAGATTCAATTGAGCCAGAAGATGTATATAATATATTAGAGTTTTTCAGCGCAGACCCAGAAATGTATTCTGATTACATCATTTCCCGCACAATTTGCCATAATGGTATTGGGGAAGGTTCTAAAAAGTTATATTATTATTTTGAAAATAAAATGTTTAATTGCTATACAGAGTGCGGCGTTTTTGATATTTTTGAGCTTATTGAAAAAGTAAAAAACGTAGACCTGAATCAAGCAATTAACTTTGTAGTTAATTTTTTAAATCTTCAAATAGACGATGATTCTGTAACTCTTGAAGACACAATAGAAGATTGGAAAATCTTTAATAGGTACCAAGAGCAAAAAGACGTAGAGATAAATAATAATTCAATTGAATTACCTGAATATGATTTATCAATTATCCGCCATTATCCGCAACCTATTATTTCCTCTTGGAAAAATATATCTAAAGAGGTATGTGATTATGCGGACATTCATTATGACCCCATTGGCGGCAATATTTTGATTCCTCATTTTGATGAAAACAATAGATGCGTTGGTATCAGGCAGCGCACGATTATTGAGGAATTAGAGCAATATGGCAAATATAAACCTTGGAGAGCACATGGGCAGCTATATAATCATGCTCTTGGTTTTAATCTATATGGTCTTAATTGGGCGAAAGATAGAATTGTAGATATAAAAACCGCTATTGTGGTCGAGGGTGAAAAAGCGGTATTGAATTATATGACCTATTATGGTACTGGTAATAATATCTGCGTAGCAACATGCGGCAGTTCGTTGTCCAAATATCAATTTAAATTATTGAAAGATGTTGGCTGCAAAGAATTAGTCCTCGCGTATGACCATGATTTTACTGAATATGGGTCTGAGGAAAGTTTAAAGGTTGAAGAGAAGATTGCCAAGATTGGCAATAAATATAAACCATATATGAATATATCTGTATTGTTTGATAGAGAAAATATTCTTGATTATAAGGCAAGTCCATTAGACCAAGGTAAAGATGTATTCATGTATCTTTTTAAGAACAGGATTATGCTATGAAATATGTACCTTTTCCTTGGCGCGTCAAATCTTTTTTTACATGGTTGCGTATTAAAAAATATACTCATTATAGAAGTGACGTAAAACCTGAATGGTGGGATGAAGTAATAGATGATGACAAAAAGGGATAAGCTAAAGACTCTTAACTATCGCCGCAGACATAAGCGTTGTCGATACTGCAAATATTATTTTTATTCATATGTGCCGCATGAGGTAAAATTAACTGGTTTTGTTTCTCCCGAGTGTGCTATTAAAGATAAACATATTTATCCTTATATTTTAGGTTTTAAGACATTGGCTGGATGCATGTGTAAAGAGTTTGGAGTTGATGAAAAATAGATTATAAATTATATAAGCCGACACTGGATAACTTGACACCTCTGCAACAAATTTTATATAATAGAGATATTCCAGTAGAAGAACAAGAAAAGTGGTTGGATGCGGGATTAGAAAGTATCAATGACTACCATTTGCTTCGGAACATTAAAGATGCTGCTGTTATGATTGGTAATCACTGCATGTGGAAGGATTCTAAAATCTCCATCTTACAGGACTGTGACGTGGACGGATGCACGAGCGTTAGCATCATTGCAAATTACATTAATCGCATCTGTGGAAAAGAGCCCAATATTGTCATCCATGAAGGGAAAGCTCATGGTCTTGCAGATATAGATTTAGACGAGATTATTGATACAACAGATTTGTTAATCTTACCGGATTCTTCTAGTAACGATTATGAACAACATAAGTATCTCAAAGATAATAACGTTGATGTTTGCTGCCTTGACCATCATATATGTGAGAAGTATTCAGAAGATGCTATTGTTGTAAATAATCAATTGGACAATTATCCGAACAAAGATTTCAGCGGTGCAGGCATTACATGGCAGCTTTGCCGCATGTTAGATGAACTCTTTAATTTTAATTATGCAAAAGATTATATTGATTTATGTGCTCTTGGTAACTTAAGCGATATGATGTTATATACTACTCAGGAGACACGAGCAATTGTCAAACTAGGTACGTCTAATTTACATAATAAATTCATTAGTGAATTTGTAAAAAAGCAGGAATTTTCGTTGAATAAAATGAACGGTTCTAATTATCTTAGTTGGGCGTTTTATATTACCCCTTATATCAACGCGATGTGTAGAAGTGGTGAGATGGTTGAGAAACGGCTGCTTATGAATGCTCTTCTGGACTATAAATGTGATACAATGGTTCTATCATCCAAGAGGGGTGAAAAAGGGAAAAAGGTTCCTCTTTGGCAAGAGGCAATTACCGTTATCGAACGTGTAAAGCGTAGACAAACCAAGCTGCAAGATGAAGCTATGGAATTTCTTGAATATCAAATCCAAGAGAAAAAACTAACTGATAATGCCATTATCATTTGTGTATGCGGCAAAGATGATATTCCCAGTTCCATTTTAGGTCTTGCGGCAAATAAAATTCAAGCGAAATATCAACACCCAACTTTGGTACTTCAAGAAGTCGAAGAAGAAGACGGAATTCATTTACGTGGCAGTGCCCGTAACTATTCTTATTGTCCTATTGAAGATATGAGAAGTCTTTGTGAGAATACTGGTCTAATAGATTTCGCGCAGGGCCACACCTCAGCGTTCGGGTTTGAGATACCTTTAGAGAACTATTATAAGTTCCTAAAAGTAACCAACAAAGAATACCAAGGAATTGACTTTAAACCAGTCTATTATGTAGACTATATTTGGAACTATATGCAAGTTAATCCTAAAACGGTTCTAGATATTGCCGCATTAAATATCTATGGTCAAGGCATCCCAGAATCTAAAATTGTTATTGAGGATATTCCATTAGATAATGTTAATGTCCAACTACTAGGTGAAGCCAAAGGACATCCTACGATTAAGATTTCTCTACCTTCTGGCGTAGATATTATGAAATTTAAATCTTCTAGGGAAGAATTTGAGGAATGGACAAGCGGAGAAAAGAAATTAACCATTGTAGGAAAATGTTCCAAAAATGAATGGATGGGTAATGTTACGCCGCAAATTTTAATTGATGATTTCGAATTAGAAGAAAATGAAGATGAATGGATATTTTAAATGAAACTTTTAATTGAAGAAACTGAGTTGAAGAATCTTGTATATAAGGCTGTACGTTATGATATTATCGTGGACAGTCTTATTCGTGAGAAGTTTGATAAAATTGATATTTATAGTGATTGGGAGACGGTTGAAAGCTACATGGATGATATTATGCGTCAGCAGCCTAATAACATCAAACCAACAGATGAACTAAAAAAGAAAGATATATATGACCATCTTACTAATGATGATAATACAATTGAATTTACACATTATTAATAAATAAGTCGTTAGCCTTTTAGTTTTATTTGACTAGAGGGCTTTTTTATGTTATAATATATTTATAAAAGGTCCTAAATGAAAGGAGTAACTTTATGCGAATGGCGAAATGTCCTGTATGCGGGCAGCATAACGTGAATGGTTTTAAAAAGAACAATAAGTGGTATTCAACTTGCTATAACAAAGAATGTCGCTATACTACAGAAGTAGGTATGCCTACACGTAAAATGAGTCGCTTTAATTGGAATTTGAATTACGAACATCTGACAGGCGAAGTTCTTCCCGATGAAATGACAGGTCGGCAAAAAGGCGCTTATATGAAAAAGGAGATTCAGTGTGGAGTACCAGAACTTGTAAATTGTTTTACGCAGGAAGATTTTGAAAAATGGTCTGAGAAATACGACTACAAAAAAATTGATTGGGTGAAAGAAAAAGGCAAGAAAGCAGGAGCAAAACGTCGCAAGCAAAAAGCGAAAGAGCGTGCTGAAAAGGAACAGAAAAAGGGAGAATAAATGGGTAGGTTTGAATGCCACGCGCACACTTTCTACTCGAATCTACGCGGACTAGACGCTTTACAATCTCCAAGAGCACTCGTTGAGCGTGCATGTGAGATTGGACTTACTGGCATTTGCATCACTGACCATGAGAGTCTTAGCTGCCATCCTGAGTTGGATATTATCCAAGAGGACATTAAAAAGGTTAATCCTAATTTTAAAATCGGACGTGGAGATGAAATTTATCTTGTCGATTCGCTAGATAAAGGCCAACAATATTACCATTTTATTCTCATTGCAAAAGATAAAATTGGTCATAAAACCTTGCGGGAAATTTCTTCTACAGCGTGGCTCCATTCGTACTTTGATCGGGGTATCGAACGTGTACCAACACTTAAGACTAATTTGCAACAAATAATTCTCAAATATGGAAAGGGGCATTTGATTGCCAGTTCCGCATGTTTGGGGTCGGAGATAGATAAACAAATTCTCCGTTTGCATACCGCAGAACAGGAACATGATATAGAATTAGCAAAACAGATTACCAAAGAGATTGCAGAATTCATTAATTTTTGTAAAAACTTATTCCCTAATGATTTTTATCTTGAAGTACAGCCAGCGCAGTCAGAAGAGCAATTAATCGTCAATCGCCGCATGAAATCATTGGCAAAGTATTTCAATCTCAAGATTATTATAACTACAGATGCACACTATCTTAAAGAAGAAGACAGGGCAATTCATAAAGCGTTTCTTAATTCTAAAAATATTGAGCGTGAAGTAGATTCTTTTTATCACTATGCTTTTCTTCAAACAACAGAACAAGTGATTAAGAATCTCGAAAGTACTGACTTAGATTATTATGAGTTAGAAAAGAATACGAATGAAATCTATGATAAGATTGAAGAGTATTCTTTGTTTAAAAAGCAGCAAATCCCGCAAGTAGAAGTTTTTAATTATCCAAAAGAAGAGTCTAATCATCATTTTTATGATGTAAAAAAGTATCCTACACTTGATTATTTAGCACATTCAGATAACCCACAGGAAAGATATTGGGTTAATTATTGTCAAAATGAACTGGAAAAGAAGCACTTAAATAATGAAAAATATCTTTCACGTCTAGAAGAAGAGGCTGATACAAAGAAGGTCATCGGTGAAAAATTAGATACGTGTATGTTCTCATATCCTATCTTTCTACAGCACTATATCGATCTCTTTTGGGAGTGCGGTTCGTGCGTAGGCGCGGGACGTGGAAGCGCCGGGTCTGGTCTTAATCATTATCTACTTGGAATTACCCAGACAGACCCTATTAGAACTAATGCTCCATGGTTCCGATATATGAACAAAGAGCGTGTAGAAATTGGCGATATTGACATCGACCTTGACCCTACAAAAAGAGAGCTCATTTTTTCTAAAATTAGGGAAGAAAGAGGGCCATTAGGGTGCGTTCAAGTATGTACATTTGGTACCGCTTCTAGCAAAAGTGCAATCCAAATTGCGTGTTTAGCGCCAAATACTTTAATTAATACAAAAAATGGGCTAAAAGCAATACAAAATATTACTTCGTTAGATTATGTGTATGATGTTTATGGTCTAACACCAGTTGTTTCTCCTACAAAAAGGACATATAACGGTATATTATATAGCTTTAATTGTTCTGGAATAGGTCTTGATTTTGATGTTACCCATAATCATCAGCTATTAGTTTACACACATAGAAAAAAGCAATCTTATGGTAGTATTTGTAATTATAATAGATGCCAACTTATTGACCCGTTAGGAAATGTTCTAGGAGAGTTTTTATCTGTTAGAGATGCTGCTAAATACTATACCAGATATACTGGAAATAGTTTTTCTTCAATGATACGGTATAAAAAATCGCATGGATATAAAATAGTAGAATTGCCAACAATTAAAAATAATGCTGTTCAATGGCTATGTGCAGACCAAATAAAAAAGACAGACTCTTTACTAACTCCGATTTTTGATACTCAACAGAATGAAGATAATTTTCTTTATTTTTCTAGTGCAGAACAAAATCCATTTAAAAAACATTGTGCATTAATTCCAGAAAAAATTGAAATTACTGTTGAATTAGGCGAATTAATAGGAATATATCTTGCAGAAGGACATATAGGGTATAATTGCCATGGTATTACTTTAACGATTAATCAAAATGAAACATGGTTAAAAAATAGAATTATTTATTTAGTACATAAATGCTTTAATATTCCAAAAAACAATATTACACTGCATAGTAAAAAAGAAAGTTTAGGGCTTGATATTCAAGTTAATTCAACACCGTTGGGCAGATGGTTTAATAAATTTTGCCCTGGAAATAGCTTAACAAAACAAATTCCATATTTTATTATGAACAGTACTTTAAGTGTAAAAAAAGCTTGTTTATACGGTCATTTTTATGGCGACGGTTATGGCAGGATACGAAATAACAGTTATGAAAGCAAGAGTACTTCTATTTCATATCAATTAATACAAGATTTATGGCAAATTGCGGCCCAAAATGGGTATAATTGTTCTGTTATTACCGAAAAAAGAAAATTTGATAAAAGCAGACACGTAACATATAATCTTATGTTTTATGGGAAAACGGCGCAATCATTATATGAAAGTAAATATTTACATAAAATTAATTATGATTGGGAAACAGAAAAGCCATTAATTTACAATAATATTAAATATTATAAAATAAAAATTAATGATATTTCTCATAAAGAATATAATGGATACGTATATTGTTTAGAAACTAAAAGCCATAATTATCTATTAAATAATATTGTTTCACACAATTGTCGCGGTATGGGAATAGATGTAGACGTTGCCAAATACATCTCGTCTATGGTGCCATCTGAAAGAGGGTTCATCTGGCCTTTACATGACGTTGTATATGGCAATGAAGAGAAAGGCCGCAAACCTAATGCAGCGTTTCTGGCAGAGGTAAAAAAATATCCGCGTCTTTTGGAAACGGCGATGGGCATTGAAGGCGTTGTTACCAATAGAAGTCTTCATGCTTCTGGTGTGAACTTTTATGGTAAAGACCCATATGATACTGCTTGCTTTATGAAAGCAACGAATGGCTCTGTTTCTACGCAATATTCACTTGAATGGTGTGAACATTGCGGCGACACTAAACTTGATTTTCTTGTTACTCAACAAATGACAATTATGGGGCAATGTATTCAAATGCTCCAAGAGCACGGATATTTTGAAAAAGACTTGACTTTGCGGCAAGCGTATGACAAATATGTTCATCCTGATAAACTGCCACTGGATGATAGCAAACTATGGGACGCAATTGATTCTACCGATATTCTAGCCCTATTTCAACTTAATACCGCTGTTGGAGGAAATGTTGTGCGGCAATTGGTTCCAAGAACGGTAGAAGAATTGGTAGCATGTAACGCACTTATGCGACTCAGCGGAGAAGCCGGTAAAGAACGACCAGCTGATAGATATGAGCGTTTGAAGAAACATCCTGAGCAGTGGCAGAAAGAAATGGACGACTGGGGCTTTTCTGAAGAAGAACAGCGAGTACTCAGAAAATATATGGGTGCGGACTATGGTGCGCCATCTTCGCAAGAAGTTTTAATGCTTATCCTAATGGATAAAGATACTTGCAATTTCACTCTTGCAGAGTCTAATCAGGCGAGAAAAATTATTTCCAAAAAGAAGATAAAAGAAATCCCATCATTGAAACAGAAAATACTCAGTCAAGCCAAAAATAAACATATGGGTGAGTATATTTGGGAATACGTAATTATGCCGCAGGCGTCATATTCCTTCTCACGTATTCATGGATATTCGTATTCCTTAATTGCATGTCAGGCTGCGTTTCTTGCAACTTATTACCCTTCTGTATACTGGAATACAGCCTATTTACGAGCAATTAGCGGTTTAGAAGAGGATTCCACTTCCAATTACGGTAAGATTGCCAAAGGTGTATGCGACATTATTAAACACGGATGTGAAGTGTCTCTCGTGGACATTAACAAGTCGCAATATTTCTTTGAACCAGATGAAGAGCATAATAGAATTATTTACGGAATGAAAGCCTTAAATGGGGTAGGTGGAGAAGTTATTCAAGAAATTATTGAAAACCGCCCTTATAAGTCTTTAGAAGATTTTGAAGAAAAGACAAAAGTTAATAAGATAGTCATGGTATCATTAATTAAATCTGGTGCTTTTGATTCTTTTGGTAAACGTGAAGATATTATGCGGAAGTATCTTCATACTACCACCAACCCTAAAAAGAAATTGACTTTACAAAATTTTAATGCTTTAATTGAAAATAATTTAATTCCAAAAGAATTAATTTTCCAAAAGCGAGTCTTTAATTTTAACAAGGGCTTGAAAAAAGATTGTAAATTCAATTCAGAATATTTTGCGTTACATGATGTATATTATAAATTCTTTATCAAATTTTTTGATGAAGATATGATTGAGCCAATAGATAACCAATTATGTCTTAACAAAAAAGCATGGAAAAAGGAATATGATAAGGTAATGAGTACGGCAAAATCTTATATCATTGAGAATCAACAAGAACTACTTAATAAACTAAATGGTAAAATGGACCAAGATGCATGGAATAAATATGCGGCTGGTTCGATTTCTCATTGGGAAATGGAATCATTAGGCATGTATTACCATGAGCATGAATTATTTCATGTAAAAATGAATATGTATGATATTGTATCTTTTAACGATTTGCCGCAAAATCCTGTAGTTGATTATACGTTCAAGCGTGGCGACACTGAAATTCCTATTTATAAAACCGATAGGATTGCAGGGACTGTTATTGCAAAAGATGATATGCATTCTTCAATTAGCCTTCTCACTATTGATAAAGATGTAATAACTGTGAAGTTCAGCCGTGATTATTTTGCTAGATACAATCGTATTATCAGCGAAGTCCAAAATGGAACTAAAAAGCGCATGGAAAATGGCTGGTTTCAACGTGGTACATTAGTTGTCTGTAATGGCATTCGTAGAGGGAATAGTTTTTTTACTAAGAGTTATAAAAAAACTAAATCGCATCAATTATATAAAATCACTCAAATCAATTCTGATGGTACTATTGAAATGACAAATAGACGGTATGGTGAAGAATAAAATTTTTGACAATTGAATAATATTTTGATATAATATAGGAGTAAACAGAAAGGGTTTACTCCTATATTTTTATTGAGAGGTAAAATGAAACCAATAGTAATAGCGATTTGCGGCAAGTCTGCATCTGGAAAAAATTATACGCAGAATCAAATTGTAAAGTATTATAAGTCTAAGAATGTTCCAGTAAATAAAGTTGTATCATATACCACACGTCCTCCGAGAGAAGGAGAAGTTGATGGCGAAGATTATCATTTTATAAATTCTATGGAATTTATGCAAAAAAAGTGTAACCATGAATTTCTTGAATGTGCGAAATTCCGTGATTGGTACTATGGCACATCTGTCAATTCTTTTAAAAAAAATAGTGTCAATGTTTGCGTGCTTAATCCGCAAGGCGTTCATTCGTTGAGTTCATATGGAAGACGATATACAATTATTTATGTATATCTAGATACTCCATTCATTATCAGAATGATACGTTCGTATAAACGTGAGCATAAATTCAAACTTGAATATTTGCGCAGAGCTTGGACCGACCATAATGATTTCGGAGATAAGTATTGCTTTGATGTATGGTTTGGACTTGGTGCGAGAGCGCATGATAATTATCTTTGGATAAAAACGAAAAAAGTGAAAAATCCAGTATGCAAAATCGTGAATAATCTTTACGTTGAATATTGCGTAAATGAGTTAATGTGTAAATAATATCCATTTTAATGCATGGACAATATAGTTATAATCATATAATTGAATTTTTATATTATACAGAAAGGATAACATATGATTTTTCAAGTGCGGCCAAGTGTATTTGAAACGAATTCATCTTCAACGCATACGTTAAATATATGCACAAGCGATGAATTTAGGAAATTTCGTCATGGAGAAGCATATATTGTTGATACCTATTCAAATGATTTTCAAAAATTATTACCAGAACATCAAAGTCAAATCTATACAGAAGAAGAAGTACAAGATGCATTAGATGAATATGCGCCAATCTATGAGCAGAAGTATAAAGACAATAGATGGTATCATCCCATTGATACAAATATGCTTCATGACGCCTATTTTGATAAAATGAATGAGGATGCATATGACGTTAACAAAAAGCGTAGAGATGCACGCTTTGATTTGGGAATTATGTCTTATGATGATTTTGAGAGTAGGTATGATTTAGAATATTATGAACAAGAATTTACTTCTCCATCTGGCGATGAAATGATAGCGTTTGGACTTTTTGGATATGATGGATAAAAACATTAATATTGTAAAATATAAAAATGGTAATTATATAGTAATGCTTAATTTAAATGATGGTACAATGATTCGTTATACAAAAGAGGATGAATTGCGGCCAAAATTTCCAGATTCAATGGATATTAAAATTACGAACAGGTGCTATAAAGGGTGTCCTTATTGCCATGAAAAGTCAACAAAAGATGGGTTGCATGGTGATTTACTTTCTAAGTCTTTTATCGATTCACTTCATCCATACACTCAAATAGCTTGTGGTGGTGGAGACATTATGACACATCCAGACCTGGAAGAGTTCCTATATAAGTGCCGAAAATTAAAACTTATTCCATCCATTACTGTTAATCAAACGCATTTTATGCAGAATATTCCTTTTATTCAAGAGCTATCGGACAAAAAATTAATTTATGGTATCGGTATTTCTTTAAATCATGCAAGTAAACAATTTATCGATGCGGCCAAGAATAATTCAAATATTGTTGTCCATGTAATCAATGGAATTGTTACAAAAGATGAACTAGAGTCTTTGGCGCACCATAATTTAAAAATCTTGATTCTTGGATATAAAAACTTTGGACGTGGAACAAATTATTTAATGCAAGCTGGTGAAGACATTAAAGCCAATCAAGCATATATCCAAAATACTCTGCCGCGAATGATTGAAGAGAAATGGTTCCAGAATATTTCATTTGATAATCTTGCGTTACAGCAAATCGATGTACAATCTTTGATGACACCAGAAGAATTCAAGCAGTTCTATATGGGCGAAGATGGTAGAAGCACAATGTATGTTGATATGGTTAAACAAGAATTTGCCGCGAGTTCTACATCAATCAACCGTTATCCTTTACAATCAAATATTGAAGATATGTTAAAGATTATTCACCAAGAGAAAGGATTAAGTATTGACTAGATATATTACAAAACGAAATGGAAGCAAAGTAAAATTTGATTTGTCTAAGATTGAAAATGCGGTCTATCGTGCGGCACGTGATGTTTCTGATTCTCTTGGATGGGAACAAAGTGATTGTCATTCCGTAGCAAAAAATGTCGCACAAGATTTTCAAGATGCGGAATATTTCCATGATGAGATGACTGTTGAAGAGATTCAAGATGCGGTTGAAGAATTGCTCATGGAAGATTATCCGCATGTCGCTAAATCTTATATGATTTATCGTTATGAGCACCAACTCGCGCGTCAGAAACATAATGACGCTGAAATTCTTGATATGATTAAAAATGACCCAGAAAGTTATTGGGCTACAGAGAACAGCAATAAAAATGCTAAACTTGTTACGGTACAACGAGATTATCTAGCTGGTATTACAAGCACAGATATTGCTCGCAATTATATTTTCCCTAAAAAAGTCATTGAAGCTCATGATGCTGGTATCTGCCATCAACATGATATGGATTATATGGCACAATCAACCCTTCATAACTGTGACCTTATCAATCTAGAAGATATGCTGCAAAATGGCACGGTTATTAATAATGTGCGCATCAATAAGCCGCATCGTCTTTTAACAGCTATGACTGTAACTACGCAGATTATGGCTAGTGTCGCAGCTAATTCTTATGGTGGAGAATCCATCACACTAACTCATTTAGCTCCTTTCGTTCGTGATAGTTACAATATCTTCAAAAACAAGTATAAAAATGAAGATATTTCAGATGAACTAAAAGAAAAGTTTGCACTTGCAGATTTAAAAAAAGAAATTGCAGATTCGGTACAAACTTTTAATTATCAAATTTCAACGCTGTTTACATTAAACGGCCAGGCACCTTTTTGCTCTTTATTTATGTATATCGGCGAAACAGAAGAATATAAAGAAGAACTTGTTCTTCTTATCAAAGAGTTTCTAAAACAGAGAGAAAAGGGTATGCCGAATCGCCAAGGTGTATATGTTACTCAGGCTTTTCCTAAGCTACTATATGTTCTTGAAGAGGATAATTATAAGCCAGGTACTAAATACTGGCATGTAACTCAGAAAGCGGTTGAATGTTCTGCTAAACGCTTAACTCCTGATTATATCAGCGAGAAAGTGATGAAGCAAATCAAGGTAGATGCAAATGGCGAAGGTCATTGTTTCCCCTGCATAAACTAATTAACTGTGCCTTTCAATAGTGATATTGATAGCAAATTTTTCTAAACGGAGAAAGTCTATAAAAATATAGATAACTTACCGTGCTAAGAATAGATGTTGAAGAAACCTCCTGAAAATGTGGAGGTGATTATATGTGAAAAAGATACCTAATTGGTCATGGTATTTGGTCAATGAACAGGGTGTTGTTTATAATAGTAAAACAAAAGGATATTTAAACAGAGGGATTAAAAGTATTCAATATCTATAAAAGCCTAACGACTAGTCCTTATGTGACGTAGGTTATAAGCGACAGATAACCGAAATGTAAAAATTCTTATAATAATAAGAATATGATATAGTCTAATCTATATGTAAACATATAGCAGTTCATAAGAGAACGTATACAAAAGTGGCGTTTTGTACAGAATATTCATGGGGTTGTAGAAGTTTCCTATCTCCATATTTAGATGAAGATGGTAAACCAAAATATTATGGACGATTCAATTGCGGCGTTTCTAGTCTGAATCTTCCAGATACAGCTTTCGCCGCACAAGAAGAACTTAAATATGACAGGGATAAATCTCAAGAACATCTTCTTGAAATCTTTTTCAGATTACTGGATGAACGAGCTGAAATTTGTCACACAGGTCTAAAAGTTCGAGTTGATAGACTTTCAAAAACAAAAGCTGGCGTAGCTCCAATCTTATGGGTTGATGGAGCCTTAGCTAGACTAGATCCAGACGAGACTCTAGACAAGCTAGTTCACAATGGATATGCTACAGTCTCGCTTGGATACAATGGAGGAAACGAAGCAGTTAAGATTCTCATTGGTGAAGATAATTTCACCAAAAACGGACAAGAGCTGATGTTACGAATTCTCAAGTTCTTGACAAACAAGTGTGAAGAATGGAAACAAGCAGAGAACGTAGGGTATTCGCTTTATGCGTCCCCAGCAGAATCATTATGTTACAAGTTTGCGATTAAGACCAAAGAACGTTATCCAGACCAGTTTAAGAAACTATTTGGAAACAAGAAGTATTTTGAAAATTCTTATCACATCCCGAGTTCTCAACCCATTGACCCATTCTCCAAGATTGAACTTGAAGGCGAATTCCAGAAGTATTCTGTCGGAGGTTGCCTAAGTTACGTAGAAAGTTCAGATGTATCTAAGAATATTTCCGTTCTGTATCCAATTCTAGAATGTATTTATAATAACATCATGTACTGTGAGATTAATACAAAGACTTCCTATTGCCACGTTTGCGGCGAGTCACAGACTATTGATGTACATAAAGACACCGATGGGAATACGTGGTGGGAGTGCTCTAACTGCGGTAATACAGACACAGACAAGATGGACGTCGCTGCACGTACTTGTGGGTTAACGAATTAAACAGGCTCACATAAAATCTTCTAAATTGCGGGAACACCTTTAGAGATTTGACAACCAAGCTATTATAGTGATATAATAGTGGCAAGGGTAATGACCAAGGTAAGGTAAAATCGTCAAATATTAGGTAATCCGCAGCGAAATTTCTTATATAATAAGAAAGACGTTCAACGACTATAATGGAGATTATTTATATTTTTAATTATATAAATAAAAGGTATAGTCTATTCCCTTTGAAATACTATGAAAATAGGGGTATTAAAGATGTGGGAGTTAACTTCTGGAACGATGGTAAGACTCAAGAGATTGCTTCTCGATATAAGCATATCGATGACCATGAGATTGGTGAAAAATGAGATATTTTCAAATAAGGTCAATGGACATTAGCAATGGCGTTGGTATTGGAGCTAGCGTCTTTTTATCTGGTTGTCATTTTCATTGCAAAAATTGCCATAACCAAGAGCTGTGGGATTTTAATAGCGGGTATGAATATGATTCAGATGCAAAGAATAAAATTCTCAAAACGATTCAACCGGAATGGATTGAACGTTTTTCAGTTCTTGGCGGAGAACCATTAGAGACAGTTAATCTAAAAGAATTATTATCTCTTTTAGAGAATATCAAGGTTGTCCGCAAAGATATTAAAATTTGGATTTATACAGGATATACTTATGAACAACTCCAAGAGAGAATCAAAAAGAATAAAGATGATTATTATCTAGAGCCAATTCTCAAACTTGCGGACGTTCTTGTGGATGGTCCTTTTATCCAAGAGAAGAAAGATTTAACATTGGCTTTTAAAGGTAGTTCAAATCAACGAGTAATTGATTTAAAAAAGACAATTGCGGCAAATGACATTGTGCTCTTGGACGTTTAAATTATTAGAGGGATAGATTATTTTCTATCCCTCTTTTTTATTTGACTTTTGGCATTTAATATGATATAATATAAATATAAAGAAGAGAAAGGAAATATATGGCTAATATTGAATTAGACAATTATTCACTAAATAAGCAGATGTATGCCAAAATCACGCCGCCGACGGCAGATAAAGTTAATCAGATGTTTGTCAACGTGGGTGCTTGGCTATCCACACATTATAAGTCTCATTATTATATGCTACTTAATAATGAACTTCATTATTACACCACATTCAATTTAAAAGAGCCTAACTTCGATAAGATGATTCAGGACTTAAAAGAATGTCTATTTCCTCGTGGGCGTGTTCTTGATATTGAATATCAGCACGCAGAAGACTGTTATCAAATTTGGATTAAAGAATATAAGACAAATGAAGTCTATATGTTTATGCTTTTTGAAGCAAGTGATTTTGTGATTGAGGTGGAATAATGAATAAACTGATTGTTGCGGCGTTCCCTGCGGCAGCTATTAAATTTATGGTACAAAGCGATGACGAAGAGGTAAGTTCACAGCGGCTTTGTTTTCAGCCAGATTTTGAAAAAACATTCAACCAGTATTTAGATGATAAATACGATATTAAAGAAATCTACGTACTAGGGCCTAAAACTTATATCGGTAATATTATCAGTATGATTAAAGGGCTTACAAATCTGCCAGTTATCGAGGAAGGAATTTAAATGCGTCATTTCGTAATCAAGAATACTACAGAATATCGAGTTGAAACTATTGAGGATGTTGTGAAATTCCGAGAAGAGCTACAAGAAAAAGCACAAAAAGATGGATATTCACTGTCCGCATTTAGCTATACTGAAAAGCTAGTTAAGGAAAAGGGTGAAGTTGTAGATTCGTATTTCGATACGAAAGCTACTTTTACTGTTAACGATATTAAAGAGCCTACGATTCCTATTTTTGATGTAGATATGCCATACGCGGCAGAGTCTATGCTTTCTACCAATAACGATGATAGCGAGGATGATATTTTTGCTTAGTAGTAATACTTGTTATAATCATGATATTAAAATCCATTATTATGAGTCTCCTGCGCTAGAGCAGAAAGATGGGTCAGATTGGGTTGATACCTATATCGCAGAAGATGTCTCGATGCAACCTGGTGAGTTTAAACTTATTTCTCTTGGATTTGCATGCAAACTTCCAGACGGTTATGAAGCCATTCTAGCGCCACGCTCTTCTACTTTTAAACGATATGGTATTCTTCAGGCTAATGGAATTGGGATTATTGATAATTCTTTTGCATCTGATTCAGATATTTGGATGTTTCCAGCGTATGCAACTCGCTCTATTACTATTTCTAAAGGCACTCGCATTTGCCAATTTCGCATTCAGAATAAACAGCCGCTGCTGCATTTCACTTCTGTAGATAACCTCTCAGCGCGAAAACGTGGCGGTTTCGGCAGCACAGGAGTTTAAGGAAATTATATGGACAAAGTAATCCAATCGGCAATAGAAAAATTAGAGACAGTTGCAATTACGCCTTTTATCGGAAAGATTTGTCCAACATTATGTATCATTTATAAGAGCGGAGATAAAGGGGCACAATCCTATCTTCGCTCTTTAAACCGTTTAGGAAATAAATATCAATGCACAATCGTTATGCGGCAATGCGATAAGCCGCAAGAAGTTTCAATGGTAATCACTGAATGGATACATAATATTGATTGTAATGGTATTATTATCCTTTCAGATTATGGTGAAGCAACGCAAGCATTATATGATATGATTCCTACACGACTAGATATTGATGGGCTATCTTATAAAAGCGTTGGTAGACTATATGGAAGTCATGACCCATTAGCTTACCGCAAAGCACCATGTACAGCTGTTGCTTGTTTGAAAATTATCCAAGAGAGGTTCGACAATCTAGAGGGGTTGAATGTTGCAGTTATTGGTCGTTCAATGCGAGTTGGAAGACCGTTGGCGGAGCTACTTACTCAGCAAAATTGTACAGTAACTCTATATCATTCAAAATCTTTTTATTCAAATTCTTACAATAATTTTCAACATGCAGATATTATTGTTTCTGCTATTGGTAAGCCGAAATATTGGTCAGCAGATAACATTGATGGTATTGGAGCAGATTTTATTGATGTTGGAATCAATGTAGACGAAAATGGAAAAGTGTGCGGCGATGGTGATTACGATTCTCTTACCACTGTGTGTAATTACGTAACGCCAGTACCAGGAGGTGTTGGCAATATGTCAACGATTGTTCTATTCGCCAAACTCTTCGCAAATAAGCGTGAAATGGTAGGTGATGCCGCATAAAGATTTTAAGTTTAGACCAAGCAGCTAAAGTCAGTGGGTGGTCAATTTTTCAAAATGGTAATTTAATTGATTATGGTACTTTTGAAATCAAATCAAATCAGACATTGGGAAAGCGACTCACCCAATTTCTTGAACATTTAGATGAATTATTCGCAGAATACAATTTTGATATTATCGCGTATGAAGATATTCAACTTCAAAAGGGAAATGTTAAAACATATAAAATATTGGCCTACATTCAAGCAATGATTTTGTATTGGACAGAAAAGAATGATATTGATATTATTTGTTTATCTCCTTCGCACTGGCGAAGTGTTTTAAAAGATAAATATAATATCACATGGGGCCGCAAAAGAGTAGAGCAGAAACAAGCTGCAATTGATTTTATCCAAGAGCAATACAAAAAAGAAGTATCAAGCGATGCCGCAGATGCAATTTGTATCGGATGTGCGGCAAATATTGAATTAAAAAAAGAAGAAAGTGCTTTTTAGGTTGTGTAAAATAGCCATAAAAAAAAGAGGGGTTACTCAATTACGAGTAACCCCTTATTTTATTTAGAGAGTTTTAATGTGAATTAAAAAGGTGAAGCGTCAGAGATGCAAACTTGTAGACGGTCAAGTGATTCACCGTAGATACCAGCATAATCATCGCCGCCATATGTTGAACCATCATCGCATACGGAATTTAGCCAACCTTCGCGGTCAACGGTCTGAGAACGATAGTAGACCTGCTTATATTCTTCACCATTTGGAGTGACATAATACATGCGGACACCATCAATAGCATGACCAGCAATACCAGCGCAACCATTCACAAGGTCGTTCTTATCGCCATGGTCAATATAATCAAGCCAACCGTCTTGCTGTGTGTGAACCTGATACTTAAGTGTGCCACGGTCTACCCAAGCGCATAGATAATCATGCTCTTGGCAAGGAATACCTGCGTAGCCATTGTCATCGCTGTTGTTAAAATTGGTTACGGTATCAAGCCAACCGCCATTGAGTGAACGAAGGGCATAATGGACATTGACTAGAGCTTTACCCTGTGGCTGTTTATTGGTAGGATTCGCGGCAGGCGTGGGAGTATTGTTGGATGGTGCAGGAGCAGCTTCTGTACCGTTCTTCATGGCATCATACCATTCCTGTGCGCGATTCATATATTCGGCATTTTGGGAACCCGCAAGCTCTCCCGGGCACTGAGTAGACGACCAATGCTTGTGCGGGAACACATTTACGAGCCATTGAGGGCGACCTAGGTTATAATATAGACACAAAGCAGCGACAAGATGCGCACCAGATTCGATGGCGGCAGGGAATACCGTCCAAGGACCACTTGCATTGTTCGCGTGTTCGATAGAGATAGTGTGGGTATTCGCATACCAATTGCCGCACGCCCAAGCAGTATCCCAATCGTTTACCATTTGACCAATTTTGCCATCGGACTGAACCGCATAGTGGGCGCTTGTTTGAGAGCGTGACCAAAGATTATAGCATTGGTCAATAGAAAGATTACCAGCCATATGGTGAATGGTGATACCAGTAATATTTGCACCTTCACGACCAGCAGTATAGTCGCAAGGAAGAATCTTAGTTACATCGGCTTGAATATTTTTCCAATCCATATATTTTCCTTTCTATTGGAAATAAAAAAGGGAGCCATAAGGCTCCCTTTACTTTGCGTTATTTTGATTCTTTATTGGAACCGTTAATAAGATTTTTATATGCTTCAAATAAACCTGTACTAGATAATCCACTTGCTAGCCCGGCAACTACAACATCAACAGTAATCGCGGCACCTGTTGTTGCGGCAGTAAATACTGTAGCGGCAACACCAAGCACACCTACGATAAGAGGAATAAAACGGTTAATAGAATCATTTGGAATCAAGTTCTTTAGGATGTAGCCAACCAGAAGACATAGGATAACTACACTAGGAACAAGGTAAGTTGAAATGACTGAAAGGTCAAACATTATATCTCCTATTCAGATTTATAATCCTTGAATTCTTCATATGCTTCATCAGCCTGAGACTGAGAAAGTTTAGGATAGGATTCAAGAATTTCATCAAGCTCTTCGCCACGATCGATGCGAATCTTAATAGCTTTCTTTACAATTTTAAAAGCGAGCGCGGAAACACCTTTTACGGGACGTGCCATTATTCATCACTCCCTGAAACGATTTCGGAAACTAGCTCATTAAGGTCATCAATATCTATTTCGATGTTGCGGAAACGATTGATGACACCTTTCTTGATTACACCTACGATAATAATCACGCAAGCGCAAGCAATAGCACCTAGAATAAAGTCCATATTTTACTCACTTTCCTTTGGAGTATAATCTTTATAGAATTCACGAAGTTCAGAGGCCTGAGCATCTGAAAGTTTGGGATAAGATTCCATAATTTCATCTAGAGTCTCACCACGGTCTAGGCGAATCTTTACCGCAGACTTAACGATTTTAAAAGCCATAGTTGATACTGCCATTATTCATCACTCCCCGCAACAATTTCAGATAGCATAACAGTCAAATCACCAATAGAGGTAGTATTTGCATCAAGCTGGTCTGGGCCATTTTCCATAAATTCATTTTGCTTTTTCTGTTTTTCAGCAGCCGCCGCACGGTCAGCTAGTTCCTGTTCCGTATATAGAACATAGCGCTGAATATCTTCATATTCATCATAGGCATCTTTTTGTTCGATATGCTCTTGGTCGATAACCTGTTTAACGTCAGCACCAAAATAAGTTTTACCTTCTCCTTGGTCAACATATTCAAAGATACCTGTCTGGTCATCAATGACTTTAACGTGTGGGTCTTCATTTGATTCAATAGCCATATCAGTACCATCAGTAAAGACAAAACGACTAACCTCATAGTGTTTTTGCTCAAGAATCTCAGCTTGTTCGTCGTGATGAACTTTAAAAATTTTGTCTGATTTTAAATAGCCCTTATCGGTATCTACATCAGATTCTTGAATCTCTACGTCTTTTTCATTTAGAATTCTCATTTATACTCCTTTTATTTCTTAAAATTTAACCTTTATTGATATATATGCCTTTTAATGTTGCCCCAGAAGGCAAATTAACATAGGCAATAGGTTGTGTTTTTACTTCAATTTTTTTAGCCGCACTCCAACCAGAAGCCAAGGTATTATCCGCATTATAGCATTGCGCTCGCACATAGCAATTACTGTTGGATTTTAATCCCATAATAAAACTATTGTATGTGCTTTCCGCAGAAGAAATCGATACAACTGAACCATTGCTTGTTTGTGTAGCAGACCAACTGGAACCACCATTAGTAGAATATTGCCAATTGATTTTGCCTGATGGATAATTGGCTGCACTTGTATCTACTGAAAAATTTAGACTGCCGGCAGAAGGATAAATTAGTCCAACAGCAGAAGAAATCGTAGGTGTTGCAGGTGTCGTATATACTATATTTGAATATTGTGTAGCACTATTACCAGCAGAATTACCAGAAGATACTCGGAATTGAAATTTTCCATTTGCCGACATTGTGAAAGCTTGGCTGGTACGAATACCAGTGCCACCGACTTGATTGGTCCATGTGCCGCCGCCGCCGCCGCCGCCTGTTTCTTTATAAAAATCAGTTAGATTTTGTGTTACTGCTGATGTTCCGCTGCCGTTATTGGTCCAGCTTCCAGTTAATTGCGTATCTGAGTTTCTTGTTAATTTAACCTTCGTAACAGCTGGCGGCACCGATACCGATGCTCCCACCGTTACCGTAGCTGTAGCTGAATTGCTATCAACATAACCGAAACCGCTTGAATCCCACCAAGATTTTATGGTAAATGTGCGGGCAGAGGAAGATGCCCCGCAATTGTATCCAGCTGAAAATTCTATATTTTGACCTTTTGAAAAAGTTAATTTTTGGTCATAAATATCAGAGCCGTTAACAGATAGCGTGAAACGACAACCAATGTAGCTGTAGGTATAGCCATTATTGTTTAATCTACCATGTACAATGAAGCTAGACTTAGTTACATCACTAGTCCAAACGGACATTGAATTGCCCAATTTCTACCTCCTTTTATTTCATATTTTTGTCTAATATACATAAAAAATGGGCAGAATCATTTGCACAATTCTGCCCAAGTTTTTTTAATTTTTTTTTTTTTTAATTTTGTTATTGAGAACAATTATTATTACGCTGTACGTTTATACATATTACAAGTTATATAAGATGGTCTATTGTCCCATGTGACGTATCTATGAACTAGAATTGGGTTCGACTTATTTGTTTGACCATTTTGCAAACAGGCATTTGCATCATGGTTCCATGGGGAAGACGAGTATGTCATTGTGCTCTCCATACCTTCTGCACTATTACTATCAAAACCAATTATGCTTAAATCTCCTGATGCGTTGTCTAGTGTGACCAATGCCCTCCAATACGCTGCATAGCATAAATGCAATTGCTTTTCAACGGAAGATCCGCCAATAGAATTTAATGTATTTTTAGTACCAGAAGATTGCAGAAACTTATCTTCAATTTTTTCCCACGTTCCACCAACTGAATCAGAGGGATTAACAGAATTGAATGTGATATACACAGACCCAACAGGATAAACTATGTCTAGGAGGTTAACATAATTCGCCATTATGCAACACCTCCTAGAAGACTAGGCTGTGCGGTAATAGATGTTAAAAGCTCTATATTGCGGACGGTTATCGAAAGGTTCATAACTATATTGTTGAGTTTTGTCATCTGTAATACGAGATGCTTCAATACCAAATGTGGTAACTGAACTAAACAATGTAGATAGTGCTGTCGGTAAACCAAAGTTTTTGCAAGTTCCACCCGTAAGCCAAACGTTCGATGGCAAATTGCTAACGGAGAGCTTTTGAGTATTTGTTCCACCCGTTGCATTTGGTGTCCCAGAGCAGATGAATGTATCCGATGCAACTTTTGTCCAAGTACCTCCGATAATGTTTGCTGGTGTTGTTGAATTGTTTGAGATATAAACTGCACCCACTGGGTAAACGATGTCCAAGAGGTTAACGTAGTTAGACATACGCCACCTCGCTTAGAAGGTTTGCTTTCAGTACGACTAAGCTGTTCTGTACCAAATGAAGCAAGTCGTGTAGGGCGGCATATTGTTGTGTGCTTGCCCCCCGTGGTACCAGTATCGCATCCCTGTGGATAAATAAGACCATGTTGGTCACGAGAATAGTCGCTTCTAACTGATTCATTGCCACTGTTTGCTGTAACATATTGCGCGTGAGAATGCGCAGGCATTTCATTAATGGTAAGCGTATGTACTTCTTCTCCGCCAGTCTTACCAGAAGTGGTAGAACCTAACAGAAAAGTTTTAATTGCTGTCCATGTGCCACCAATGCTTGTAGCAGGTGAAGTTGAATTCATGCTGTGATAGATTGAACCTACTGGATACACAATATCCAGTAGGTTTACATAATTACTCATTTATATCCTTTCTAATTAAATAGAAAGAATATTATAAAATCTTCTTAGGCTGTTCTAGTATATCCATAACATGTCAAACTATGCGGTTTATTATCAAAGGTCACATTCCCTAGTCTCTTTTGGGCTTGTTTGGCTGAGTCCTGTCCCCAAAAAGAAGAATCAGTAGTCCGATTATAATTAGAATCGGCGGTTAATATCGGGTTTACGGGTATCGACGCATTTCCTTCGTGCCATCCAATACCAGTTCGATTAGTACTGTATGTAACTTTTCCAGCAGGAAAGGCTAAACTTTGAAAATGATTATGGTCTAAATTAAGTGTTACAAGATTAGAGCCAACATATCCTGAATTTGAGTTGTTGCAATACAGAAATGCATTATCAATTTTAGACCAAGTTCCACCAACAATACTTGAAGGGCTAGAGGCACTTGTGGTAACATATATACTTCCAATAGGATAGATAACATCCATGAGATTAACGAAGTTAGCCATTACAGACCAACTCCTTCAAAAAGTTTAGGCAGTTCTTCTCCATACATACATTGAATAATGGTATGGAGCGAAGTTCTGCCCCCCCCTATTGTAGCATCTTCGACGCTACAAAAACGTACTATGTCAACAAAACTCCCTTTGGGTGCGACACTGCCATATCGGCCACCATTCTCATACGTGCCAGTACTGCTAAACTGCATAACATGAAACATATATTCCCATATTTCAGCACCAGAAATAGAACCATCATGGTCACGAATATGACTATGGCTAGGCATTTGTTTTACAGTCATAGCCTTATCGCCGCCAAAACCACTTTGAGTCGTATAATCTGACCCGCTCGCCGCGAGAATGGCATTATTAATCGCAGTCCAAGTGCCGCCAATTGAATTTGAAGGAGAAGCTGTATTAGTTGATATATATACACTTCCTACTGGATAAATAATATCAAGAAGATTTACAAAGTTAGCCAAGGCAAATCACCTCGGCTAGAGCAGCCTTAGAAGAAAAAGCTACATTACTGTAGCCCCCCCCCTTGAGACTGTTAAGTTTCATTAGAGTATTCATAATATCCTTTCGATTAGGATATTAGATAAGTTAATGTGAGTAATTTATGCAGTTCTACGATACATTCTTACACAAATAAATGGTGGCAAATATGTTCCGTTATCATCTGTACGGCCCTTTAAAGCTACTGCGCTATATGCTGATAATTGCGGCGTAGCTGTATTTGAAGCTACGCCTTGAACTGCACTTTGCACCAACGCCGGATTAGCAAACTTAACTTCTGATGTATAATTATACATAACATTTAGCCAATTGCCTTCACGCGTATGTTCAATTTGTGCTCCACCATGATCAGACAAAACATGACAGTGTTCAGTTGAACCACCGGTATTTCCAACACCGTACTTGGAACTTGAATAAAGAAATTCATCTATAATAGGAGTCCAAGTACCACCAACAATATCAGTTGGACTTGTCTCACTAAATGTAATATAGATACTATCTACTGGATAGATAATATCAAGTAGGTTAACAAAATTACTCATATAACCCTCCTAGGTCGAGGGCATTAACTAAGAGGAATGCCCCCCCCCAGAAGAGTGTGATTCTTCATGGTATCTAACATCTTTAATTACCTTTCTAGTAATTTGATATTAGATTTTAGATTTTAAGCAGTTCTATAATAGATATAACATCCTTGATATGCTGGCATATTATTGTGCGGCGCACCATCACCAATAGATGAAGTATTATACATACCAAATGATAAAAACCAGCCAAGATTACCATTTGCCATTTGCCAATTAGATGATTGGTCACTTAATGCAATGGGCCATTCGGTTCTGTAAGAATGGCTATGGCTCGGCATTTCTGAAACAGTTAAAGCGTGAGTGTTTTCACCACCAGTAGAAGTATTGTCTGTGCCATATAAAAACTTATCTTTTATTCTGGACCATGTGCCGCCAATGACATCAGTAGGACTGGCACTAGACATAGAAATATAAATACTTCCTACAGGATATATAATATCTAAGAGATTTACATAATTACTCATTATTTAACCTCCTTATTTGGGAGGTTATCTAAAATCATAATATCAAATTGATTTATAGAAACTAAGCTACCGTAGTAGCCCCCCCCCTAGAGAGGTCAATTTATTAAACTTATTCACATAAAACTCCTTTTCTTTCTCAAAATTATAATCTATATCTATATAAAAAAAAGGCAAAACTCATAATCGAGTTTTGCCCAAAAATTTTAAATTTTTATCCACAGCTTGCATCTTGAATCTGTAGGTTGAGCTGATTGCACAGCGATACTATATTCATTATCAGCGCTACCAGATTTAGTAGCATAACTAGCAGAATTTGCACTACCAGCACTTGCCGCATACTTTACGCTTTTAGATGAATCAGACGTGTTATCAACATTGCCTAAACCAATAGATGCCTTGGTATGAGTATGATCACTTGCGGCCGCACCAACCATATCGGCAGTCCATGGCTTATATTCTCCATCAACGGGGTAGTAAGCTCTTGCCAAAATATATCTCCCTTCGAACGAAAGGGAGAGAGCCATAAGCCCCATGAAACGTTATTTAAATATTCAATTATTAAATTTTAATCCATATTTTACAAGTATTACTGGTGGGTTGCGTAGATGAAACAGTTATTATATCGCTTGCCGCTTTGGCATTGAGTTTTGTATTCATTTCACTTTCAGTATAGTAGCGGTCATCGTGAGTGTGACTAGAATTGGCCTTGCCATTTAATTTAGTATTTATTTCACTCTCAGTATAATATCTATCATCATGAGTATGTGAACTTGGAGTGTATGTAGAAGGTTTACCACTCACATTACCCCATGCAACAGAATTCGCGGAACCCGCACTAGTTGCGTATTTTACGCTCTTGGCAGAATCTGTGGTATTATCAACATTACCAAGGCCAACCTCTGACTTAGTATGGGTATGTGGGCTTACTATAAAATTATACGCAGCAGACTCGCCAAATGACGGAACAGCAGTCTGCCCTGCTGTCGATGTATCCCAATTTGTCCAAGAAATAGCAAACCCCATATCATAGTTACTACCAAGTGGTATTAACTTCATTGATTCTGACCATTGACTTCGTTTAGCCCAGATAGAAAAAGTATTACCTTCTGTTTTTTTGTCTAAACCGGCATAAAAATATCATAAAAAGCACTCTTTGCGTTTTGTGTTAAAAAGGTATAAGAAACTGTAGGAGCAACGAATATTTTACTATTTCTAGAATATACTGATAAATTCATAATACAAGCACTTTGTCTTGATACACAAAGATAAGTTTCGTTAATTCTTTCGTATGTACTATTGCATGTAACACTACCCAACTTATAATACATTATATTAGCAGTACTCTTCTCTACATAATATTCTTTTGGACTAAGAACATTGGCACTACTTGCTGTACCGTTTAAGTTACCGTTTACAGTCTTAATATATGCTTCTCTGAACTGCCAGCTACTTGTTCCAAGAGCAGAAATTGTTCCTGAATTATAAGGTATAATTCCTAGCTGCGTAGCCCTAATCCAGTCGTTATCTGAACCATCTGGCTTTGTTATCCCTTGATAGCCATTAGTGTTTTTACTTCCTAAAGCTCCTACCATATCAGGAGTCCACTCTTTATATGAACCATTTACTGGGTAATATGCTTTAGCCAATTACATCATTGGCACACCATGCCCCCCAGAAGGGTATAATTCCATATTATCATTTTACACCTACACCTTTATCCATAATTTACAAGTGCTTGCGCTTGGTTGCGAAGAAGACACAATAACCTCTTCTGGCCTCCACGTATTGGTATCTTGTGTAGGTGGAGTGTAACCAAGTGCCGCAGTGACGTTCGCTTTAGTAAGCGAAATCGTACCGCTAGAATTTGTAATATTTGAACCAGTCTTAACCAAACCTAAAGTTGAGCCAGTTGCCGCACCATAAGTAGTATTGTTATCAGTCCAAGGAACATTAACATACAGATTGCCACTACTATCGGCACTAACTTTATAATTTTTACCAGAAGTTGTGAATCCAGTCTTTACACTGAAAGTAGTACCAGATAAAGATAAACCAGTGCCAGCAGAATACGTTGTATTTGTATCCGTATTGTTATCAGTTAGGGCGATTGTTGTGTTACCAGACTGATTCATAGTAAATGTGCCTTTAGTGGCTCCATTCTGCGTAATGGTAACCGTACCGTTGCCAACAGAGGGAATCTGTGAGGTTAAGGCTAACTGCCCCCCGCTTACTGGCATATATACAACGGTGGATTGATTTGTACCTGCATTGAAATTGGTATCAGTATCATAGGAAAACGCCAAACGTTCATCTCCATATAAGTTACCGATAGTCCAAGCGCCTTTGAGAGTCTTTTGACCTACTACTGGGTTATATGAATCTTTATTAGATGTTGTACCAAAAGCAATAGCATTATTACGTGCGGAAATCAAACTACCACCAGAGCCACGGAGAATGCGGCCAGACATAGTGCCGCCACTCAATGGTAAATAAGAGTGGGAGTGATTGGATGCCGCAGCGCCAACATCACCATAGCTAAGTGAAATATTGCCAGTTAAAGCCTTTCCATTAACTGTGCGGCTAGTGGGGACATATGAACCGAACTTATCATTAAGTACCTTGCCTTGTGCCGCAGAAAGTGACTGGTCTGTAGCTGTTGATGTTAAATTATTTTGAATTCCACGCCAAGTATTATTATCAGTAGATGAAATAGTAATGTTACCACTTGCGTCAGAGGTAACACTTGTAGCTCCACTGCCTTTAATGGTCACACCAGTGCGGAATGTATTGTCATCTGTAACATTAATGTGAGTGTTGCCATTCGTAGTAGCAGCATTAGCTGTATCACTGGCAGCACCAGCTACAATACGAGTTGTCCAATGCGTATTTGTATCAGCTGTTGGAGGAGTATATCCAAGAGCAGTTGTTACATTTGCCTTAGTTAACTCACTACGAATAGTAGCAGAAGATTTATTTTCAACATTACCAAGGCCAACATCTGATTTAGTAACACCGTGCGGATTGCCACTTTTCACAGTTGAGTGATTATATGCCGCGCGTGATTCATCACCATAGCCAGCAGTAGAATGGGTAGTGCCTAGAGCAATTGTTTCAGAAATCACAACATAGGCAGTGCCGCTCCAACGATAAATCTTATTGGTATCTTTAGCTGTGTAAATCTTACCAGCTTCACCTGTAGTTGGGAACTTGGAAAGTGAATCATATTCAAGAACGTCGTCAACATAAGAAGGAAGATTTGAGCTTGAAATCGTGCCGCTAATTTTAGATGCATCTAATGTGCCGCCAAGCTCAGAGAAACTATATGAAGGTTTAGACGCGGCTTTTGCCCATGAAGGGACATCACTAGCTGGCATACTTGTTGGAAAATCAGTAATCTGAGACTTCGTATGGGTATGGGAAGCAGCTGCCGCACCAACATTAGACGCAGTGATATTGATTGATTTAGCAGCACTACCATCATACGCACCTTGGGACGTACCGTTAAGAGAAATCGTTAAGGCATTTGGGTTCTTTAGAGAGCCAGGGACTGTTGGAATAGATGGCTTATTTGAAAGGTCGTTATATGAACCACTAGTCGCAACAGTGGCAAAACTAGGCTTACCTGTTACCTGACTCCAAGAAGGAGCATGGCTTGAATCGAAATAGTAAGCCCAAGCACCCCAAGAGGTACTATTAAATTGACGAATCCAAGTTTTATTGGCACTCGTGTTACCCTCTGTAAGCACTTGTGCTACATATCCGCTGGCGGTTTTCTTAACTTCAAGACCAAAAGCATCAACGCCACTTGGCTTATTTGAAACTGTATTACTGCCGACACCAAAATAAATGCCGACAGTTTTAATGTCGTTTAAATTTTGATTGGTAAGCTCGTGCGCAGTAAGATATGCGGCATTGGTTGCATTTGTAGCGCTGCCAGCACTCGTTGCGTATTTAACGCTCTTTTGGCTATCCGCTGTATTATCGACATTACCTAAACCGACTTCACTCTTAGAATAAGATGGTTTACTTGCAGCCTTAGCCCAAGCGGCAACATCCGATGCAGGCATTGAAGTTGGAAAATCAGTAATATCAGCTTTTACATGCTTGTGGTCCGTATTAGATTTGCCACTAAGAGCAGAATTAATTACTTTATTTTGTACAGGATTTGTAGAAGTACTTGAAAGTGCAGAGTCAACTGAAATATTATTAGCTCCGCTAGCGATACCATCTAATTTTGATTTATCGCTTGCAGACATAAGACCTGCGGCACTAGTGCTAGCATTACCATAGACGGTGTTTGAATCAGTAACGCTATAACTTGAACCATCGCTGCCTTTAAGATAAATAGTACTACCGTCTTTTGTTAAATTGTAAGTAGTATTAGAGTTGATATTATCTTTAATTTGAATCAGAGAGGCTGTAGAAGTGCCCATCCACATAGTACCTGTATCGGTTGCAATATAAAGTGCGCCATCGATGACTTTACTCGCAGACTGTAGGGCTTTGATATTAGGTTCTTTATCTCTGATAAATTTTACTCTTGCTATCTTGCTCACATCCTTTCTGTCCAAAAGGTATATTCTTTATTAAATGAATTGACTTACGCCAGTTTCATTATATGCTTTTATAGCATTTTCTAATTTTGTTCTATATTCAATTATACTTGTAATGTCGCCTTTGCCACAAATATTACCAGAAGTAAAATATGCCGCGAATACATTTTGTGCATCGCACGGTTCAAGACGATAACAGTTTACATTACCCGGACATGTAAATTTGCCAGTAGCATCATCTATATAAGGATAAGAGCTTAATGTAGATAAAAAATTTTGACCCATTGTAGAAGATGACGCAAATTTCACTTTCTTTTCGGGAAAGCATTCTGCTTTTTTAAAACGAATATCTTTTAGTGCTACTGGAAAATCAGCAAATTTAACGTCTGATAAATCCCAACCATATGCACTTCTCCATGTCATTTTGGGCCAAGAAACGTTTAGATACATATTCCTACCATAATAATCAACAAAACCATTAGAATAGAATCGATAATGCCATATATTGTTAGAAGTGTCCCCTTCTAGAATTATCGACTCTTTTGTTTCAAGCGTTACAGAAGAATCTGCTTTCAATTGTAGCAATTTGCTATCTGGTATACCTAAATATACTGCTCCAGTATCCGTAGAAACATATATAGTACCATCATTGATGTTCTTGTTTGCTTCTTGAGATTTTATTGTGTCTTCTTGCCCCTGAATAAAATTTATTGGTTTTTTCATAATACATTATTTTCTATGAGATAGGGTGCCAAGTTAAATCATTTGGCGTCAAAAAATCTTCTATCGCATGGAATGCAGCAGATTTTAGTCCAAAGACTGAAATCAATTTATCTTTAACTTTAATCGTACCGTTTTCGGTACCAATTGTGATTTGGTCTGCTGTAAGCATTTCATCAGGTTTTACGCCAGCGGCTTTTGCGTCCACGTATGCCTTTGTCGCCAAATCGTTGTCATCTGAAATTGACTGATTCGCCGCATATTTAACTTTACCACTTAAAATACCGCCAGCAAGAGGCAAGTATTTTGCCTTCTCTTGGTCTGTATATGCTTTTGCATCTGAAAGAGCTTTATTTGCTTTAGTCTGAGCGTCAGATGAAGCTGTACCAGATGCTGAACTGATAGCGGTGTTCATTTCACTTTTGGTCGGATAGTTTGATAAATCTGTTTTGGAGCCACCTAATTTTTCAAATTTTCCATTAACCCAAAAGTATTCAGTATATTCATTATCAGATTCAGACAAATCAGGAAGCATATAGATTGTGTTATTTTCACCAGTAGAAGGAAGAGTTGAGCCTTTTGCCAAAACAACTCGTTTAAGATGCGGAGCTGCGGCAACTGCGTTGGCAATGGCTGAATCCATAGCATCTTTTTTAACGTAATCGCTAGGCACTTTGTCAGATGGAATAGCAACGTCCCAATTAATATCGGACGCATCTACGAGCTTAAAAGTGCCATTATTTTTTTGCTTGATTTTATCAATTAATTGAATTGGCATTATCTCACCTCTACCGTAGTCGCGCCCAGTCCAGCGTTAGTTGATTTATAAATGTCATACGAAGCAGTTGCTCCACTGGCATTTGTAAAGTCAAAAGTTTTTACTTTACTAAAACCGCCCTCAAAACCGCCAACATAGAATACGGGAGTCCCAAAAGAAGTTGGAATTGCAAAATAAATATATTGACCAGCATTAGCCGTTACTGTCCAAGAACCAGTACGCCCAGAAACTAAATTCTTAGTCAATCCTTTGACAAAAGTCGCGTCCATCTTAGATGTGTCAGTAATGTTACTCACTCCGTAATATTTACCATTTAAAAAATAAATAGTGGATTGTTTTGAAGACACAGAATTTCTAGCATCTGTTGCCGTCAAAGTAAACGTAGTTGTAGTTTTGAGTGGAGACGCGAAAGACAAAGCTGTAGAACCTGATTGACTTTTAATGATTTCAGATGACTGACTACCTGCTGTAATGGTCAATTTGGAAGGTTGCTTATTCAAATTCCAAGAAAATGTAGAAGATGAAATAGAAGAACCTAGTTCAAGCGTGCCCGTATTGTTTGAAAAAGTACTAATGGACATCGCTTTATAAAGTGAAAGTGTACCGTCAGATGTAATATCAAAATCATTGCCGGGCTTGATAACACCTGCGGCAGAAGAAGTGGCGACTTTTACATCGCCACTTCCATATTTGATATTATTTTTCATAATACTCTTAGAATCAGAAATAAAATAGATTCCATTTGGGTCTACTTTTGCGCCAAGAGCATCATATTCTGATTGTACACCTGAATAGAATTTAATATCCGCAGACATACAATCTCCTTAAATTAAATAATCAATTTAAATTAGAGCGTGCCCCAGGTAAGAGCAGAATCAGTATATTTTTTCGCAGACGCAAGAGCATTATTGGCCTTTGTAGTAGCATCGGCAGCAGCAGCATTAACAGCTTCTGTTTTCTTGGTATCAGCGTATGACTTAGCGCTAGAAAGCGCAGCATTTGCAGAACCAGCAGCATCGAAAGCGCTTGTGGCAACGTATGCGGCAGAACCAAGACCTTTAACAGCTACGTTTTTGCCCTGAACTGAGATAGTACCGTTAGCGGAACCGGAAACGACATCGCTTTTCTGGACAGCAGAGTCAGCCTTAGCACCCTGTGCGGCAGTAGCGAAATCACCAGTACCAGCATAGGCAGCGGAACCTAGACCGTGAACCTTGACGGCAGTGCCCTTAACAGAGATAGCGCCATTGGTAGTACCTTCAATAACATCAGCAGCCTGCAGCGCAGAATCAGCTTTAGCGCCCTGAGCGGCGGTGGCATAATTCTTGGCTAGACCATCAGCATAATCCTTAGCAGCCTTCTCGGCATCAGAAGCCTTGGTGGCGGCAGTAGCTTCGGCAGCAGCCTGAGCAGCGTTAGCCTTTGTTGAAGCGTCTGTGGCAGCAGCAGCAATAGCGGCCTCCTTGGCAGCATTAGCTTTGGAAGTAGCATCATTAGCAGCGGCAGTCTTGGCATCGCTTACGGCAGTGTCAACTTGACCTTTGGTATAGTAATTGCTAAGGTCTGTATCAGAGGTACCGATGCGCTCAAAGGCACCATTGATAAGCATATATTCAGTATAAATTGACTTGGCTGAACCAGCAACTGTAGCATCGCCGCCATCAGGGACCATGTAAATTGTATCTTCATTGGCAGCTTTAACTGCTGGAAGAGCTTTAACAATTTCACGCTTTAGGTGATGGGCGTTTGCAACGGCTGTAGCGATAGCAGAATCAGTCTGTGTCTTGGTGTAAGCATCGCCAATGCCATAGCCAGCTAAAGTTGTAGCCTTGTCAGCTTTCTTAGCGATTTCACCTTCGAGAGCGGTCTTAGCAGCAGAGACCTGATTTGTGGTTTCAGTCTTAGCGGCAGCTACAGCTTCGGTCTTCTTGGTATCAGCATAGCTCTTGGCATTAGTTTCAGCGGCATTGGCTTTTGCAGTCGCATCAGCGGCGGCTGTTTTCTCGGCAGCGGCCTGAGCATCGGAAGCAGCTTTCTTAATTGAGCCATCGCCAGTGCCATTGATTACGCCAATAGCAGATTCGTTAGCAGCAGTTTTACCCTCAACGGCAGTAACACGGTCAGCAAGAGCACCGGTATTGAGGTTCTTGACTGTCTCGGTTACGTAGTCGGCAACGGATTTAGCCGTAGCGAATTCACCATGAGTGCTTGAACCTGAAATAGTGGTAGCTTTTGGAAGGACAACTGTCTGATAGGCAGCGCCATCAAAGAAACGGACTTCACCAGTAGTTTCATGGATATAAAGTACGTTTACCTCTGCGGTATCGGTTTCGGGGAAAGCAGAAACCTTTTTATAGATACCACCAGAGAAAGGAACGTCACCTTTATAGATTGTTCGAGAATCGCTGATGAAATACAGGGTAGCAGCATCTTTATTATCAAGACCCGCAAACTGGGCAGCGGTGCAAGAAATAAATTTAACTTGAGCCATCTAATTTTCCTTTCTTTTGTATGATTTACATATTTATTATAAAATCTCTTTAAAGATTATATAACCTTCTATTCTTGGAATTCATTCCATTCGGTTAGGTTGGAAACTGCAATATATTCTTTTGTACTCGCGCTCCATTTATATGTAGCCTTATTTGCAATATAAAGAGTTGTCGGATTTCCTTCTTTTGGAAAATCGTGTACATCTGTGCCGAACACAACAGGCTCTAGATTACTGGGAGTAAGTTGCTTCCAAGAGCCATTAGAAAAATTCCACATAACGTTTGAAGATAATACATAATAATAACCATCTAATACAGAGGCATATTGTTCTCTATCTTCTTCTGTCTTAAAGGTTTGAATTGTTCTATAAGGATAGCGTACGCCATTAATGTCTAAACATACAGTGGCGTTATCAGTAACAAAAATAACATTACCGTCACGAACAGATAACTTGCTTAAATTTTTAGCACTAACGGTATAAAGATTAGTATAAACCATTTTAATCCTCCTCTACCAATTCATCGAAATTAATCATTTCCAAGTGAGGAGTTTGAATCTGTCTATCTACATAATCTTTAATAGTTTGAATATCATTATCAAAGTCAATGCCACACTTATCTTTATCTAATTTAGAATCTATGCGAGCATCAACAATTTCTAATGACTTTTTAGCTTCTTCTAATGTTTCATCAGCTTTATTGCCAATAGCCTCAACTCGTTCAATAGCCTCATCAGCCTTTTCAGCTGCTTTATCAGCTTTATCGGCAGCAGCATTGGCAGTATCAACCGCATCTTTGGCAGCGACTTTAACTTTACCGAATTCAAGAAGCATATCTTCGAATTCAATTTTTTGAGCAATCATTTGCTTTTTCATCTGGTCGCCGATGCAATTGAGACGAATTACCGCATTTTGAAATAAACTGAAATCATCGGATACGACAAAAGAAGAACCGTCATTCGGGTCAGATAATACGTGTACAACAAAATTAGTTGACTGAGCAATTGAAACACTATCAACCAGTTCGATACAACAAAGCACATCGCCTTCAAGTAACATCGCTTGCGGCCAATGAATTTCCCATATAATTGGGTCATCATTGGTCTGAGTAAAGACATTATATCCTTTTACCTTCTTTTGGCGATGAAACCAACTAAGATATACTTTAGTTTCAGGAGTAATTTGAGCAGCTGCTTCTTGGTCGAAAATGATTCTAAAAGTGCGGCCATTGGCATCAGCGCCACCAGCAACAATCGGGTCTTGAATATCTTGGTCAAGTGATTTCAAATTAACCGTAACTGCTTTTAATTCCTGACTCATTTATTCACTCCTTTCGGTTTCACTTTGTATAGTTTTAATTATTTGAGGATTAGAAAGATTTATCCTCGGTAATTCACGAATTTCTTCCATAAGACCATCAATAAATGAATTTCCTCCTGCCGCTTTATAATATAAATATCTGCGTTCCAAGGATTGTAAATTTAAATCATCAATCGCTTTAATCTCATAACAGAAATAGTGGTGTTTATCTATAATATAGCTTCGAGAATTCTCTTGAAGCCTTTCCATGGTTAGCTTTTCATGCTCTTTAAGTTGTTTAATCTCTTCTGATTGTTCATTGATTTTAGAAGATAAAGTTGAAACCTCTTGCCGCACATTGGTTAAGCCTTCCATGATTTCAGAATGCTTTCTATCTTTCACAGATTGATGATTGAAATACGCTTTCAGTTTCTCATAAAAATATTCAACAAGTTCGCTAATAAATTTAAAAGCAACCGCAAGCGAAACTATCAAAATAATAATAGTCTCCAAAGAATATTGTGAAAATAATTGAGATAAAGCATCCATATTACAGCAATATTCCTTTCTATTTCAACATAGCCTATAAAATATGAAAGAAATACAGTGTAAATTATACTTTTTTGTCCAACAAAAAAAGAGGATTAGAAAATTTTTCTAATCCTCAATTAAACTAGTTTTATTAAATTTTAATCCAAATTTTACAATCATTACTTGTTGGCTGAGTGCTTGAAATAGTAATAAGGCTATTTAACTTATCATTTAAAATCTTACCTTGTGCCGCAGAGAGCGATTGATCGGTCGCAGTAGAAGTTAAATTATTTTGAACGCCTCTCCAAGTATTTGTGTCGTTAAGTGCGATGGTTGCATTGCCAGATTGGTTCAACGTAAAAGAACCTTTGGAGGTCCCACCTTGTGTTACTGTAATAGTACCATTACCTACAGATGGAATTGTTGGTTTATTAGATAAATCATTATAAGAACCACTTGTAGCGACAGTGGCAAATGTTGGTTTAGATGAAATCTCACTCCAAGAGTACGAAGGTTTGGATGATGCCTTTGCCCAAGATGAAACATCGCTTGCGGGCATACTTGATGGCCTGCCTGAGACATTTGTCCATACAACGGAACTTGCGCTATCAGCGCTATTGGCATGGTTTACTCTACCGACATTACTTGCTGTGACATTCGTTTGCGTATATGTCCTAATATCTGCCGCAGCCCTTGGTTCATCTCCTGTCAGTACCCAAATGCTACCATTAGAACCTCTTGAACCATTCGAAATAACTCTAAAGTTAACTCCTTCATAAGAACTAGTTGCTTTAAAATATAAGTCTACATAGCAAGTGGCGCCAGCTTTAGAATAAACATTACAAAATAGTTTTGAATTGTCTATACCGTTATTAACGAGCCATTCAACAGCGCAATGGCAACTCCCCGTTTGACCAGAAGCAATATCATCAGTACGCATAGAAATGCGGCAAATACCAAAATAAGAGTCTTGGTATCCTTGGTCTAGTGACAAAACTAGAGAAGCATCCATATAAGAACTATTCGTATCGACCGTTGCAATTCTATAATAAGGTACTGTATTTGTATCTGTTGAAATATAATGTGCTACACCATTTAAAGATTTCGTCCAACCGGAAGAATTGGCATAATTTACACTAGCACTTGAATATGCGGTGGCTGCTACTGGCTTTCCATTTGAAAAATATACTGGCTGCGTAGTAGAACCAGCAGAGGAGGATAGCTGAGTAGCAGTTGTAGCGCTACCAGCCGACGTTGCGTATTTAACAGACTTATTTGCATCTGCCGTATTATCTACATTGCTTAATCCAACATCAGCCTTAGCATGAGTGTGACTACTTGCAGCAGCTCCTACCATATCTGGTGTCCACTCTTTGTAAGAACCATTAACTGGATAATACGCTTTTGGCATAGTATTGACTCCTTTCTAGAGAGGAGAGGTGAAATACTATGCCCCCCCCCATAGACATTTTATTTTATATTATTTTAAGGTTGAATCCATAATTTACATCTTGAATCTGTTGGCTGAGTATCTTGAACCATAATAGAATACTCATTATCAGCACTTCCAGCAGACGTGGCATGATTCGCACTAGTTGCTGTTCCAGCGCTGTCGGCATACCCCGCACTCATTTTTGACCAAGTGTTACTTGATTGAGCACGTTTATATATATATAAATTATTAGCGCCATCGGGTATAGCAATTTGCCAAGGAGTTCCAATTGAATTATCAGATAAGACACTTCCCCATTGACCGAAAGGGACGTTGCTTGTTCCATTAGTTGATGGAACACCTCTAACGGAATAAAAACCAGTAGCAAAATGATTATTATATTCTGTGTCAGTGGTTGTCTCCGCTGTCATAATAGGTAGCTTTGTAAATTCAGTACCATTTGAAGCATATAATTCAGCCACAAATATCAGCTAAATTATTTAGCGGGGCGCAAGCCCCCCCCCCCAAGAGAATGCAATGTAACATTATAGATTCCTTTCTAAACAATTTTAACCCAGATTTTGACATGTTCTTCTGTAGGCTCAGAAGCGCCGACGTAAACAGTACCAACGTCATCTGCAATTTTACTATTTGTAACAGCTTTATCCGCAATTTTTGCAGATGTTACTTTACCATTTCCAATAGTGGTGGACATAGTGATAGCACTTGCAGTATTGAAACTAGTGGCAGATGTTGTTACATCACCACTCAAAGCGACAGTATTATTAAATTTATTGGCGGACTGGGCATTCGTTGCACTAGTTGCGTTGCCCTCAACATTACCAGTAAGATTACCAACAAAGCTAGTTGCATATACATAATTCCATTTATTGTTTGATGTGCCAAGAGAGTAAGAATTATTGGCACTCGGTGTGATTGAACGAGAGGTTAATGTTCCAGTCAGTGCGCCGCCAGATAGCTTTAAATATGAGCTATCGTGATTATGATTCGCAGCAGCAGCCCCGATATTGGCACAAGTAAGATTAACATTGCCTTTGCGGTATGTAGTTTCCGCATCACCCTTAACACCAGTGACTTCACCAGCTACCTGCCACGTACCGTCACCGCGCAAGAACTTAGTATTATCTCCTGCTGCTGGTTGCGGAACAAGACCTTTGGCTCCTGCGACAGATGATGTAGCGCCCTTCATTGCTTCTGGCTGTACTGTATCAATACTCAATGATGCATCCGCAGAACCATTAAAAGTAACAGTTTGTTTTCTCTGTGCGCTCGTTGTGCCGTATATATTGGTAATAGATAATGTATGTCCAACCTTTGAAGCAGTTGTTGCATTAGTTGCATTATCTGCATTCGCCGCATGGTTTGCTTCAAGCGCCGTACCAGCTTTGTATTCTTGATAACCAGCATCTTGATTTAATTTAGATTCGTCAACAACAATATAAAGGACACCTGTATCGGATTGCTTAACAGTATCTCCAAGCTGAACTTGCGATGCTGTCAATTTTAAACGTGCGGCTCTATCTGTTACCGTAACCATGCGCTCTAATGCCCCTTGCGGAATAGCTGATAACGGCAAAGTACCGGTCACAGCCGTTGCATCGATTGAAGGAATGGTAATAGAAACATTTCCAGAGCCATCAAAATTTGCGCTACCAGCACCACCGTTGTTACCTGCTTTAACACTAATTGAGCGGGCTGTTTTTAGCTTTGTAGCAGTATCGGCGTTACCAGTAACATTACCTGTTAGATTTCCAGCGAAACCACCATTACCAGTTACTTTACCAGCAAAAGTTGTTGCAGAAGCCACTGTTTGCGCCGTGGTTGTTGTTCTATCAAGTTTATTATTTGCATTATCATTTACAGCTTTTACTGCTTTAGGCGTAGCAGCAACTACGCCAGTAGCCGCACTATCTGTCGCACTAGTTGCGTCTGAGAGCCAGACTTCGCCACGCTTGTTGTTGGTAGCATCTGGCGCAACATAAATCGGCCTATAAGTCTCTAATGTTGGGTCATATACCTTGGCTACGAAATTATTTTTCATCGTAGAATCATTTGGATTGCCTTTAGCCATTTACTACCTCCTTAATCGTCATTGCTTGCATAGATAACATCTATAATTGTCTCTGGCGGCATAGGTTTTTCAAATGTAAATTTTAATTTAGAGCCGAAATGTCCATCAAGTTCTAGAATTCCTATCTCATTGATTTTATACGAAAATTCACTTTCATTTGTAGTGATAGTTACATCATAATCAGGAATTTGCGGAAAAAGGACAATATCTTCTTTTCCTTCATTTAAAGCACGATATTCAGAATATGCGATGGGTTGACGTTTTGGAATTTGAATACCAATATGTACATAAGAGTTACCAGCGCCCGCATTAAATGTATGATTTGATTTTACTGAAAAAGGCCCTTTAATTTGTTCAAGTTTCATATTTATGCTCCAAACTTATAGGCACTAGACCAATAAGATGGAATAGCATTATCTGAAACAGTAACAGAATTCTTTAAAAATGCAAGACCTTCTACTGTAAGCATTTTGATGCTCTCATAGGTAGCAGCACTTTCGTCCATTAACTTAACATCGCGCATACCAGTATCCGCAATCTTGCCAAGATAATACCATGTACCTAGATTATAATCAAATGCATAGAATTCTTTGTCGCTCTTGGCTTCATCATTAGGCTGATATGTGATAATCTTACCTAATGTGGATTGACCACCTGGCTGATTCTGCGCACCTGTAAGGCCAAAGGGATACTCTTTATTTAAATATTCAATAATATTCGCATCAGTATAGCCAGCCGTAGTTAGCTGTGTTTTTGTAACATTAAAGCCAACTAGAATACCTGCTTGGTCTTTAATTGTACCAAGGTCTTTCCAGTAAACATTTGCGCCATAATTTGGAATTGACGAATCATATGCCATGGCATCGTTGTTTGAAATCCAACCATTTGTAGCAACTTTAACACGATGTGACGGGTCGCTATATAATACAAATAAATGCCAATCGCTAGGCCGTACAACTAAATGTTCAATTGAATTAATAGGGTCACTAACTTTTACAGGGTTTGGATTGCTATTATATTTAACATAGATGCTCTTGTCATCACTAATACCAGTTCCCATATAGATAGACTTAACAGTAGTGATTTTGTAATTCTCGCCACCGTTCTCAGTCTTGAGGCTGATTGTTTCACCAGTATTGAAAATAAGCGTTGTCTCACCAACATCATTGACACGTGCGGCGGTCAATAACTTTAGTTTGGCAGGACTAAGTTTATCACCAGTAGTGGTATTAATTGTAATATTGCCATTAGACTGGTCAATTGTGATATTTTTAACCCAAGTAAGATATTTATTTACAGAAGCAGTACCATCATTGAAAGCACATACAAAATGGCCTGTATTTTCATCCAATGTAACAGAACTAATCCAGCGGATATGGCCTACTTTGTTTTTACCATCATTGGACAATGTGCCGCCATTGGTACCTGCAAATGTGCCGATAACATCACCATTATCTTCAATTTTAAGGCCTTTAACCCATGTAAGGTCTGTTTGGTAAGCAGGCGAACCATTGTTGAAATTCATTTCGAAGTGTCCACCCTTAGAGCCATCTCCGGTAGACAAAGAGACGCCTGTTACCCACTTGATTTTCTTCTCAAATACAGTGTTATCGTTATGAGTATAAGATACAGTTAATGTGCCATAATCATCAAGGGCAATATTTTTAATAATATTAAAATCACCAAGATAAATTAAAATAGGCGATGGATTCAACTGTTTATCATAAATATAAAGCTCATAGCAAACAATCTGACGGCCTGCCGCAATATCATCATCCATACCAGTATAACCTGCGGCACCTACAGTAGCAAGGCCAGTAGTCCCATCAACTTTTACGTTGCTAGTATCGTAAATCTTGCCACGATATGTATTGCTCATGGTAATTACTTTAAGATTGCGTAAAGTATCACCTTTAATGCCTTTAGGGATACCCATGTCCCAATATTCCCAAAATGGATGCGTTTCATCGTCAATACGATTAATACTTGCCATAGCCGCATCTTGCTTAATATTGCCAGCTTGGTCATACTGAGAAACGGCGTGTGCTTTATAGTCAATTACAGTATATGGCAATTTTAAGCCAACATAAAACCAAGAATCTGCATCTTCATCATCTTTGCGAATATTAACCCATGTATATTCAATATCATCATTGAAGGTATTGTCCTTTTTGCCGGGCACAAGCACATTATTTTTTATACCGAATTTAAAATCTTTCTTGATATTACCCTTTGCGTCATACCAAGTTCCATTGTCATCTTGCTTCCAATTCGTAATAGCCAAGCCTGTGCTTGTTTGACCTGTTGGATAACGGCGATAGCTATTTTCATCTAATTGCTCGGTTGACTTTGCGGCTACATTATCAATAGATGAAATTTCAAAAAACGGAGTACCAGAAGATGGACCGACTATTTGACCACGCAGAATAGCTCCGCCCATAGAATTCTGATAATCTAATCCTCTTTGAAATAATTTACCGTTATCAGGGTGATTTTTATTTTTTGTATTAATAATACAAAATTCATCATACCATACTTCGGTAAAATTTGCCCCAAGAGAAAAACTAGTTATCATATCTTGCACAGAAGCGAATGCAGCTTTAATCGTAAAAGCAGGGGCTTGATGACCTCCATAAAGCGAATCCAAAATTATTCACCTTCCTCTTCTGTATCTCTTTGGGTAAATTCATAATCTATTGTAAAAGAATCGTTATAATCTTTAGCTACCACTCCAAGAGAAGAAACAGGAACCTCTGAAAGTTCATAAAAACCACTTGGTCCAATTTTAATCTCTTCACCATTGACAGCCATCATAAGACCAGAATGGCCCCATACGCCTATTCTATCAAGAGTGGAATTTGAATTCATTGAGGTAACTAAATTCGTTATTTGCATAAGACTATAAGACATTTTAGTTATATCTACTTTGCGGCCATATTCAATACCACTACTAGTAGTACGTTGAATATTGTAATCCTCTGATTGGCGAGTCATCGATAGGACAATAGACGTAAATCCATCTTCTACTGGTCTAAAAATCATTTCAAAAACGCCATATCTTTCGCCAACATCATTACGCCAAGATTCGGCCAAAGAAACAACATTACGTTTATCTGTTTGTTTATATGACGTACCACCAGTACCAAGGTAATATTGCCTATCAGATTTTCTAAAATAAAGCATACCAGCGATATTTCCATTACCATATTTAAGAGGAATCATAGCGCTTACAGTGCCATCTTCCTTTTCATATAATGCAACGTCATAAACGTTTTTCCTTGTACCGCCAGCATTCACATTAACAGTTTTAATATACTGATATGTCTCAGTTCCCTTATCAGCATCTTTAGATAATTTAATTGTAAATTCCATTGCATAATTCATATCTTGCGGAATCTGAACCTTTAAATAATAATCTTGACCTTTAGAGAAAGCGGCATTAGGAATGATAGCAACATCTTGGAAGCCAGAACTACCGCTATCGCTACTAGAACCAGTGGTAATATCTGCCGCAGATTTTACATAAGTAAGCTGTGACGCATAATCCGCAACACATCCGCTCCCTGGGAATCTAAATTGTCCCAATTGTGTAGTTGCCATGTAATCCCTCCTTTTATTTCTTAAAAACATACCTATATAAAAATAAAAAATAGGGCAAATCAATTATACTGATTTGCCCTATAGGTTAAAATCTTTCAATCGCTTGACTACATGAAACACTCATTGTGTTACCAGCACCAAGAGGAATAGAAATAGTATTTAAATTGAAATCGCCATATGTATTTGTAGACGTATCATTCAGTCCGATTCTAACATTGGGTTCAAGATAAAAAACTGGAATGGCAGTAATCGTGGCAGAATTTTGATAAGTAGTATGTAAATATAATTCATATTTTACTTGGTCGAAAGCTCCATTTTTATATCCGCCAGTAGCTAAATTATAAAATACCTCACCACGCACTTGTGTAAACGGCATTCCGTTCTCTTGGCATTCCTGCTGTTTGGCTCTGCCTTTATCATCTTCATCCGCATTAATAAATACTATATTTGGAATCTCTGGCGCAAACAGACAATTAACATCATCAGAAACCACAGCATCAGTTCTGCGGCCAATGGCTGAAACTGAAAACTTCCCTAAGTCTGTAGAAGACGAATCTATGAAATCTAAAAAATAGTTTCCATCGGTTAAAGAAGAAGTCAACAATTCAGTATTTTCTTTTTCGCCTATAAACTTTTGTTCAACCAAATCATAGATTGTAGGCCAAAACGCTTCAAGTTCTTCAAAATAATAATCAGTATCTATTCTGCAATTATGTACATATTGTAAAATATCCCCTTGCCATCCTGAAATAGAATCAATTTTAGCATAATAATTGCCAGAATCGATACCATTCTTGCGGCAAATAAGTCCTTCAAGATATAACTCTGTACGCCAATCTTTTACCGTATATCCATTTGGATACACTGGTACTGGAACAGGATTAGTATCATCCTCAGAGCTAGTGCTATCTGTAGCATATACTGAAATATCAGATAGAGATACTTGTGTGTCTTGTGCAGGGTAGAAAGCTGAACACTTCAATGCTTTATATGTATCGTCTTTCCAATAATAAGCAAATCTGTTTGTAGCATCAAGATAGATAGTATTAAATTCTCCAATAGTAGGAAAATCATCTTTTGTTGTATATATTGCTGGAAAAGCAGCTTTTATCTCTTGCGTTGATTCTTCTGTATATAGCAATAGATTATAATATGTATTATAAAAGTTATTACCGAATTCATCTGTTATAACGGGAGTTGGTTTGCGATCAATAGCTAAATGGTATCTAATGTCAACTTTCTGTGAGCTGTTTATGCCTTGCCGCGTACCTTGAATGATAAAATCATTCTTAATATTATCAAGCTGTGGAGTTTTAGAAATACTGATAATATTATCTTTATCATTGAATGTATATACTGTTTTACCTGTGGTTGTTTCCACAAGATAGTCATGTTTTGACATATCATTTACAAGTGTCGTAGCTTGTGTAGTATTTAAATAATTTTTAATTTCTCTGAAATGAAAAACGCCAAATTCATCATAGAAATATTCAAAATTGCCAAGATATTGTTTAATTTTATCTAGCACGCTAGTTACGCTATCGCCAAGATTGGCCGACAAGTCTGAATCATATACAAAATCATCATATATATATCCACAGTCTTGCCCGCTTAAAACTTCAATCGTTCCAGGTGGCTTTTCAGAAGGTTCATCAATATATGCCGCATACCAAATCACGCCTGCGCTGCCGCTTTGTTGCGGGACAAGCCATAATGGATTTGAACCAGTCCATTTCATAACCCTTTTGATTCTCTTGGGAACGTCTTCTATAACGATATTATTTAAATCTTCACCACCATAATGGTTAACCAACTCTTTGATAATATCATATACTAAAACCTTTTGGGTAACGTATGCGCCAGATGCATCTTGTGTATCTTCTTCATCAAAGATAACTGCTGCTGGCAATTTGCCTGCAACGTCACCGCTCAGTCCGCACATCTTGTCTTTTAAAGTCAGCTGCAAAGACACGACTGATGAAACGCTAGATGACGCACTTGCACCAGCAATAAAAAATACACCCTGCGGAAACCATAAAATAGAATAATCTTTATATTGGTCACTATGATTTTCAATGCCAATTTCGATGAAAATTTTCTTATTGACGGCAAAATCATATGACATATTCTCAATATCATATTCTCCACTACTGATAGAAGCTGTTAGAGAACAAGTACGTCTTATGGCAGAAGAGCCATCCTTATTGAGAGTGCCAGAAGCTATAACTCCTTGAATCTCTTTCAATGGCTCTTCATTCCAATTTAAAAGTGTAATCCGCACATATTGTTTTTGATTAACAAAATTATCAATAGTCTTGAGGAAATTTCTACGTTTTATGGCGCTATTTTCATCTTCATAATATGAATCTTGAAGATAAGGATAAGTCCTTCTCATTTTCCCTCCTATTGATAATTAGTAGTCATTACCGTTCCATAATAATTAATCATACCTTCTACTGGTATAGATGCAATGCCTATGCGCTCAGTAGACGTATTACCGTTGATTTGGTCAATCGCCCCAAAAGCAAAATCATACCATTGATAGTTATAATATAATCTTAATTTATTATTAACATTATATACCGTGTTTAAAGCAGGTTTTTCAATATCATTTTCATCAGTGTATACTACAGAAGATTCTGGTAATCCAATAACCTTCCAAGATGAACTAAACCTATCTACAGGTTCTTCGTCATCTTGAACAACAGATACTGGTTGTTTTGTATCTTTTGCATCTATTACAGTAAACCAATTAAGATTTTGAACTGTTGAAGCATTTACAGATGAATCAAGTCTGAATTCATTTGGCTGTAAATATTTCTTTTTATCTACCTGCTTCATACGAATGCCCAAAAAACAAATATCGTCTACAGGAACATCACGTAACATGTGAAGTACACCTGTGCCGCCAACCAAAAAATTCTTAAAATCATTTTCATTATGATATTTAATACTTGCAACAGCATATGGAGTTACATCTAAACAAATACCTTTCCAATAGCGCATGCACTTACTGGAAAGCATAACATCTCCATCCATTTGAATAAAATTGTATTTATTACGAATCTTGTTGCCAAGATAAACATTAGGGCGAAAAACTCCACTCTCTTGGCCTACGAGTGTGCGGTCAATCGACGTACCAGAAATAGCTTCTTTCGAACTTGAACGTTCTTTATAGCATAAAGTATATTCTATGGTAACCACATCGTCCTTTTGAAAACTCAAACCAACTACATCTAATTTATTTGGAATTTGATAATATCCACGTTCATTAACAAAGAAATTTCTATATCCTTGGCTTGCTTTAGTCATTACGCTAAAATAATATCCTCGTTGAACTTGATGTGAATTCACTAACGCAGACAAACCGGCAGTATCTGAATTTACCTCTATAATGCCATCTGAACCAGAACCTTGAAACATATAATATCTAGGCTTGGAATGATAATATATCTTAACATTTTTAAGAACAATTTCATCCGCTTTTGAGCCAGATAAAACTCCGCTATATTTCTTTGAAAGCAAATCATTAATTCGATTTCTTATATCATTTGTATCTGGAACAGTTAATTTGTATGTTTGTCCCGGTTTAATAACTTCTATGTAATCTTTAATATCATCATTATTATCATCACCTTTTCCTCCCATAATAGAAGAAATCATGTGACGCTCATAAATACCAAGGGTATCAAGAGTTTCCAAAGAAGAAGCATCTTCGACTTCATAAACAGTAGCTGAAAAATCGTATAAACGTCTTCCAAGAGTCTCCTTAGGTGTTAAACTTATATCGGTAAGCATAACGACCATAGCGCCTTCGGCCATTGAACGATAAAGTTTAGGCTCTCCATCGTTTAACCAAGAGACTAAAGATTCTCTGAATTCACGTTCATATAGCCAATCATTGGTAGTCGTGGTTAAATAATTCTGCGAAGTTACACTGGAAATAGGCGCAGATGGATATTGATTTCCGCTAGTCTTTTCCCAGTTTTTAAAATCATTACGAACTAAATCCTTGACACCAGTTTCTTCTTTATATTCAGAATATAAATCTTTAAGAGTATCATTGTTATGATGAATCAATTGAGCTTTATTCGCAAACTCGCTATACGGGTCAGCTTCCGCAGAGATTGTTCCACTAATGCTAAATTGCTTATAATTTAATACAGCATTTTCTGCAAATTTAGGATACTTGCCGCCAAGGGTGTCAATTTTAGCTCTATTGACTGTTGGCTTGAAATTAGTAACTTTATAGTTATAACGAATAGCATATTGCTTTTTCCCACGAGATAGATAAGCATCATAAAATTGCGGCAAGCACATAGTAGACATTACAGGTTTTGCCATTTGCATGCCCGTTGAAGTCAAACCTTCTACACGATACCTGTACCATGATAAGCTGTTGACTGTATTGTCTATAATGGAGAAATTAACCTGTTGTAACTTTGCAGAATAGATTGTTTCCCATTCCTTAAAATTATCAGCATTAGATGCTCTTCTTACATAGACTTGAATACCATCGCTAAAAGAATATTCGTTTTTAACCGTTACTTTAATCGAAGCGGTTTCATCATCTACAAAAGCGGTAATTATAGGCTGCCATTCGTCAGTACCAATATATTCACCAATTTGAAATTTATATTCTTTAGATAGCTGATATTGATTCTTTGTGCGGCAAGTGACACGGCAAACATAATATGTACTAGTCAAATCAGAAGACGTTCCATCGCTTGTATTCTTTAAAGATGAAAAATCAATATTATAGACAATATTATTTGGATTCAAATTTTCACCAGTATATACTGTTGGTGTTGAATACAAAATATTATTTTCATCATCTAAAATATCGAATTTAAATGCTTCTAATGTCTCAGTTTCAGTATTTAAAATAACCTCTTCGCCAGCACCATTGACTGTGGTAAAATAAAGCCCTCCCGCAATTTGCGTTAAGCCTTTATTAAATGTCATATATGAATTACCTGTATAATTCTCAAATACAGATAGATAGATTTGTGGTTGATGAATAGGCCTGATTAAACAAACACTAGACCATTCTGAAAAATATTGTGTATGAGATAAAAGATAACTATTCTTCTTGGCTTCATCATTGATAGGAACTTCATCAGTTCCATCATAAGAATCAAATCTAATTTGAACTTTATAGAATTGATTCGTGTTAAAAGCATTTCCATCCACATAGGCGGTAGGAATGGTAACATAATACATACCTGCCGCCTTGTCGAATTGTAAATCTTCAATAAGAATCCCTGAAATTTTATTTAATGCATTCTCATTATTAAGTTGATTTACGCAACTTACGTGAACGTGCTTTATTTCAGAAGCAGAATTAAAAGAAGAAAGAGTAAAATACACAACAGCATCTTCTGTATTCACAAAAGCGTTTTGAAACGTTGAAACCACAGGAGGATACAAAGTGCTTACCACTGTTGCCATACTTTACCCTTCCTTTCTATTGATTTGAAGAACTTGTATCAATCCAGATACCGACATGAGTATTGGCTGGTTGCGTTTTGCCAGTATATACAAATGTCGTACTCTCCATATAATTAATGTAATTATCAAAAAATTGAGCAAGAGAATAATTACCCTTACCGCTACGAGTGTCCACTACATTTTCAAAACCAACTCCAAATTCAGAGTAAGGCATAGTGAGTGAACCGTCTTTAGCCTTTTGACCAACCTTTTTAACAAAAGATTTTACAGCCATTATTTATCTTCTTTCTTCTTTGGAGTGGCTTTTAGCTCTTGGGTTGGATTTTGTTGTTCCTGTTGAGCTTTAAAATTGGCTTCATCAAGAGCTTGAAGCATCTCGCTCTGAACCATAGGATAAAGTTCAACAAGTACATCATTTAATGCGTCTACCATTACAGTGGCAGAAACATTATTTGATGCCATAAAATTGTGTACCATATTTTTTACAAGAGCATGAACCCTCATACGTACTTCTAATTCGTTCATATCCTTTTATCTCCTTTTATAATTGTTATGGTTTAGATGTGTTAATAACGCTAGCTTTAGCAGAAATAATTCCAATAAATTTAGTGGCTTTTCCTTCTCTAGAATCTGCTGCCCAGAAATGCTGATTATCTTCCATATTAACTTTGTGAGTATGCTCATTAAATGTACTAGTATCAAGTTTACTATTTGCTGTGGCCTGCGCCGTATCAGCAGAAGCCTGTGCCGCATTAGCCTTTCTACGAGCATCATTTACATCATTTTGTCTATTTTGTATTTCTTGATTCAATTTATTTTGTAAATAATTTAACAAATCGTAAATACATCCAAGATGGTCAGAAACCTTACTTGAACTTCTATTGGCACCCATACAATTATGTGAATAGCCGCCATTATAATAGAATTCATTTGCATACATCCAACCATCAAGTGACCGCACATCACGTGCGGCAAAAATTGATGTTGTTGAATTGCCGCCAGGAGTCCCTTGGAATTCTCCCCAATTTGTTAAGATACCATGTCCAATATTGACATGTGTGCGTTTACCGATGTTGGGAACATCATCATAAGATGATTCAATAGTCCCTGTACCGCTTCGAATAAAGAAATGGCTATTACCACCAGAAGAAGGAATCATAGAGAATGAAACACCACTATCTGTTTCATTGTCTTTAATAGCAGTGGCAACCATTTTAATTCCTTCTGCGGCCACATCGCTTCTTACTTCGATACCACCACCAGCAGTAGAATAAAGTTTAAGCGCTTGGCCTACAAGCTGTGTCTTCTCACCATTGTTATTATTAAAGTCTAAATACGCTTTAGAATTGTTCGCACCGAGCAGCCAGTGTCCAGTATTAGAATGGGTATTTGAACTAAATGCTTTTGAAGACATGTGATAATCTTTACCAGCACTAATATTAAAATTATTATCGGCAGAATTAATAATTGAATTCGTAGCCTTTAGCCGCAAATTACCACCAATATTATATGTAATTTTACCTTCTTTATCTTCTGTATCATCTTTTGGAGTACCAGTAGCAGACAAAGTAAAATCACCTGTAGACATTTCTGTCTTTCTATCTTTTGGATTTTCATACTTAAAATGATTATCCAATAGTAGAGAAGACGTTTCAGATGATTTTGCGGAAAGGCTTAGATAAGATTTTTCATGACCAAGTTCTATTTTATCAGGGTCTATATGGAGCCTATGCGTTGAACTTGTGGCTGTCTTCTTTCCCGTATCTGGCGCATACATATTCAAATGACTACCATAGATATTAAAACCTCTTGGATATTCATCGGTAATCTTTGTACCAGTAGTCAAATACAAATCTGTTGTTTCTTTCTCTGCTTTCGACGTAGTACCATCAACAAAGAATTTAAATAGATTCGTATCTGCCCAACCAAACTGCGCACCAATATATTTTGCGTCAAGAGCACGTTTACCAAAAGCACCAATCTTACCGATACCCATTGAAGACTCTTGGTCTTGTATTGCATTTGTGTAGAATTGACCAAATTGATTGATACCGACAAGCGGGTATCTATGCCATTTATTATCTTTTTTATAATGCCTATAAATTGAAAAGGTTGAATCTTTACGCGGGTCAATTTCCACTTCAAGACTATCGCCTTCGGCAAGCGCGGCATTTGCCCCATCAAACTCGATACTTGAATTTTGTTTGGTTAACGGCTTGCCTTTAACCGAGATATATGCTGGATTAGCCCCTAAGATAAGGCCCTGCTTATCTGATGGAATTGAAAACTGAGAGTCTTTCACAGGATACTCTGTGTATGGCTTGTCTACTTTTGCTTCTGTAAAGTTGCCATTTTCATCTGTCTCGGCATTTGCAATATTGTATAATGCGCGAGAACCGATTCTCCATGCACCGATGTAGCTTTCACCACCCGGAATTAATTTAATGCGACCTTCCTCGAAATGATTATTTTGAGATGCCTGTTGTTCCGGCAAACCAAAAGTTGCAGAACCACTTTCAGCATCTAAGAAAATAGATTGTTTGCCATGAGAATAACCCATAAGACCAACACTAGATTTATCACTGTCATAGGTCTTAGATGTTCCCATCACAACACCAGTAAATTTATTTTCTTTATCCTTTTCGCCAGCACCTATTTGCGGCGCTAAGATATAGTTTTCGTCTTCGTTGATTTCAAGATGATTTCCATCCCAATCATTTAAAGATTTTAATCCATAAGTGTTAAGCGACATATAAATAGGAATATAAAGCTCAACAAACGGATTGGTATCTACCGCACTATTGTAAATTTTACAATGGATTAAATTGTTTCCATATTCGCCATCGTATATATCATTAGGCAGAATATAAATTTCAGATAAGCCTTGAACCTTACCAGTAGTAATGAAAGACTCTGCGGTATCTTTTTCTTTAATTATCTTAAAGCAAGCATTTCGTGGATTTTCATCATACGTTTGACCAGATTTTGTAGGCTCTCCACCTTCTGCTATCCATTCAAAATATAAGCTACTTAAATCGCTGGCATCTTTGCCGCATATGAGTTTAACGCCTTGATTTTTATTATACAATGGATTGCGGCCATCCGCATTGTATGTAATTGATTTCAGTAATGAGTTTTTATCAATTTGGATTGTGTCCAAATGCTCCTTTGCCGCATACTTAATTACTGGAATTCCATAAAATGCATAATATTTATATGAACTATCTCCAACAGTGTAGTTAACTTGCGCCTTGACTATTTGATTCATAAATTTCTTAGAATATCCGTCAAAGCTATATGATACAACGCCGCCATCACAGCTCATATATTTAGACTGACCATAGCCCATAGACCATACAGGGCTATTTTCAATTTCAATCTTTTCATTGCGCTGATATAGTTGAAAATTTAAAACCTGCTGCGAAATCGTTTGACCGCTATTCCACTCAGGCTTTCTTGTAGCTTTATCATACACCAAAGCAAGAGCCTTATTTTTTAAATTCTTGGCTGTTGGAGAAATCTTAGCTACAATGTCTGTACCATTGGTACCATTTTCTCCAACTTTTGTAAATAGAAAGTCAGTACTTTGAGTATAAGTAACACCCTGATAAGTAACAACGGCTTCAACCTGATTGGACACTGCTGAATAATCATAATTTGCCGCAATTGCCATCGGATATAATTGAGACACGCAATATTCAATTTTACCATTAGACTGATTTAAAATCATTCCTTCTTTTGGTAAAGTAATCATCGTATTCTCTAGCGGCACTCGCCATTTAAGGTCATATGTGTCTTTATTTACTTCAAGCCCCGCAGGGTCAAAGAAATGACAAGTTAAAGTTTTAATCTCTAATGGGTCTTGGTATCTATCATCATCAGGAGATACGCCAGATTCAGAGTATTGGAATACTTGGTCACCATTTTCAATAGTGATATAATAATCTGTCGGGTCTGCGGCAGATGCATTCTTTAGCACAATCGTTGCCGTGCCAATGGCATATTCAACATCTTCAACAGATTCATTACCTGTTGGTTGTCTATCACGAAGATAAACTGCACATTTAAATGTAGCAGATGAATCAATGCCCTTAACGGGATACGTTAAAGTATTTTTGTCCCAAGAAGCTCCTTCAAGTGCCGCCATTTGATTTTTTAAAGCAGAAAGATTATTATATCCTATTCCGTCTTTTAGACCTTGTTCATATCTTTTTTGTAAAGACTCTTTTGTCTCTGAGAAAGATAACACTTGATTATATTCATCAATTTTAGACCATACAAATCTAAAATAATCATCTGGATGCCCATTGGCTTTTCCAGCCTCAAAAGAATCTTTTTTACCGTCCAAAAGACAAGTTAATGTAGGTTCTCCACGGTCAAATGAAAATTTAACGCCAAGAGAAGATTCAATAGAAATATTACGTTTAGCAGCTTCATTATATAAAACAAAAGTTTCCTTTAAAACCATCTGCTCTTTATATACGCAAACGCACATATATTTATTTTCATATGCGCGATTTTCCGCACCAGTAGTAGAAAAATTATATCTATTACCTTTATCATCCAAATACGCCCAACCAGAGCCACCGTACATCTTATAGTTCTTTGAAGATGCTGTTACTCTGCCATCTTCTCTAAACCAATAAAACATAGCGTCACTAGACAAATCTTCATTCTTGTGCCGCAAGGTGCCTGTCACACCAAGACTTGAATTTGCGGTAGAATCTCTGAACGTAGAACCTTTTGGCATAGATAGGCGCAGCATATAGTCACCATTCGTTGCAGTGATTTTCCGCAAACCATAGAACTCTACATCTTGGATGAATATATCATCGCCCCAACCAATAGGCCTATCTTGTGCTTGAATAGCGTCTGTTTTTTCAACAAAGTTCTTGCAATAGAAAATAATCTGGTCAATATATAAGAAATTTTCCACATCGATTGGAAAAATTTGATATTGGTCAAAATAAGTTTGATATTGTAAAGGCGAACCAGTCATTGAATTACTATCAATAGTATAAGATAGTTTTTTAATTAATGGCTTACCTTCATCATCTGTAGCATCACCGTCATTAAAAGCTAAAATAAAAGTTAAACCATATTCACCAGTTTTAGTTAATTTATGTTCTCTTGGTAGAGATGTGCGGAAAGACGCTTCGATTAAAATCGCTTCAGCTTGCTTGATGTTATTTTCTAATTCTTCAACATCAATTGATAGAAAAGCATCGTGCGCCGCATTCACATCTTCATTATATTTATATAAAACCTTATAATCTTCTTTTTTATACGAGCGCAATCCAGCAGGAGTAACTTTATATTTATCACTAAGACAATTGCGGCCAATAAGATTGTAATTGCTAATAGCAGAAGACACAAAGCTGATATTATTATCATCTTCTGCCGCCTGAGCAACACCTACAATATTTTTCTTCTTTGAAAAATCGCCCTCTGGAATCAATATATATACAGATTGCCCTTGTGTATACGTATTCCCTTCTTGCGCATAGGCTTTCAGCTTGCCGCCATTGTAGGAAACAAGATATTCACCCGTCAAAGAATTAGTGCAACCAGCGACAGTGGCGGTAACTGTTTTGTCCGTTGCTATTTGCGATACTCTGTTGGCAACTACCGTATCAACAGCATTAAGAATAGCATCTTGTAAATTCGCCATTGTCAACTCCTTTTCTTTCTAAAAAATAAAGCGGGAGAACATAAGCTCTCCCGCTATAAATTATGTCCTAAGACATATCAAAACTAGAATTATTCAATTATAAACTTTTGCCCAAAATTATCGAATCTTATAAGCATATTGTACAGCTCTGTCGTTCAGAGACATTAATGCAGATTCAATTTCAGCAGCGCTATTGGCCGCAGGGAATTCAGCAGTAATATGAACATTCTGCTCAATAGAGTTATTTCCATCATCTTTTGTGCGGGCAAGCTGACTGATTGCCGCACCAAGAGAAGAAGAAATAGCATTAGATTTGACGCTATTGGCAAAATTCCTAACTGCTTCAACCGCTGCCAAAATATTCGCTGTGTCTGTAGAATTAAGAACAAGCTCTTTCTGATGCAGGAAAGCGAGTTTGCCATCTTTCTTTTCTGCCGTCTTGTCGCTCCATGTGCCAGTATAACCACCAGTATCATAGCCATAGGCACCAGAAGCTGGGTTATAAAGTTGAGCCGCACGTCCACTGTAAATATATTCATTTACAATCTGTTGCGCACGATTTGCAACCCCTTCACCGTAGCGTTCAATGATGCGGTTGCGGCGCACTGGGTCATTAGCCCAAGAACCATAAGTCCAGATATTTTGTGCGATACCGAAAGCGATTTCCTCGCTTGTACCGCCACCTGCTCCACCTGACGTAGGAACTGTAGCTTGACCATATTTCTCATAATTGGAAATAGTGGTTTTAAGGTCAGCGTTTTCCTGTTCCTTCTTAGAGAGCTGGTTCGCCAAATCATCTGCTTGCTGTTTAAAGGCTTGCATATTATTGTTTGCGTCAAGAATACGGTTCGCATAATCTTGCATCGTTGCTTCACTCTTAGCGACTTCGCCAGACATGTCTTTCAACTTATTGATGAAGTCTGTTGTGCTCTTGGCAAGCTCTTCTGTCTTTTTATTGGTATTTTCAATTGCGCCACTTACATCGTCGAAGTTAGTTTTTGCAATATCTGCTAATTCTTTGGTGCTATCTGCGTAATCTTGACCATTCTTAACAAGCTGATTAAACATATCATCGGTACTGGTATTGAAGTCATCAATATTCTGTAGCCAATCAGAAATTGAAGTAGACCAACGAGTATCAATTTGGTCGAATGCATCATTGTTACCCTGAATAATCTGGTCGTAAGTATCTTGTAGATTATTCTTGTTTTCATCGGTGAGCATGTCGCACATACCAATGAAATCATTGATGATGTTCTTTTCAGACGTAGATAGCTGTTCGCTTGTGCCAGCTAGATACTCTTTCAGCGAATCAACAATAGTCTTTGTGCGGGCAGTCTTTTCTTCAAGAGAAAGATTTGCATTATTCCAAATATCATTGATTGTAGATTGAGCATCCTGTAGTGCTGATAAAGAATCAGACTGAGTTTGCTTCATCTGGTCTTTGGAAAGATTATACGCATTGTTCTGAGCATCAAGTAAATCAGATTGCGCACTGCGTACATTGTCATCATTCGCGGTATATACGTAAGAATAATTGCCTTGCGTATCACGACGTAGCTTCATTTGAGACTTGTTACGTTGTGCTTCTTCAAGGGCAATCTGCTTTTGGAGAATTTCTAACTGAGCATTAGCATAATTAACATCATACTCAGAAAGTTTCGTCTTATCCCGCAGGTAAGACAATTGTTCTTTCATTTGATTGGTAATCTTTTGCTGAATAGATAAATCATTTGAGTTATCCAAAAGGTCAAGATATTTGCCTTGTAACTTTTGAATGTTATAAGATTTATTCACATCATCAAGATAGTAATCAGCATTGCGATTAATTAACTCCCACTGAGTATTCATCCAATCAAGGTCTGTTCCGACAGCTTTATTTGTCCATGCCTTTGTAATCTTGGAAACAGTATTTGTATATTGCTGCTGTAGATTGTCTAAAGAATCTTTAATAAGGTCATTAATATCGCTAGTAGCGTCTTTAATCTTGTCTGAAACAGTATTCCATTCTTCGGAACCCTCTTCAAGAGTACCCAGCATATCTTTCCAAACGTCACGCTGCTGCATGAGTTCAGAAAGTTCAACACGATAATTATTCTGCTGCGCACCAAGGACCTTATTTAAATCATCATATGATTCCTCACCATGAAGAAGCTCAATAATATCTGCTTGGTGCTGTAATTCATCGGTAATAGCTTCATATTGGTCTTTGCGGCGGTCCATTCTATCTGAAATGTCGTCAATCATATCAGTAATATGACCATGAAGATTTTCAATTTCAGACCAATAGTCAGAAACAAGGCTGGTAGCCTGTTCATATACTGTCTTGGCAACGTCATACAGGTCAGCTGAATCTTCACCGAATATGTCAGAGGTACCGGTTTCATTGAATTGCTTCATCTGCTCTGAAATATCTGTAAGATTTTTCATAGACATATCAAAATAACCAGTGCCGTAATAATCTACAGAAGTATCTCCCGCCAATGCGCGGTCTTTCGCGGCCTTTAGATTTGCAATGCGATTGGAAGCCCATTTCTTATATGCGTCGGAAGTACCTTCCGCATTCATCGCTTCCTCTTGGTCTTTGATTAAAGTATCATAATACTCATTTGCACTCATGGTCGCAACATCAAAGTATTTACCAAGTTTTGCGATACTATCTTGCGCTTCTTCATATGGAGTAAGCTCAATGCCACGATTAAAAGCGCGGTCAAAATCTACAAGTTTTTCTTGAATATCTTTAAGATTATCCATAGCTTCAACTTGTGTTTTAAGTACATTGATTCGCAAATCTTCAATTGAATCTTGTAAATCTTCAATTGACTTTTTTGTATCTTCCATATCGCCAGCGAAGAGTTCGTCATACCTCTTATATTTGGTGTTGAATTTATCAAGCGCTTTTTCTGCTGCTTCATACTCTTTATCTAAAGCTTTTTCTTGGTCATCAGAGGTCAATGTAGGATATTTAGCTCCAAGCTCATTAACTTTATTAACTAACTTGTTATATACATCTGCATAATTGGCGATATATCCCTCGGAATCAAATTGTACCCCATAATTAGAAGAAAGCTCATTCCGTAAATCAGCAGCTTCCTTATTCTGAATCTGTTGCTTTTCTTTTTGAACATCAATTTGACGCTGTAATAATGCAGTCTCTTTGGAAATATTTTCCGCAAGCTTTTTACCGGTTAAACGTTCGCGTTCTTTATTGAGCTGTTCATATTGATTATTGACCTTTTCAAGAATAGTATTAACACGTTCATATAAGTCAATTTCATTATCTATTTCTTTTTTCTCTTTAGCGGTATACGAAGAGCCGGAACCTCCACCAGAGCCGGAACCTCCACCAGAGCCGCCTTTATTTCCTCCACTTCCACCAGAACCACCCGTTGAGCCTAAGCCTTTTCCTCCGCTTCCGCCTGTATTATGCGAACCGGAACTATTTGGCATTTTAACAACAGATTTAATTTTCGGCAAAGCGATAGACCTTTTAACGCTGCCTATGGTTGAGCCAATAGTAGCACCAACAGCTTCAGCGATATTTTTAGCTCCTTTTGCTGCCTTTTTAGCAGAATCTTCAATTTCAGGCAAACTAATATCAGTTGCTTCATAGTCAATGTAGCAGTCTAAACCAAGTCCTTCAAGAGCTTTAAAAATAGTCTCTAACTCACTAGCAGTATAATGCCCTTCTGAAATCATCTCTTGAAGCTTTTCAATAAACGGACCAGTGTCAATAGTCGCACCAGCTTCAAGGTCTGGCAGCTGACTATTAACCCAAGATATAATGGACATCATTCCATTATACAAATTCGCATCTGTATTTGGAGAAATACCAGCTTCAATCAAAATTTGCGATGCGGCAGCTTCACGAAGACGTTGTAGTGCGTCAATATCACCTTCGGCAGCAGCTCTAATATCATCTAAATTAGATGAAATGAAAGACGCTTTATCTCCAAGTGACCAATTTGACATGTCAATGTTAAGCATATTTTGAAGCGATTCAGAAATTTGCTCAATAGTATTTGTATAATCAGCAGAATTTTGGTCCAATCCTTCAAGTGGATTCTGCGTTTCCTCAAAAATCTTTTTTAATCCATCCATACCATCTTGCGCAACGACAATTTTTGCAGCAAGCTCATCATATCTGTCATTGGCTTTTTGGATAGCTTTATTATTATCATCTATTTGTTTGCGATTCGCTTTCCATTCATCGCTGGAAGCATCTAAAGCCTTATTTGAATTAGTAAGTTCTTCATTCTGTTTTTCAAGTTCTAAATTATTATTTTCAACACTTGATGCGTAATTATTAAATTCTGAATTCGTATCTTTTAATGCTTGTTTGTATTCATCAAGCTTAGAAGCATCTTCTCCAACAGAAGATAATTTATCTGCTATTTTCTGACTGTCCCAATTAGAATCAAGAAAATCATTATCTCTAAAGTCATATGCATTTAATGCTTTTTGAAAAGCTTCTGCATAAGCATTCGCATCTTTAAAACCTGCTTGTTTTGCAAAATCATCACTAATACCAAGAGAGCTAGCACTAATATCAGACTCTTGTAAAGACATAATTTCAGAGCCAGATAAAGATGAAAAATCAAATCCACCTTTTTTAGTTCCATTAGCAATTACATTAACAGCATCTTCGCCATATTTTGAACCAACAGCGGAATTAGAAATTTGAGCAACTTGAGCAGCACTTTCTTGCCAATTCGCAGCGGCTTCATTCATAGCTTTCGCCGCAGCAAGATAATTTGTTAAAACTTCTTTCGAAACTTCTTGCTCTTGTCCAGAAGCATCAGTAAATTTATATTTACCGCCATCTTCTGATTTATAAGTCCACCCTTGCTGCTGCGCATATAATTTTCCAAGAGTTTCTGTATCTTGTGATTCAAAATCTTTTTGGTATTTATCAATATTATTAGACGCTGCTTGAGCAACTAAATCAACAACAGCTTGATTATTTTTTTGATTAGAGTCATAGCCGTCAGTGTTATTTAATGCATTTTGCGCCGCATTACGCATGGCTTCTTTATTTTGTTGATCAAGCTGTTCGTTTACTTTTAATTGAGCAACAATTTTATCGCCATTTTCTATAATAGCGTTAATTAATTCAGAATTGCCGACTTGCGATGTGCCAGCTAACGCTTCTTTAATTGCACTTTTAGAAGTAATCGAATTATCGCCCTTGGCTTTAAGCATAGAATAAATAGCTTGTAATTCATCATCATTTATAGCTCTATATTTATTATGCGTAGCCCCATTGTTTTCAGCAAGTGTTGGTTGTGAAACATCTCTGGGGTCTGTTTTAATCGCTTCATTGCGAGCGGTAAACTTAATTTTCGTCTGTAGCTCTTTATTATTAGCTTCAATTTGGGCAGAATTTGCTTTATCTTGTGCTATAGCAACTGCCATTTGTCCATAAGCATTACGCTGAGCTAATTCTGTTTGTAAATTATCTAATCCTTCATCTGCAATGCTTAACTTTCCGTTAGAATCTTTTCTTAAATATCCTGCTAATTGCGGATATGATTTAAGAAGAGATAGCACGTTATTATTAGCTTCTGCCAGAGCATCTTTCCATTCGGTCGTACCCTTTTTAAGCTTATCTACCGCTTCTTCTGACTGTTTATATGACGTAATTGTGTCTTGCAATGATTGATAAGAATTTTGGATTTCTTGATATTCGGTAGCGACATCGCCCGCCGTTTGTGCTAAATCATTAGCAGCCTTTTGAGCTTCGTCTGCGGCAATAGCATCACGATTTAAATCTTTCCAAGTAAGATATGCGAGTCCTGCAATGGCCCCACCTATAGCTAAATATGGCAAAGCGGCAGAAACCAACGCTCCAAAAGCGCCTGCCAAACCGCCAATAGTCGCTTTTAAAGTAGCAAAGATTCCAGAACCTGCCGCAGTAGTTGTAGCAACTTCTTCTATGGCTTTTCCTGCGTTTTGCGCTGCAACGGTACCTTCTGCTTTTGCCGCAGTATTTAGTTTCTCTGCTTGTGTATTCGCAATGGTTGCAGTAGTATCAGCCGCATCAGCACTTGCTTCTTCTCCAGAAGCGATGGCGCTTTTGCCTTTGGCAGTGGCATTCTCATTTTTAGCAACTGTATTATCTTGCTCTGCTTTGGTGTTCATAGTAGTAGCAATAGTATCAGCAGCTTCAGTTGCCGTTGTACCAGCCTCCCCACCACCATTGACGGTCTTTGCGATATTCTTTAAATCGCCTGTTAAAGTTTTTATACTATCAAGACTTAAAATATTTTTAAATGTAGATAGCGATTGCGCGACCATAGGGGCAATTGTGCCAATTGACATTAAAGTCTGTAATAACTTTTCTCCTGATGTTAAATCATCATCGTCCCAAATATCGCCAATATCTTTTATTTGTTGAAAAGCGAAGGCAAGATTACCAACCGCACCAGCAAATTGTAATGTTTGAGCAATTGCGCTTGCAAAACTAATAGATTCAACAAAAGCTTTTCCACGGGCTTTTGCAGCATCAAACGCAGATTCGGTTTGCTGCAATTTAGAAGACAAAGAATTTAATTCATCTTGTGTCTTTACCAGTTTACTATTGTAGCCGTCTGTTGTTTTTTCTACAGCATTCATAGCTTCTGACAATCTTTGATACGCAGTTTGAAGTTCAGATGTTGTCGCATCTTCATCTGAAAGAACGTTCACTAATGCTCGTACAGATTCTACTGCTTCTTGATTTTCTGCATTATTCATTTTATGGGCTTTCGTAAGCTCTTCAATAGTACCAATAGCTCCAAAAACCTCATCAATATAATCTTCCATATACTTTTTCGCTTCGGCAATATTCATATTACCAATTTGAGCTAAATTATCTGCAAAACTTTCACTAGCAGTATTAACATCCGCTTTATAGCTTGCAAACGCTTTTTTATCGATTGGAGTATTATAATCTAATTGACTATCAATACCCCTTTTAGAAATAACATTCTGTAACCCAGCAGTATTTACACCAGTAATGTTACCTTCTTCGTCCTTAATAAGTTCCAGGTCTTTACTTAGTGTTTGATTACGCAGTTTATACGCAGAATTTGTAGCATCTACAGACGTTTGTAATTTACTCTCTAAATCAATTGATTCTTTCTTAAACGCAATCTCGTCCTCAAGAATAGAATTATACTGTTTCTGTTGGTCATCAGTCATAATACGAGCATGACTTTGTCCATCTTGAATTAAATTAGCAACATCTCTATAACGCCTATCTGTTACATCTTCAATGCCCATTTGCTTCATTTTAGCATAGGCTTGATTCTTATTATTATTTTGTAACTTTGAAAGTTGATTATTATAAATTGCATTAGAAATACCTTGGCCAATATTTTTTGCAAATACCTGCGTTGCGACAGGAGCGATGGCGGAAAGCATTCCTTTTACTCCACCAAGAGCATTAACAAACTGGTCAGTTAAATCAACCAATTGTGTCAACGCATCCACCGGCGCATAAAAGTCTTCTGTATCAAAGAGGTCATTAAAAAGACCTTCCGCTGACGCTTGCAGTTTATTCATGCGGCCTTCAAGCGAATTAACATATTTATCACTCATAGTATCAAGAGTCCCATTGGCATTTTCTGACGCATCTTTATACTGGTCATACAAGTCAGAACGGTTCATTAATGCCTGAAAACGAGCTACTTGGTATTTACCTGCCAATGACTGAGAAAGGGCAGCTTTCTGTGTCTGATCTAAATTTTTCCAAACTCCCATCAAGTCTTCCATCATATCGCCAACATTACGCATATTATTATTTTGGTCAAATACGTTAACGCCAGCATTTTGTAGCTGCTTAGTAACATCGCCTAAAGTGATATTATCGTCTAATGTCTCGCCCGCCTTTAGGTCAGAAAAGCGTGCAAAAATTGTCTTTCTTATAATATTCTATTGGACACGCTACTATCCAATACTGTAATTCAGCTATAAGTTTCCATATAGAATAGACTATATCTTAACCATTCACAGGTAAAGCAATATTTCCATAGCCAATAGCTTGCTATGTACTTCCCTTAACGGGAATAGTCGTTGAATTATAGAAAAGGTAATATCTCTAAATTTTTAAACTTACTCTTAAAATACAAGATTTCATATAATTTAATATTATTTTCTTTACAATATTTTCTTTTTTTATTATCCCTAAACTGCTGTACTTCTAAAGAAGTGTTAAAATAATTATTTTCTTTAAAATGCTGCTCACCTTGCACTTCAATAAAATATAAAACATTATCTGCATCGTCCACCACAGCAAAATCAAAATGTTGTAACGGCAAATCTGGAGTATAATATTGTTCAATATATCTAATCCCCTTAGATTCTAACAAACGTTTAATTCGCTGCTCGCCCATAGATTTAAATCTATCGCACGTAGGACAACCATTAGATTGCATTAAACAGGTCTGTTTTTGTACAAAAATCTTACCGCATTTCGTACACCTATAATAATTTTTATCTAATTGCCCATTGTATTGTAAAAGTTTAATCGTGCCGCCAAACCTGTCATCAATAATCTTTTGAACTTCATCAACAGTAAGCATATTATTCTTTTTGCGAGTGTCACAATATTTACAAGCATACGGATTATCTAAACAAGCATTTAATGCCCGCTTCATCTCATTACCACACGTTTTATGTTTTACAATAATATTGTCTCTATCTATTTGTTTAATAAATTCAAAATCTTCGCTATCTTTTAATAAGCGCTGCACCTTTTCAAGTCTCGTCTCATCATGTGCATGGCAGCAGTCAAAACCATTAATAAATTGGCGAGCAGTCGAACGAGTATGGATTTTGCCGCACACATTACAACATACTTTAGCAGGACGAGAAATAGATGTATATTCCAACACTGTTATATTGCATTTTGGATAATTATTATAAAATCTTTTTTCAAATTCTTCTTGAGTAATTTTCTTAGCCATTTATCTTTCCTTTTTCTATAATGCTGATTGCCAATTCTTAACTACTTAGATACTATAATTACATTATAATATCATATAATCATCAACTTATTTGTTTCTGCTTTCGCTCTTATTTATACACAAAGATAAAAATTATATAAATAAGCAAAGTTGCTTTATGGTTTCCCAGCTTTTAATTCTTTTTATGCCCTAAGCAATTTTTCTAAGGCCATTTCCGATATTAGATGCATCTTCACGAGTTACAGATTCGATGGTAGCAATCTGTGCATTTAATTGGTCTGTAGAAACGCCTAACGTAGCAGCAGATGATGCCGCTTTTTGAGACGCTTCCGCTAATTCTTTAACATCAGCTGCAGATACATTCGCTACTTCTGCCCAAGAGTCCATTGCTTGCTGAAGTTGGTCAAGATTTTTGTCCATACCATAAGCATTCATATAAGCCATAATTTGGTCAGAAGTCGTAGCAGTGTCTTGTTGAGAAGCATTAGCCAATTTAGTAGACAATTTAGCCAAATCATTAGACTTATCTAACGAGAAACCAGCCTGCGTGAATAGCAAAGCAGCATTAGTCATAGCAGTAGTAGTACTACCCAATGACTTTGCCGCTTCATTCGCAGATTTAGCGTATTGGTTCATATCATCTTTACTATAGCTAGTAACCAATTGAATTTGAGTTAAAGAATCATCAAGTTCCTTAACGTAATCTACTGCCTGCCGCATAGAATCAGTTACGCCATTAAAAGCACTTGACATAATACCCCAACGAACAGTATTGCCCATAGTATTAAACATTTTATCTACAAGTGAACTTGTGGCCTTAACACCTGTATCAAGCTTACCAAGAGAGCCAAGGACATCTAAAAATGCTTTTTGCCCTTCTGTACCTGCAAGTTCAAAGCTGCGTTGAAGGCCTTTAAGGTTTACATCATTGCTTAGATTTTTTGTAACTTTTGAAATATCAAGCATACCCAAACTTGAATTAAAACTTTTCTTTAGAGCGCTAGAAACCTTTTCAACATCAGTTAAAGCTTTCTGAGCAGTTCCAGGAGAAAGTAAATTTTGAGATTGCATAGACGTAATCTGTTGTTGCACTTTAGCAAGCTCAGATTGCAGTCTAGACAAACCGCTATTATCTAATGTAGTCCGTAGATTATACTCAATAGTATTAGAATATTTACTAATCGTAATCACCTACTTCAAGATTATTATACATATGATTTTGTATCATAAGCATATCCTCCTTTTATATCTTTATTAACGTTAATATAGGCATAAAAAAAGAGCCTACTTTATATAAAAGTAGGCTCTAATTAATTATTGAATTTTGCCCTAGATTTCAAACAGAGGTCCATCTTCATCTTGCGGATCATCCTCTGCTTCTTTTTTAAGTTCCATTCTCTCTTTTATACCATCTTCAACTAATTCAAATTTAGGTTTATCTTGATTCATCTGTTCTTGAATATCTTTTTCTGGATTATTATTCATTCCCCATTTATTTGCAATTGCAAGAACTTGATTTGCTCCAACTTCATCAGAAACATGTTTAAATTTTTCCACAGTAGCTTCGACAATATCTCCACTAAACTCTTGGAAGGACGAGAGAAGACCCCGAGCAGACTGTAGATATTTTACATAATCGGTTAACCACACTGCACCATTGTCTGCAAGAAGGTCAAGTTCGTCTTTAAATTCATCGTACATTTTCTCAACCGTACCATCTTCCAGAAGAGCATTCCAAGCATCAAGAAGATTCTCTGAAATCATGCGGCCAATTTCAGCCTTGCGCTCTGGGTATAGAATAATCGCCGCATATGCATAAAGCGCACGGTCAAAAACAAACTGGTTCACAAAACCATTATCTTCTGCCGATTGTGCGGCAAAATGAATAATATCATAAATATCTTGTGACGTAAGTTTACTATTTTTTTCATTTGTAAAAGCGATAGTCATATTTTACTCCTTTTATTTCCTATAATAATAATAATAATATATATTATATCATATAATTCTATATATGTCAATGCTAAAGCGCCATCATTGCTCTAGAAAAATATAAAGTCATAGAAACTTTTCTGGCATACATCCTATTAATAATATTAATAGTTTCATTAGAGCGGTACGTTTTCATCCATGGGCCTTTTTCTGCCGCTTCTCTGACCGCATGGGAAATGCTGCTTCTATAATTCGACATTGAACTCGGCAATCCGCTAAACGAAGCAAATTCATCAAAGTCTTGCGCCAATAATTTTAATAAATCATACATAGAAAATACTTTATTATTTACGACCATTAGAGAAGCAAAATCATGTTTTTGAAAGTTCCCTGAACCAGTTAAAGCAATAGCAGCATTATTATATTTACAAAATTCTTTCATATTATTAAAATTGGAATCTAAGCCTTTTGACAATACATAAGGGACATCTTTTCCATTTTTTTTCATTTTTAATGCGCCTATATGCCCTTCCATCCATTTAATATTATCTTTATTGGCTTTTCCATTTTCAAGAAAACTCCCAAAAGTCATTCCACTTTGAACATTTTTAATGGTAATATTATTACCTAAATGTTGTTTAATTTGATTGTTTAATTTAACATTAATACCAATTATAAAAGTAATGCCATTCTCATTAAAAAACATTTCAACATCATTTTTGACTTCTCGACCATTTAATGTTTTATTTCCAGTATGAGCAGCGTCTTTAATTACTTTGCCGCCACTGTTAGCAAACGCTGCATCTATTTGAGGTTCAATATGATTCGCAAAATAATTTTTACTATGCTTCCCGATATATTTTACAGCGACCTCAAATAAAGAGCCACCGATTGTATTAAAGCAACCTCTAACAGAATTAATAAGTGAATTATAAGATACGTTATCTGAAACTCCGCCATTATTTTTAGCAAAAGAATTTAATACTTCAATGTCACTATGTAATCGCTGCATCGCATTTATTACTTTTTGGTTCGCTCCCTCTATATCGTTTCTAGAAAAAGATTTCCCATTTAACACTTCCAATTCACCACTGATAAATCCTTTGCCGTCTTTCACTGCTTGTAATTGACTAACAAGAACAGACTCTCCACATTGCGACATTACATCAATAATACTTTGTAAGCGATTGCTAACTTCATCAGATATTTTCGTAGCATAATCTGGAATGTGGGGGTCTTCATCTGATTCCGACTCATTAATTATACCTGCTCCCGTTGGTAGCTTACTTGTGCCGTCTGCATTAAAAAGCCAATCAGCATTTTGCAAATTTTGCATTAAATTAGAGCCAATTAAACCAGTTTTTCCGCCTAATGCATCTAATAAATCCGACAGTGTTTTAGCATCAATCTCAGCCTGCGGGTTAGAGAATTTTAATGATTCTAATGAAGTCTTAAAAAAATCTTCCACTATTTTCTTTTTTGCACTCTCTAAATTTTCAATAGTATATTGCTGGGGGGTTATATTTTCAGCATGATAATGTATATATGTACTCACTGCATTCATTATATCCTCCTAAAAATAAGCAACTAAAATAGTTTCTAAAACACAAAAGCAACTATTTTAGTTGCTTATTTCTTAAATAAAAAAGGGACGCTCCCAAAGGAAACGTCCCTTAAAGTCTAACTAGCGAACACTGCGAAGGTCAGAAACCTTGGGAGTGGCTTCAACTTTTACAGTATCTACTGTTGATTCAGTTGCATCAGCAACTACGTCTTTACCTACATTAGCCGCAGAATCATGAGACGTTGCGGCGTCTATTCCCCCGTTGTTTCGGAGAAGACAGACTTAGTGTACCAACTATTCACATCAGAGTCCTTGGTACGTCCATCGTGACCAAGGATTTCTTTGTTCTTGTAGTTGTGGGTAGTGTCAGTCTTATCAACGATTTGTAGCGTAGCCATAACCTTCTTCTTCTTATTGAACTTGGTGTAGGCAGGCATACAATCGATAGTAAATGTAAAGGTAGATGGGTCCAAAATCTTTGCGCATTTGGTTATATACGCACTACATAAATAGTAGCTTGTAGTTTCCTACAAGTTGAGACTATATCTTCACCCACAAATATTGTGGGGTTTTCCACTTCGCTTATTCATAAGCTACTCCATAGAAGGATAGTCGTTTAACTTTTAACTTGTCTTCTTTTACCTTGTAAAATGTTTCCCACATGTCTACGAGAAACATGATATTTGTCTGCTATTTTTTGATGTGTCCATCCTAATTTCCTTAATTCAAAAATTTCTTTAACTTGCGCATCAGTCAGCTTGCAATTTGTATTGCTTTCACCATACTGATTTGCAACTCTAGACCTTTTTAATTTAACTGCATACTATTGGTTTTCAGATGGAGTACACCATTCTAAATTTTCCAAAATATTATTAGTTCGGTCACAATCTAAATGATTCACTTGCAAAAAATCAGAATTTTCATTAGGGCTAAAAGCCATCATTACTAATCTATGAATACTATATTCTTTACAAGAGCCATCTAAGCAATAAAGAGCTACGCGATGATATCCTGCACGTGTTAGTCTTTTCTTTAAAGGCCGTCCATGTAAATTATCGCTATACACTTCGCCTTTATCGCTTATAGCATAATAATCTTTTACATTTGGTAAAAAATTATGTATTCTCTCTATCATATAATATCACTTTTCAATATTTTTATTTATATAATAATATCATATCATAAGAAAAAGAAAACGTCAAGTCACTTAGCTGCGGATTTTCCAATCTTCTAAACTTTTTACCATACCTGAGTAATTAATTCAGCCCTTATTTAATAAGTTGGTATTTAGAAGCTCTAAGGAGATTCCCGCAATTAAAAAAATAAATTTTATCTGCTTATTACTAAGCAGCCAGGCAACTTATTTTACCTGAATTTGCCATCGTAAAGGTAAAGTTACTTTGAATCTTGCCGCGAGGGATGACGAATTCGGCGGGGAGGTCATTACCAGTCTCTTCGTCACGGAAGAGAGTGGAAGCCTCAATGTAATAGTAACCGGCGAAGTTCTCGGCATCAATCTGCATTTCATAGGCTTCATCGTAATGAACCTCATAGCAGTCAATACGTACAGTATCACCAGTCTTTACGCCCTTATCCTGATTCTGGTCACCAGGGGTATCAGCCGCAAGAACAAAAGCGATTGTCTTGCCGTTAGCCTTAACCTCACCATGTTCACCAATTTCGGCAGCAGTAAGAGCTTTGCCGTCAGAAGTCATAACCTGAGATTCAGTTACGGCAGAGAGGTAATTGGCCTGAGCACCAGCGCTGTCAAGAGTGACAGGATAGATAGGAGCTTCTTTTGTAACGATGATAGTAGCACCGTTACGGTCTTCATCTGTGAGTTGAGCAACGAGCTTGCCGTCTACAGTCTCAGCAACCATATCATAGGTAGCATGGACGTAAACAGGAGTGCTTGTGCCATTCTCAGATTTCTTACCCTTAACAAGACCCGCGCCAGAAAGCATTGCAAAGCTGACAGGACTCATTAAGGCATCTTCGATGGTTCTGAAATGTATCTATTATATATTTTATATGTATTTTCATACATGCACAGACTATATCACACAAAAAATATTCTCGCTTCCATCTTAATGTATATTAAGACGTACTCCTTACAGGATAGTCGTTGAACCATTATATTGGCTGCGGATTGTCTAATTTCTATGACTTATTACCGCGCATAATACGGTACCATAGAACTCTAAAGAGTTTCCCGCAATTCAAGAATTTTAATGACCCCAACAAAAGAAGATTTTAGGGTCAGTGTCTTTTCACCACATTTATATTATCTGTATCTTTATATATACATACAGCTTAGACTATATCTTGTCTTGGTTAATTCCTAAGACTTTGCACTTCGATTTAAACAAATCTACACTCTTAGAGAGTTAGTCGTTGAACCTATCTTGACGTAAATTATTTTTTGAAAAAGTAATTTTCTGTAAATTAGTTAATTTATTATTTTTTGGATTATTATCAATATGGTCAATAACATAACCTTCCATATCAAAATCGTTATGAAAAGTACAATATACTATTCTATTTAAAGAATAGTGCTTTTTTGTATTCAAATTAACACGAACATATTTTTGAGTAGTATCTAAATGTAATAACCTATTGGTTTTATTATTTTTAACTCTTCCCATATTTGATACCGAATATAATTCATTTTCAGGAAAAATCATCCACTGTTCATCTTCTAAATCCACAATGTGATATTTCGGAGGTCTGCATTCTTGCTTTCCATTCTTTTTTCGATGATAAGCATTATTCTGTTTTGCACTAACCCATTCTAAATTATCTACATTGTTATTTAATTTATTTTCATCTTTATGATGAACATAAGGTAAATTATTCGGATTTGGTAAAAAATATTGCGCTACAAGTCTATGAGCATAAACATTTTTGCTTTTCTTTTTTCTGGTAACAGACAGTTCATCAGGAATCTGTAATATATATGTATGATACCCAACGTTATCAATCTTACCTTTTAAGAATTTATTTGTTTTTACATTTAAAATTCTACCATCTGAATATAGTAAATAACTATCATTTTCTTTTAAAAATTTACTTTCAAGATTTGGCTGCGAATTGCCCAATTTATTCATTTACTACTCCTTTATTTTAAACTTGTAATAGCATCTAATTGGGGTTTTTCGCAATTCACAAAATTTTATTTTACGTATCATAATATAGATACGGCTTGAGCAGTTTATAGACATTCTTCCCAAGCGATAAGACGTGGATTACCCTTGCCCGATTTTGTTATTCCTAAAACGTTACTTTATAGGAACAGTTATGTAACTGCTATATCTTCCAATATAGACCAGACTATATCTTATTCCTGCGTACAGGAATCCATTCACTTCGCGTCACTTGACGCTACTCCATATAGGATAGTCGTTGAACGTTATGTAAATACTATGTCTTTCGTAAGATATGACCAATTGCGTTTATTTAAACAAATTTTCATAATATTTACACCTTCGATGCTGATTTTCTTATTTGACTCTATCTTATCATAATATTTTACCTCTGCCAAATAACATCTCCCAGCAATTCAAACGGTGTTTACCTCAATATTACTATTAAGGGGGGTTTTACAAGGTATTGCCCTGCGCGTAGACTGTAGTAGCAGCGCCTTCAAGGCTGGAAGTCTTAGCAGTATCAATATAAAGCATAGGCTGACCAGCGTCAAAGTGCTGACCACCAAGGTCAACGGAAGTGAGAGGCTTGAAGACAACATCACAGATTTCACGCACACCAAAGCGATTCATAAATGTTTTCTCCTTTTGATAGAAATTGTATACATTTTCCTTAGTTACAAGAACGTAACGCGCTTGTTCTCGTATCTAATATATAAACAGTACCAACAAAAGCACTGATTATAATCTTTTATTTATAGATATTATCCATCCAATTAGCAGGTTCATCCATCTTGCTAACATCCATCATAGGGGTTGTAGCAATCTTTTGATACAAATCATAAGATAGTTTAGTTGTATACCGTCTAAAGCTATCAAATAATTGAAATGCAGTATATGAAAAAATAACATTAATATCAATATTTAGCCCAATAGAAAGAATAGAAGCATAATTAGCAAAAATGCTCTGAGGTCCTTTTCCTTTTTCATCTTGTTTTAAAGCAGCACGTTGTCTGCGGCCTTTCTCCAACTTTGCGGCAATCTCCGCCGCTCTATCGTTAACAGGATTAAATTCCTGCTCTTCACCTTCTACACCTATTGGAAGAAAAAGCTCACGAATAGTCTGCTTAAAATTATTAAAGTTCATTGGATTTAGCTGACCAACAATCGGCTCATTCTCTTTCATTCTAAAATTGATACATCCATTATCAAATTCACATAGATAATTTGGAAAGATGATACCGAAGAAGTTATTTATTTGTTCTCTCGAAGTATCATCGTGTTGGATAATAACTAATAATACTTGAAAATCATTCAAGTATTCTAATTGACTTTTGCCCTCATTTTTAAATTTTTCCGCAATCTCTTTAGACTTAACGAAAAACTCAACAGCCATTAAAAAATCATCTTCGCCATAAGCACAAATATCTTTAATGGATGGCTGAGAGATAGCGATATTTGCTCCCTCAACCATCACTGGCAAACCAGCCAAATATTTACTTAAATCTCCTTGTATCTCTGCCATGAGTACCTACAAATCTTGCGGCGCAGGTTTTGTATTATCAATATTCTCTGAATCATCGGCTTCTGAATGAGTGGCTTGATACCGCAACATAACACCGCCAAGATATTCATTTAAAATAACTTGGGTCGCACCCATAAACTGTAAAGTACCTATACCAGAAAGTCGTTCTTCATTCATAATACCATCAATATAGCCAGCAATCATCCATGGACGTAATTGATAATCATCCATCTCCCAATAATCAAGTTGAGAAATTATGGTAAAACTTACAGTGCAATTGCGATACCTCGGATTAGTAGAAGGAGTAAAATCGTCAAATTCAAGCATAATATAAGATTTGACTTCTTCGTGTTCGCCAAAAGAAAGTTTAGGGGTAGCTTTAATATATTGCGCATCTCGCAAATCTTTAATAGTATATTTTTCAATGGTACGTTGATATTGTTCTTGCGTTTTATCTAAACAATCAGACGTATTAATAATCAACAACTTTTTCAACATATCACTATATGGTCTACTTTCAACAAATAACTTGCGCCAAATCGTCTCTTGGTCTTTAGCGTGAGATAGAAAAGTAGATTTATAGTTTGTTCTTAGGATATTAGAAGCAACGTGTTTCATATATAACCTCCAATCCTAAAGTGATTTAATAGTTACAGGTAATTCAGTTTTTATATCATCATATGCCGCATGTAACACGAATTTACCCTTTTTGCCAGAAGTAATATCAACCTTACATGAATCAAAATTAGATTCAATAATCTCTGCGGTATCTCCTTCAATTGAAAATTCAACTTTTGTACCTTCTGGTAGATTCTTTATCCAATAGGTATGAGAGTCATAAGGGTAAACTTCTTGCGGCCCTTGTATAATCGGCTTCTGCCATTCAATGGTAACCGTTTGTGAAAAATCACCATAGCAAATATCAAAAGTACGGATAGCGCCCGCATATACTTTAACCTTACACATGCGGCCATCTTCATATTCTTCTTGAATCTTTACTCTTGGATTATTCTTTACTTCCCAATGAATTTTAGGGTCATACGCTTCATTTGAAATTGCATAGCCAACAATTGTATCTTGCTTGGCGGTTGTTTTACCGCTGATAATATTAATTGGGGTGGTTTCATCTTTGATAATACTGGGAAGCTCTGCAACACTATTATCATAGTATTCTTGGATTTCAAGTTCTAAGATGCCTGGAACTGTAATAGAATCTGTAGTCTGGACTTCCCAAGTGTGCCCCGCAAATTTAATATGTGTAAAACGTTTAAAATAATTACGTGTATTTTCATCATTTTTTATATATATAGTCCCAGAAAGATTCAATTCATTCACATTAACGTTACTCTTAATGAACCATCTAAGGTCTGTTTCTACGGGTCCTTGGCCGTATATCCAATATGACTGCCCATTGACCTCTAATTGGTACCGGCATTCGATTATTTCTGTATACAAATAAGCGGTTTGAGTAACGACAGGCAAATAGACCATCCAATGTGACCCGTTATCCAGTATTTCAAAAGTATCTCCCGGCTCTAACCCAGAATCAAACTCTACAGATAAATACTCCTTGTTATAATCAGCTTTTCTGCCACCTGACATTTGATTAATTAAACAAGGCCAAACGGAATTACCAACTTTAATTTTCCGCATGTTATAAGAATTTTTTAATGCCCATCGAAAAGATTCTAATTTTGCTTTATCGATACGGCCCTGTTGATTCCCTCCTAGATATTGAAGCCTAGCGCCTAATGTCTTTACACTCATAGGCTCTCCTTAACATCATTTGCAATATTACATGCTTCAAAAATCATGCGGCGATATAGCATAAAATCAATATCTTCGCCTTGCTGCTTAATACCTTGAAGTTTATAAATCAACTGATATAATTTTGGTACATTTGGAGTAATCAAAGCCATGCCAGTCAATTCAATAACCAAAGTATCCAATGGCTTAATCCAATTCTTGCCATCTTCAAATGTTGGAAGAAGTTTGAAGATTTGGTTCGTGATGCGGCCTAGACTACTCTTCACATCCTCCACTTGATAGTCTAGGATTCTATCATCAACAACCATTAGTGCCATTTGACAGGCTCCATAATCATTCCAAAAGAAGAACGAATATTGCCCTTCTTATCTTCATATCTGCGACTATACACCCGCTGTGCGTGAAAAGCCTTCTGCTCATACTCTTGTTTCATAGTAATTAGCACTTTCATATGATTTGCCTGAGAAGTAAAACTGAAATCGCTGGAAGAATATTTCTGACGAATTAAATCTACAGTGGCAAGTTGATATGAAATCCATTCCGCAATCATATAATAGCGAATAATGGTCATTTCCTCTACGGTTAAATGAGTACTGAAGCACTTGTTTTCATAATCAAGATGAAAGGGATGCTGCCAATGCGGAAATTCAAACTTAGGAACCGCCGCAATCAGAATTTCTTCTAGTAGTTGTTCGGTATCCTCCTTGGTAAGTTCCATGAACATGTCATCCGTAATACCAGCTAAAAAGAATTCATACATCTCTTGGAAAGAAGTAGGAGGTGTCACTTCCATATCTTTATCAATATCATCTACATTTTCCGTCATGTAACATCCCTCCTATTGGTTTAACGCACGCGGCGTGTACGTGTAACTGTAGTTTTTTCAGCTCGACGCCCACTTGGGGCTGAAACATTGCTATCACTATCTGGATTATCATAAGCGTGTTTATTGCGGATAGCGGCAGCAATATCAACACCAGTCTTTTTTGTAATAGCTTGAATCTTACTATTATCTGGGATTTCAAGCTCAATAGCCTTATCCTTTAGAAAATCTACGATACCATATGGCGCATAATCAAGTGCATCCAATAGTACATCGATATTATCTTCTGTCAAACATTTTGCAACGTCTGCGGCAGTCCAGCTATATTCATGGTCATAAGAATCTTCTGGAACACCAAGCTCTAGTGCAAGCTGTTTATTTCCAACATGAATGTAATTTTGGATAAGAACTGCGCCACCCGGTTGAAAATACAGCTCTCGAAGTTCACTGGCCTTGACTTTCATGGTAACGCCCTGTACAAGACGGCGAGAGCGGCCAGAAGTTGAAAGAATATAACCTGTATCTGTATCTCCTAGGCAACGAATAGGGACTAATGTATCATCACTGATAAGTTCTACTTCATTTGACATATTTTATTTTCTCCTTTTAAATCGTTATAAAAAGAAGGGACGCTTTCACGTCCCTTCCATAAGTTAAATTATTTGAAACTAACAGTTGGGTCGTTAGTTCCTGCATTAAGAATGCCATTTGTGCGGTCAGAGTAAGTGTAATAGACCTTATCAAGACCTTCACCTTGCTCAGTAAGATGCTTGTCGCCACGTTTAAGATTGACGAAATTAACAGTATACTGAGAGAATTCCTGACGCTTACCAGATTTATTGTAGTCTTGGCAAAGTAGGAAAGCAGTGTAACCATCCGCATTGGGCGTTTCACTGTTGAATGTATAAGTATTGTTCTCAACATTGAATGTGGCATTAACATTCTTAGGATTGCTGAGACGCATTGGATTGACATTAACACTGATGTTCTCAAACTTGTTGTTCTTTACATCAACGACAGCACCATCAGCCATGTTATAAAGGCTGATGCAATTGTTAGTCATACCTGTAAAGACGTTATCTGAGATTTCAGCACGTGTAACGTCTTCATCGTTGGAAATGCTAAACTCAATGACGTTATAGAAATTACCAGCACCATCGAACTTATTGCCGCAAATCTTAACTTCGCCAGAAGTCTTGACTAAAATGGGATTGCGGCTAGTGCCCTTGACAACGCTATTGGAGAGTTCAAAAGGCTGAGAGCCAACTACTTTAACAGCTGGGGTAGCATCTTTTGAATTTGCGCCTTGTACATTAAATGTCGCACCATCAACTGAAACATCAGCATTGGAAACCACAATAGGCTTCTGGAATTCAACACCATTGGCCGCAATCTTCATAGCCTTATCGAAGGTTAATTCTTCGGCAACTGGGGCAGAACCAGCAGTGAACTTAAGAGTACCACCTGCTGGTACTGCGGCAATAGCGTCTGCTACGCTATCATATTTATCAACATCTACAACATCCTTATCCGGCTTTGGGTCGGGAGTAGGAGGAATCACTGGGTCTAGCGAGTTGCTTTTTTTAGTGCAGTATTCTGATAAGAGCAGATAGAAGGATTAGAGAATACAGCAACGCCAAACTTCTTGTAAGTTTGGAGGTCGGTTGACCAATCGTCATTCTCAGAAGTTGTACGAACGGCAGTCTGGCCTTCGAAAACAATCTTGACAGGCTTTTCGCCAACAGAAGCGAAAATGTAAGCCTGAGAGGGGTCAACAACCTTTTCAGTGTTGGTTTCATCAACCATGGACTGCTGTAGGATGATTACAGGGTGGCCCTTATAGTCGGTGAAGTAACCCTTGCGGAAAAGCTCTTCCTTCATGGAATCAGACGCCCAATCGGCAGAAGCAGGCTTCATGGTAGCAGCGAATTCACGGGTGCAATAGATGGTAGAAGTGCCATTACCATAAGAATCGGAAATAGCGAGTAGTTCATCCATCTTAGTTTCATCGAAACCAGCGCCAGTGTACTTATTGGCTACAGGAAGCTGGGCAACAGCATTGGAGAGAGCCTTAAGAATTTCGTCATAGATGAATTCATCCATACCTTCGAGCATGATGTCAGTAAAATCAGCGAAGGAATAACGACCATCAAGGAATTCCTCGAAACCGATGCGGACAGCATAACCGATAGCGCTGGTAGCAACTTCAAGTTCCTTACCATCAAGCATCATTGTTTCGTAACGACCAGCAAGACCAACGCGGGTAACGAAAGCCTTAGCACGTTTGCGGGCAGCTTCTGTAATACGAAGTTTATAGATAGCCTTATCACCCTGAGCAATAGACTGAACATCAGCAAACTGCTCAAACTGAGACATAACCTTTACAGGAAGAATCTCGTCAATGGTGTTCTCAATGAGTTCGAAGACAGCAGTCTTGTTGCGGCGGAAAAGTTTATAATCGCCAGCGAGTAGATTGAACTGTTCACGAAGAGTGCGGTTAACGGTGTCTGCGTCAAAAGACTCTTCATTACCATTTACTGAAAAAGTAAGGGGAGTATTGTGTGAAGCAGCACGAGCGAGCTTTTTAAGTTCGTCAAATTTCATAAGTTCCATTATCTACATACTCCTTTCTTATTCAGCAATAACTTGTAGTTTTAGACCGGGCTGACCATCAGGCATTGTATAGCACTTAGCAACCTGAACAGCAAGACCTTCGGGCTGTTCGTTCTTGGCAAGGATACCATCGGTACCAGGGGCAAGAATATCACCCTCGGCATAATCGCCAGCCTTAACATTGTTTGTAGTGAAAACGTCACCAGCATACATGCGGAAAACGCGAGGAGTCATGACGCCATCATAGAAATCAGACTTCTGCATAGCATAATCACGATGCATCTGCTTGCGCTCGTCATAAAGTTTTTCCTCGTTGAAGACCATCATCCAAGGACCTTTGCCAGTGAAGTTAACTTCACCCTTGGCATAGTCGTACTTGACGAAAGTGCCCTGTTCGAGAATTTCAATTTCATCGGCAGCGGGAAGCTGACCATAAACGCCACCACTGCGGGGAGCAGAGAGGTGGTTAGGTTCAACAACCGCAAAATTTGAGTGACCAGTTAGTTGAACCTCAGCAGCAGTTTTATCTACATGCATTAGTTTATTCCTCCTATTAATAATTCTGTGCTTCGCGGAGAGCAACTAGCATAGGGTCAGCATCATCCGCAATATCATCATTTAAAGAAAAAGTTGTGAGAGGTTCTGTTTCAGTTTCTTCCTCATCAAAATCAACATTCTTCTTAACGTATAGCAAAGCGAGTTTGGATTCAATCTCACTGAGAGTAAATTTATCTTTATTGGCAACAATATCCGCTTTATCTTCATCAGAAAGCATATGATATTTAGCAATCATAGCGTCTTTGTCGGCGTTAATACGCTCGGCTTTGAATTCACGAAGTTCTTTTGCTTCTTGCTCTAGAGCCGCAAACTTCTCATTAAGTTCACTTAGACTATTGGTGAGTTCATCAATCTTGTCTTCAAGAGCGTGTTTCTTTTCAGGCTCTTTATCGGATTTGTCATCTGAATCATCTTTAGAATCATCATCTGATTTATCCTCTGCGGAATCACCATTAGAATCAGAATCATCAGCCTTATCATCTGATTCATCTTCATCTTTTTTGTCTTTTTCGGCAAATTCTTCGCTAGCGGAGTCTTCGTTACCGTTGTCGGCTTCTGAAAACTCTTCGACCGCAGGAGCTTCTTCTTCAACTGCGGCAGATGCTTCAGGAGCTTCTACTGTTTCTTCAACAGTTTCAACAGGCATAGACCCTCCTTTTGTAAACGCATTTTTCAATTCATTCATCATAGCAAATAAAGTATGTGAGAAATTTTGTTCAATAGAAAAATGCTCACTTACTTCTGGGCTAGTGACAGATGCGCCCTCAAAACAAGGTTCTACATCATCGCCCAAAACGCAAAGTTTCGTAAAAATTGCGTCATTAATAATGAAAAATTCTACATCGTTACTATCTCGTGTCCAATGACCATCAACATCATCAATTTCCATTGATTGACCCTGACCTTCATCAATACACTTCATAATTTCAGGGTATTGACCAGTCCACAAATAACCAGTAGTCATCAAATATTCACGAGTAGTTGTTTCCCCCATCTCATTGGTATCATCAAATTTTTGAAACCAAACATCCGCATCAGGGGCAACAAAACCGTATGGAACAGTTTTACAAGAGAATTTTATCTCTCCATCTTCAATATGGATAACTTCGCCATGGTCACCAAAATCTTCAATATCAGATTTATAGGCTCCAACCACGGGCACTCCCCTAAGTGTCTTAGACATTTTCAGAGCAGTCTCACGGTCAATATATGAACCATTGCGGTTTTTACCAAGGTACATGACTTTAATATCACATTTAGAAACCTCGGGGCTAATATCAGATGGTGAGAGGTCTACAAACTGCACACCGTCAATAGAACTTACAGGAACAGATTCGTTTCTTAGCATCTTCCTCCTTTACATCTATCCATTAGCTTTGAGCTTCTTTATTTGCAATTGTCTTATCCGTCTTCTGGTCATCCGCAAGCTCGGGACGGCCACCAGTATTATCACTGGAAGATGGATTTTTATTCGTTGTCTTTGATTGAGCATTATCATCACTCTTGGTTGAAGATAACGCAGGAGCAACAAATACATCATTCAAAGACATAATATCATTCTCAAAGTATGCGGTCATAAGGACAGCGCTCTGAGACTGACCAAGAGCTACTTGCGGCAAGAGCTTGGAGAACCCAAGAGAAGTCATGTCTTTATATTGCTTTGAAAGGTCTTTATAATTGTAGACCGTTGTCGGTAGAATATCAACATGATAATATAGCCGCTTTGAGTTCTTGTTAAAAGGTGCCAACAGACGTTCGGCAAATGTCTGGAATTGAGCAATCAAATCAGACATAGTGGCTTCATCGTTCGCAATTGATTTTTCAAGTGCTAGATTGCCGTCAGCGTTGAATAGATTTTGACCAGTACCAGCTTCATTATAAACCGAACGTTCAACTTTATTCAACTGGTCAACAGATGAAACATTACCCTTGTCCGCAAGGTCTGCCACATCTGTATCTGCGAACGTTGTTAACACGTCAACTCCAACAGCATCGCCAAGCATGTTGACGGCATTTGTATGGAGCTGTTGCGCTTCTTGGACATCAAAAACCAAATCGCCATTCTTATCGATAGGCATCTTTTGAATAATGATTTTCAATATCTGCTGAAGCATCTTTTTCTTATCTAAATCCTGAGCATCTTCTAGGTCCAGCAACTTTGGAATAACACTCATGAACAGTGGCGCGTCACTGCCAGTAATGTTAAATTTAACAGTTGTCGCTGGGTCAATTAAAAACCAGCCGTTGGTGTCACCAGCAAAATCTTTGGGTAACTTCCCTTCCTTGTAGGCAAGGTAGGCCTTCTGGATTTCCTTGGGCCAGAGCTTTAATACCCTAAGTCGATACTCAACGTCGGAAAAAGCATCATCGAAATACTTCATATTAAATTCCACCGCAGGGGAACCATTATAATAATAACGACTGCGGCAATAGTTAATAGGTAACTCTTGGATAAAACATGCATCTTTCTGCTGTACAAGTGTGCCATAATATGCACCTTTCCGCACAACTTTAAGAGCTATTTCACCAAATACCTTCTTAAGATTGCAATTCTCAAGATAACGAGTTGATTTATACCAACCTTCGATTACCTTTTTTGATTTACTCTCTTGTTTTAGCTTCTCGTCATAAATCATTGGCGTGATAAACCAATCATATCTAAAGAGAAAAGCCATATAGCGACACAATCTGGAATAAATACCACTAGTCTTAAAGAAGTAATCTGAGATTCTACGCTGCTCTTTCAAATTATTTTGTTTTATCGCAAGAAGAACATCTTCTTTTGTAATATCTCTGCGGCGAGCGTATCTATCCGTGACTAGTTGACCAATATCGAGAACTGCGTCATTAGCAAGTGTTTTGTTGCCTACTTTAATTTTATTAAATGCCATTGAGCCAGTAGAGCCAGTAGCATCAGTGGCGAGATGGCAATCCCGCACGCTTTTATCTTTAATGGTAGCCAACGCTCACCTCCTAATATCCAGCTGCTTTCATAATATAGTCATAAGAAATCTTACCTTCATCATAATAAGGTATAGTTACCAATTTTAAATTATGGTCTAAGCAGTATTTTCTTTTTAATGCATCGTTATATTTTTGATAACGCAAGTGACGGCTTCCGCCATATTTGCCTACAGGAACGTAATGCTGCATGCCTTGAAACTCCACGAGGAAGTCAATATCTCCAGCATCATCGAACACGCAAAAGTCAAAACGAAGATTGCGGCCAGATTTTCCTACTAAGCCAGGAAACTCGTATTCTTCTTCAAAAGGCAAACCTGCGTCTTTCAATATATTATAAATTTTAATTTCACCTAACGAATCACGCATCGTATTTGTCCCTTCGGAATTATCTTGCTATACTACATAAAAAATGCAAAATAGAAATAACACTTTTTTGCCCAAAAAATAAAAAAAATTAAAAAAAAGGAGCGCAGCTTTCGCCACGCTCCTGATAAAATTAATGTTTTGAGAAAAACATAAATTGACTTAAATCACGATGCCTGCCTCTGTTTCGTCTATCCTCTTGGCGCTTACACCAATAGAGTCCATAAATAAGGGCAGAAACCTTATCCTTTAAAATCTTGCGGTTAGACTGTTTTAGGATAATGTTTGCACCTTCATTATCTTGAATCAGATTTGCCATCTGAGATTTTAAAATATCTGTTGCAACGTATGGCCGCAAATAATCTTGTCGCTGCAAAGGGGACATTTTCTTTCCCTGTGCCTGTTGGAGCAGTTTATTCTTCGCTGTATTTGAATCGATTAAGAATTTCAACTTACCATTGCGGAGCTGCGTTTGAGTGTATGAATAAAGCTCTGTATTCATTGGAGCATTAGCTTTCATCATCCAAATCGCATTCTTAATGGTATTTTCATTCTCAAAGGATTTATAGTTCTTGCGGTCCTGCTCGTTCGGAATATCATCCAGATTAATGATACCCATATTAGGGAGAAGTTCATCTGTTTCTGGGTCATTTTGGTCGGTGATTAAGTAATCCAGAAGTCCGATGCCTAATCCGTTCGCATCTAACACTATCGCTTCACATTTAAATGCATTAAAAATTTGCTTTATTCGTATCGCTTGAAATTCGAAATGCGATTCCGATAAGGTGTAGATGTTTACAATCTTTTTATCGTTCACACCTGTGGTGCGGGCAGGGGACGATTCAATTACCACAATTTCTGTTGGGCAATTCAATCGACCAACGTCAACGCCCATGACATAATATGTATCTTTATTCTGGCCCTTATCGTATCCATTTTTAGACAGGTTAATGGAACGGTGTTTGTCAAACTTATTCATATCAAAAAATGCACCGTCAAGGGTTCCTGACCAAACACTACCCAATTATATTCTATGCGGTTCGTTAGACCGCATACGTATCCTGCTATATATTGCTATATAGATTAGACTATATCATCTTTATATTTCCAAATATAACCTTTATAATGTTTTAATTTTCCTCTACAACACTCTGAAATATGCCCAGTGCCATTCTTCATATCAGGAAAAACCACTCTCTTAGCTTCTCCGCAAGAACAATACTCGGCAATATAATTTCCATCTAAGTCGAATTGTACGACTGTTTTTGCCTTCCCAGTATTTTGACAAAAGCTTACATCTTTTTTGGTTAATTGAGAATTATATGACCAATAATGTCCTTCTACAGTCAAAGCTGGCTTTTCAGCATTTGCATTAAGAACAATTTTTCCTCTTGAAATACCAGTTTCTTTTACAGCATCGGCGATATTATAAAATGTATGGATACAGTTAAAATTTTTATCATACATATATAAAGTTCGCATATTTGTGTGACAATGATTATCCCATGCGTGCTGTGAATTCTGTTGAGAAGTAATTATCTCTAAATTATTCACTGCATTATTAAATTTATTGCAATCTTTATGATTAACCTCATAACCTTTTTTAATTTCTTGGCCATTATTTAAAAAGAATTGGGCAACAAGCCTATGGGCATACAGTCTCTTTTTATTAGATGGAGTTATAGACAAACTATAATTTAAATATCCTGAATTAGACATTTGCCCTTTTAAATATCTATTAGTTTTAGAGTTAAAACATTTTCCTTTATCGGTTATATAATAAGGTGTGACTTGATTTTCTACAATGATTTGTTTCATCATAGTTCAACACTTCCTCTCAAAATATAATTGTATTACACTTCCTTCGTACTTACGAAGTACTTGCTTCCGCAATAGTCGTTGAACCTACTTTATTAAGGTTGGCTGCTGATTATCTTATATAAGATTTCCCAGCAATTCATAATATTTATAGAGTACAGTATTCGTTTATACTCTCGTTCGAACCCAATTTCGTCCATAGAATTTCCAGTTTCCTGCGCTTGAATGTAATTCGCTGGCTGTAAACCTTCCACCACTGGGATTCGCCAATCTCCTCCTAATATGAACGAATCGTATCCGTTACTGGACACCATGCGGCACAAGGCATCGATTAATTTGTCATACGCATAGGTACCTTTAAATCCTGCACTTGTAACATAAATGTCATTTTGATTTAGGGTTTCATTTGGGTCTACTTTACCGTTCACTTTACGGGAAATAACTAGCATAGGAGCAATAATTTCTTCGTATTTCTGTTGGTCGGTAATAGTAGCTACCTCTTCTGTAAGTACTGCTTGCGCACGGAAGCCTCTCGAAGACGCGCTCATTGATACGTTTTTAATAGTAGACCCATTTCGGAATGAATACGTAACTTCATCTTTCGTCTGACTGGTCTTCGCAAGTGTTCCTCGTGTATCCCAAACAATCTCTCTCGCAAGACCGGGAATCAACTGACATATCTCCGTTATCTTGGAACTCAAAATCATCGCGCTCTGACCTTTACCATCCGCTACTGTGATCAAAGTTGACCTTGGATACAGGATTGCTTTCACCATTAGAGACAGGACAGCCATGAACGATTTTGAGAATCCTCGGCTGAATACCTCATAGACTGTTCTATATCTCATGTTTATCCTTAAAATCAGACGTTGTGTAGGATAAAAATGGAACTTATTATCTGGATTAAGTGAAGCCATATAATCTACGAATTTGTCAGGATACATTCTCCAATAGGAAATAATACGTCTATAGGCTTCAATATTATTCTCAATCTTTGTGGGGTCGATTTCCGCAACCCCTTTTTTGCCATGCGCCGCAACTTTTAATAGATTATTCAGTGCCATAATCTTCCGCCAATCTCTTAGCTTCCTCTTCGCGTTCCCGCATCTTAAATTCTTGGAATTCTGCGGCTTCTTCTGGCGTTAAAATATCATCTTCATCTGGCCGCACTCCCTCTTTCATGATTTCATCAACACTCTTGGTCTTATTTTCCTCAAGTTTCTTGATATAAGATTCAATCAAATCGCCAAGACCAAGTTCATTCTTAACAAGGTTATCTGTATAATTTTTCATATCATTGATAATGAAATCAATCTTATCTTGCGGCACATCTATCGGGTTGTCATATCTAGGAATGATACCTGAATGATTTTCTACGAAGGAAACCAATTCACCAATAGAGTCAATGTCACGTTTCTTCTCTTCCTGCTTCTGAGAATCGGTACATATTTATCTAATATTTCTATTAGTACTGACTATATCTTACTTTACAAAAAATTTATAAAGGACACTGTTTCGGATTTTACTCCTACTCCACCGATGTGTGGATAGTCGATACAGTTTTATTTAGAGTTTTTAAAATAATATCCATGATAGAATTTATTATTTTCAATAGCTTCTTTTAATCTTCCCGTGCTATTTTTATTTAAACCAATAAAGGCATTTGCGCCTCGTAAAGTTCTAAAATGTTTTACAAAATTGCCATCTTCATCATAAGCATCTACACTATGAACATTTGGGTTATTTAATGAAATTTTCTTCTTTTGTTCTTCTGGTAAAGTTTTGCCTAATTTAGCATTACGCATTTTTAATTTTGATTCTTCTGAATGATGTTTGCCATACATTCCAGAATCTTCACCATATAGATGAACACCATACATCGGATTATTGGAACCAGACATCGCTTTAGAGATTTTACGCCTGCGTTCGGCTTCTTGCTCTTCAGTCAGTCCTGTAGTTTTACAAGTGCCATTCCCTCTCCTTCTGCGATGTTATAAAAATCTTCGCGTCTTGCCGCATCATAATATTTTATCCAATATATTTCTTGTTCATCTAACTCTTCTTGCGTGTTACAATAACAAATAATTTCACGTTTAAAATTTTCTTTGCCATACTTTTTAATAGCGTTTACAATCCTAACGCCACTTCCCAAATATCCATCATATTCATAGCCTTTATGCTGTCCAATATATCTTTTACCATCAATCATATTGGTTGTCATATAAATAAATAATTTTCTATCATCCATACTATTTCCTTATTCTAAATATTCAACCACGGGATTACCATATTTAATAAACTTAGGCTTCCCCGTTAGCATATAATTTATTTTTTATTTATATTATACACCCTTATTTAAAATAAGTCAAATGTTACACAGTCCACCTTTTGAACTTACCTGATTTTCTCAACATGTCATTGGCACTTTGCAGGTCTTTAAAAGTTTTTACATCACCCACATCAAGTGCTTGATTCATCTTTAAATCTGTCTTGCAGATGTTCTTCAAAACCTGTTCACGGTCTGTACTTAATTCGTAATCTGCCGCGTATTTTTGATACAGTTCTTCCATCTTTACCCATTCAGATGGTTTATAAAGAAGTCCCCATTTCAATGACAGATATTTAATATCATCTGGGGTGAGTTCAGATGAAATCTGACTTTCATCGATTCGCGCCACATCTGGAATAAATTGATTTGTATTATCCGCGCCAATAGACAAAGTATCATTCTGTATGTTCTCAACTGGATTCACTCCAAGAGTAGAAGCAATATCAGGTACTAAATTAAGTATCTCTTTTGTTTCTTCTGGAACTTGCGGCGCAGGGGGGTCTTCTTTTGATTTGGCAGGCCTGCCACGTTTCTTCTCCAACTCTGGCGGCAAGCCATTTTCCGCAATATCTTTCGCCATCTCCTTGGCTTGCTCTACCACGTCTTTTTGATTTGATTCATCAAGTGTGTTTTCTGGTACTTCAAGCTCCGCATTGTTTACAAATGCATCTTCTTCCGCATCTTTACAATCTTCTTCTGCTTTTTTCATCTTTTCATTAATCATGTCGATTACAGATTTGCGGCTCATGGTATTATATTGAGCTTGCGAGATTTCTCCTGCTTCAAGTTTATCTAGAAGTTTCTGCTCAAACTCTTCATCTATCTCAGTAGATGCAAGACGGTTCATTTGTTTTTTGGCTTCCTGATAATCAGCGTTGTTCAACTTATCTGAATCTTCATATCCACAATCTGCGTATTGATTCATACGCATTGTCCGCAAATAAGTTCCAAGAACAGACATAGGCCCGAACTTTGCAGGATTCTTCATGTAGGCTTTATTTGCTTGTTCAACCCATTTCGATTCAACATACGGCACATCTATTTCCTTTAGAATCCATTTAAATGTATCGGGTCTTCGGTTATCAACGTACATCGTTAAACATTGTTTACATAAATCGCATCGCTCACCGTTACGTTTTATGTAAAAATCTGTTTCCTTTTTCTTCTTGCCGCATTTGGGGCAAGTTTTATATACTGTATCTTGCGGCATCTGTCTCCTTTCTATAAAAATACCCTACATTCTCCAAGAGAAGAAGAAATGTAGGGTAACTTGTTATTTCTTTTTGTTAAGTTTTGCTCGGCATTCGCGGCATGTGCTATAGAAACCATCTTTTGCTGAATTATTCTTTGAGAAGAATAAAGGATGCGCAAGTTTCATTTGGCCGCATTTGCCGCATTTTTTCCACTGTCCATATTCCACATTTGTATAATACCACATAACGTATTTCTTCTGGGCTGTTTCCGCAATCATCTTGGGAATCTTGCGTCTCCAAAGCGTTGAAAAGTATTGTTCTGTATGCGATATGCCGAATTCAGATTCCATTTGCGCAACTATTTCCGCATTGCTCATACCATCAATCTTATAAACCAAAAGATGGTAGAGAATATCATTCTTGTCTTTAAAGGTTTGGTCGATGATATTTTCAAGGTCGATTAATTCCCAGTGCATATCACAGGACAGGTCTGTGTAACATTCCTGCTTGATTGCGGAATAGTATGTGAGAAGAAAAGATACGTGTACTGGATTGAAAAGTGAAATCACGCCATCTGATTGCGGATAACCACGAGAATCAAAAATTATTTTCTCGTCCATCCGCATATGCGCCATAGTTTTCAATTGATTTGATACCTTTGACTTTGCGGGCCAGCCTTTTACAGATTGTTTCAATAGGTACATCTGCTGATATGTTTCGATAATCTGTTTTTTAAGGAAGTACTTTGTCTTCCCTTCAGCTTTTGCCATCTGAACCTTTAAAGATTTTATCAGGCTATCGTAGTCCCGCATACCGGGGATTTCTTCTAGGTCCTGTTCTGAGATTTCATCTTTTTGGTCTAAGATTTGATTCTTATCGTTTGAAATCATGGCGTATAGACCATCTTCTCCGCTTTCAAGACTTGCGGCTATGCCTTCGTATGATACTTGGCGTTTGCGGATAGTTACTTCTCTATTCTTGGTAGAGATGCTGTATTGCTTTTTCTTCTCCTTCTTGGTTTGATTCTTATCGGCAGCGAATAAGATATAGTCTGCCATGACTTTAAGATATGTGTTGTCTATATCTTTTGTAGAGGATAGAATGTCTTTTACACATTTGATTCTTTCATCTGTGGTTTTCAAAGTATAATCCAACTGTGGCATATAGCTCCTTATCTTATGTTAGGCGAACGTTTTGCGAAGCAAAACATTCGCTAAGGCCGCACCTACGGTGCGGACTGTAGAATTCATTTGACAAGGATATTATACCACATAATCACATTTGCCGCAAGCATTAATAATAAAATTTTATTTAATTTTATTATTTTATATTTGCCGCACTTATGTTTATATTAAAATATCATGTGCCGCATTACCGTTTTTTGCCCATAAAATGATTACACGTAAAAATTAGATGTATTGATTAAACGGTATTACCAAGCGCATTGTTCTTTTTGCTTTTTCCGCATACGATTTTGTTCTACTTTAGCTCTTCCAATAGGTTCGATTGTTATAGCTTGCTTGAAAGGAACTGCATATGATTTCGTTGAAATGATGCGCTCTTCATGTTTATTGTTGTTTTTTTTCTGTGCCATCTCTGCTTGTCGATATGTAAATGATTTTATATTGTATTCTTTTTTCGCCATGTTTAAAACCATATGTTCATTAAACGAATTCTTTAAATGAACATTATCTATAACATTGAAACGCGGTGTCAAGCGTGAAATGAAGAATTTTTCCCAACTTTCTAGATTTTCTTTTGTCGGTTCTTGACCGGTTAGACTTTTTATCTCCTCTGCCGTGATTAATACGCCAAAATAAATATGTTTATCATTCTTTAATTGGTTATATAGATATTCATATAATTTTTTCTGAGCTTTATTATTTATTGAAATAGCATTATTTATATGATTTGTCCATCGTTGTGAAAAAGAGGCATTGGTATATCCAACATAGATTATTTCTTCTTTATCATTTTTAATATAATATACTCCTTTTTGTTCTTTTACATTTGTTTTATTCTTTGTAAACATGTTTCCTCTTTTTCTTTTATTTTTTTAATCTTTGTGTGAAGAACTATCGTCCTTCTTTTCGGTTTTTATTCTAGCATATATTTTTTAAAAAGTCAAGGGTTTTGTGAAAATTTTTTTAAATAATTTAAAATTTTCCATAAACGGAAAGTTCAAATTCACCAAGAGAGAAAATAAAATGGAAGATGGAGATTTGAGATGTTTGCGGAAAATCCCTTTTTTACAATTGTGAAAAATGGTATTTCAAAATTTAACTTTGGCGGATAAACGGTATTTCAAAAATTGACTTTGGCGGATAATGTGTGCAGGGAACACAAAATCTCCACAAAAAAAACACAATTATCCCGCAAGGGTGCCCCCTATAAATATTTTATTGCTACCCCCATGCCAATAAAAAATTTTATTAATACCCGTCTAAAAATATTTTTCCGCGAAAAACAAAAAACACGCCACTTTATTTGAGTAAAGTTAGCCAAGAGCAACAGTTAACCGAGGGTAGCAGTTAACCCAGGTAAACTTTGTAAATGTGTAGGAAATATGTAGAAAAGATAAAGACAAAATTCTCGCGCACTCTCCGCATTAGTGATATAAATATAAGTGTCAACAGACAATCAACCGAAAGGGCACACCATGTTTAAGTCTGCCGCAAAATTCATCGCTAAGGCCGCTATCGCTTCTGCTATTTTCGTTTTGTTTTTTAAAATCGCTTTCGTACACACGTGCGGCGCGTGCGGGGCTGTTACCTTTGACTCTTGGCAAACTCAAAATCAAAAAGGTCAACTTGTAGACGTGTGCCAAGAGTGCTATCATGAGGTTAGAGCAACCGAGAATTTTGATTAAGGGGCAAGTATGTTCTACTTTAACTACGGACGCAAGTCCTTCACTATCTCGACCGATGCCATAGAGACAGCGGGTTGGAAGTGCTATACTAGAGCTATCGCTAAGGTAAATGCAAGCACTGATACTCACTTGATTGAGTACGTAGCCTACGCGGCAAGTGCTCAAACGCATAAGCTATTGCGCGATGCATTAGGCAAGGACTTTATTAGGTTCTGCTACGATAACGGTACGGCAAAGATAGAGCTAGGGCTACAAGATAGAGTAGTCATGGCGGCATTAAACAATAAATAGCCTTGATAATCGTATAATAATCTATTGCAAACAATGACTAGAGCTGTTATACTTTGGTTGTAAACAAAAGGCCAACAGAAAGGTTACTCAAATGGCTAAGTGGTATGAGTTCGGTAAGTGGGCTATCACCATCGCGTTCGGTGTACTGTTCGCGGTGGCACTTGCTACTGATTTGGATTGGGTGGTTATTTCAGCAGACCTTGACGGGGTGTTAATGTTTGCGGCGTGGGGCTATGAGTGGTACGCTACCGAGGTGTTAGCATGATTGACATTAACCTTATTTTGGTGTTGACTTTTGGAATAGCCGCCATTATCATTGATAGTAACAACGATAATTGACCGATGGGAGATTAAAATGTTTATCGTTACCATGAACAAACCGTTCCATGAGCTTGCAATTAGCGGCGAGCTTCTAGACCCGTCTGATGAGGCCATTATCAAGGACGGTGATGGGGTATGGTACGGTGTCTTTCCGCAAGAAGACAACGATAGCCTTGCGGTGTTTGAAAAGTGCGCTAACCTCCTTAGAGATACTTACTCAGAAGAGTTCGGGTATCTTTCAAGCTTTGATGATAGGTTCACTAAATTCTATTGCTACAATACCAAAACTGATTCGGTTACCAACGCAATTATTGAACTGTTCGACGAGACCGACGACGAGGGGATAGGTTGGCGTTTCGCTTGCACACACGCGCGGAACCTCGTTTAACGTTTCACGTGAAACATTAAAGGGCTAGGGAACATTCCCTAGCCCTTATTTTTGTATTGTCAATATTTATTTTAAAAAACACCAAAAGCCCATTTATGGGCACAAAATTTTACCACAAGTCAAGCATCAAGTCAAGGACTTTTTTCAAATTCACACAATCTACACATTTTATCCCGCATCCCAAAATTGAAACGTTTCAAAATTTTAACGCTTCAAAGTGAACCGTGGTTAACTAAAAAATAGACAATTGTGTCAAGTCCAAAAGAAGAAAAACACAGAAAAAACATTATTCACACGGCCAGGTGGGTGAACGTTCACCTTGGCGTTTCCGCAGGTAAACACACGTGCTAGAATGCCGTTTAATGGATGATACATAATGTTTAGGTATCCTAGACCATTTATACAAAACTGGCCCGTCTGGGGCTATCTGAGAGCCTTACAGGGCTATGCCGCATGGCCTTATTTTATCTTTCTCTTGGCTTTTATTAATTGTGTTCAAAGTGTGAAAGGCTTGAACCAATGCCGCATCTGAGTATACTAATAGTTGTCCAAAGGCGAGGGCGCAAGAGGTTAGCAAAAGGCTAGCCCGCCCGAACGGGGACGTAAGGGGTTAGCTATGGTTACCAAAGACATTTACAATAAGGCGTTGGGCTACACTGGTGATGACGTGCGGCATACGGATAAGTGGACGGGTCTGTACAACGCTTATTGTGACAAGCACGGAAACGTGACTCCCGAAGAGTTTACCGAGATTTACTCTATGTTCTATAATGGTTCTAATGGTAAGGTTGTGAACTCTTATCGCCCGATTGATGACGAGGACGCACGTGCTATTGACAAGTTCATTGGCTTTATGAGTAGCACACCCGTTAGCATGACGGACGCACTTTGCGCTATTAATGCTGTTGCCACTAGCTGGTATCCTTATAATAGCTTTGATAAGACCACGCGCAATCGTCTTGCGAAATATATCAACGCTTTGATTGATAAAGGAGCGATTCCAATCGAGCGCATTAGCATCAAGACGCGTAGCCGAGTTGCTATCTATCTTTACAAGGCGGAATAAAATGAGTCGTGCTATTGTCTTAGATTTGGACGGAACTGTTGTGGGGTTGTACAACGTTCGCGGATGGTTGAAAATGCTTGAACACGAGAACGCCGCACCCTATCTTATTGCAAAGCCTATTGGCAACATGGACAAACTTAACGGTCTTATTTCCATGTTGCAGGGTTACGGATACACGGTTGAGGTTGTTAGTTGGTTGCCAAAAGGTGAGGTATCTAAGGAGTTCGCTAAAGCCGTCCGTAAGAATAAGCGTCTATGGTTGAAAAAACACTTGCCTAGCGTGCCCTTGAAAAACGTCCACGTGGTCAAGTACGGTACTAATAAATGGCGCGTATCCAAGTGCAAGGGCGGTATCTTGTTTGATGATGAGCGCGGCAACATTGACGCATGGCGCAAACAGACCATGAGCGGTAACGCCGTGTTAGTTGACACGCCTAAGAAACTACTTGAAATGTTGGAACAGATAGCGGCCCAAGAGTTAGCCTAAAATTAGGGGACTTTAAGTCCCCTTTTATTATGCGGCCAAAGTTAACCTAGGCGAACAACGTGGGTTAAAGTTAGTCCAGGTAAACCCGATGATGGGCACAAAATTTTAATGCCGCAGATTCGGTTTGTCAAGCATAAATTTCAAAAAACTTGGAAAAAGTAAAAATATTTTTTCCTGAAACTACTTGCACCATAGCCGCAAATGACTATACTTATAGTTGTCAATTGGGTTTGGCCGAGAAGAAAGGAAAGAAACCCATGGCTAACTTTGTAGTGCTCGATACTGAAACCGCGCCTACCGTTCAATACAAGGACGGTAAAGCCCACCCCGAAACTAGTTTGGTTTATGACTTTGGTTATACCATTCAAGACACGGACAGTAACACCATCCGCGAACGTTCGTTCGTTATTACGGACACCTTCTATCAATTTAAATTGATGGAAAGCGCATACTACGCTAGCAAGTTGCCACAATACTTCGAGGGCATTAAGTCTGGTGAATGGGTAGAAGCGTCAATGTTGACGGCGTGGCGCACTTTCAAGGCAGATTGCAAAGAGTGCAACGTTAAACGCGCGTGGGCGTACAATTGCCGCTTTGATGAAATTGCACTTAATAACACCATCCGCACCTATTCAAATGGTTTCGCCCCGTGGTTCATGCCCTATAATTTGCGGCTCAAAGACGTTTGGGACTACGCTAGCAACATTACTAGCTCTAAGTCCTATCTTAAGTATTGTGTGAACAACGGGCTGTTTACCGCTACTGGTAACCCATCCACTAGTGCGGAGAGCGTCTATAAATTCATCAACGACCAACACGACTTTGAAGAAGACCATACGGCTCTGAGTGATGCTAGAATCGAAGCCGAGATTTTAAAGGCGGCACGCCGCAAACACAAAAAGACCCGCCACGATTCACGCGGTCAAGGTTGGAGAGACGCGGCAACCGCATTTAAAGAGCTTGAATTAGATTAAAGATAAGGGCTAGTAGGGAAACCTACTAGCCCTTTTTCCATGAGAAAAAACAATAAGGTACCTAAACAAATAAGGCTTACACGATTGCGGCCTATGCGCCCAAGCACTTTGGCCTAATGGGGCCTTAAAACGCGTCTGAACGCGTCTGAGAGGAAAAAAATTTAGTTTGGTACCGATTGACCCGGCAAGGTGTTACCATGGGTTAACTCTCCGCAAAACGCCTTAGAAAAAGTTAGGTACCTTGTTGAGTTACAAAAGTTAGCCACGTGAAACCGTGGACGGGCACGATTTTACACCCGCCCGCGAAATAAGTCAAGCAGAAATTTAAAAAAAGTTTTTTCTTTTTCTCGCGTGCGGCGAGTCCCAAAACTGTTATACTTGCCTTAGTCGGAGGGATAAAGGGACTTACATACCCCACCTATTATGACTTATTTATTGAGCTACAGTAAGGCCGATTTTTTGTTAGTTTAGGTTAACTTTTAATTGAAACGCTTCAAATTTTAAAGCGCTTTTAAAGACCCAGGCGGGCATGTAATTGAAACGCTTCAATTATTAAAACGGTTTAAAACTAACACATTAGTTTTGCACAAACTAACACATTAGTTCATTGTCAAGTGCGGCGGGTCATTCCGCAATAAAAACACCAAAAGCACACCAAACCTACATGCTTTCTTCACTATTCACTTTGCCGCATATTTTAATACCGATTATGCAATTTTATGTAACCCATGTTTCAATAAAACGCGGCAAAATTTCCCTGCTCATGGCCATCGATCGATCTACCTGCGGTTTTGTTGAATTGTGTGGAAAGTGTGGAGCAATAAATGAGACTTGCGGCCAAGGCTTATACAGTCTATATTAATAGTTGTCCAAAGGGGACAGGGAAACACCAAGCAAAGGGCTTGGGACTTGTCTCGGGGATAGAAAGGCGGTTCCAATCATGGGTACCCGCACTAAAATGAACTTCACCGACTATCGTATGTTCGAGGTGGTTAACAAGTACCTCGCAACCAACCCCGTTCCTGCGGAGTTCATCGCCGAGGTCATGGGTGACGCTTATAATGTAGACAAGCACACGCCCGAAGAGCTTAACCGTAAGGTGTCGCACAAGTTCCACGTGCTTCGTGACAACGCGGCCAAGCCCAAGGCCCCGAGCAAGACGGCCGTCCTCAACAAGGCGATTGCCGAAAAGGTGTACAACGCCCACGTTGGCGGTGATGCGTTCACCCTCGCCGATATTATGGCTGAGCACCCCAACGAGGTCAAGACTTACGGCAAGGCCGCCGCTGTCTTGAACGTCCTCACGGGTGATGGGCGCGCGGCCAAGACCGCTCCTATCGACAACAAGACCGCCTATCAGATTAAGGCATAGGGTAAAGGCCCTGCTCTCACGGGTGGGGCCTTTTTAATGCCATGAAAGTTAGCCTTGGTTAACTTAGAATCAACCCCTAGGCGAAATCACAAAGTGCTGAAAAAGTCAAGGAAAAAATAAAAAATTCACAGAAAAACCATAATTGGTGACGATTTTACCACAGTTAGGTACCTAACGTCAAGGATTTTTCTAAAAAAAGTTTGCTCTTCACCTAAAATACACAATCCCGAAACACATAAAAAACATAGAAAAAACACAAAATCTACACAAAAAATCCATAAAATCTCCACATAATCTCCATAAAAAATACACCAAAAATCCATAATTGGCCATACCACACCACGCGGCCCTATATGGCAAAAATTCATAGAAATGGGCCTTTTTTTCTGCCGCGCCCGTTTCCCGAAACAACAAGCCAAGAGAAGAAAAAATAAAAGAGTAAAAGGCTGCAAAGGCTCTATATGCGGCCCATCGCTGGAAATCAGACTATACCCAAGAGAAGAGAAAACAAGCCAAGAGAACAAAAATAAACCAAGAGAAGAAAGAAAGCGGGCAGGGTGTTAAAAATTGCCGCATAAAAAAATAGCCACCCTTGCGGCAAGGCAAGAGCGGCTACTGAGCTGTTTAAAATGCTACTAAAGCAGTAACATAAAAAATGTTTTTTTTTCTTATATGTAATCTGTAAGGCGTTGATTACACTTTTTTGCCCTCTACTTTTTAGGAGTGCGTTTCCGCACGACTGAAAGCTCATACGTATTATGGTTCAACTTGAACTTCAAAGTACCCTTGCTCGTGACCTCGAACCCATGCGGCGCATCCTCCCAGTCGTTGACCGTGACAACGCTGTCCGCAAGTGCGCTCTTGATGGAATCAATGATTGCAATCTTCTCGTTCATCTGCTTGCTCCCTGCCTGCATCGTATCTGTCTCTGGACGCCATGCCGCGTCATATGCAATATCGTTTTCCAATAAATACAGGTTGGCAGCGCTACCTGCCAACACACCGCGTTTCTTCAGCTCTTGGATATATGAATCAGGTACCTCTATTTCATGTACGCCGTGTGCATCTTTATACATATGCCGCATATTTTTTCCTTCTTTTGGGAAACAGCAGAGCCTCTATGCCTCAATAATACCTCTGGAAGCCCGTAGAATCGATTCAGAGGGCTTTTAATACTTTTAAGGTAAACTTACTAGGGTACTTATAAATATTTCGATATAAGGCCAATAGAAGACTAAAGAGCGATGTAACGCACGGCCGCACCCTTTGAAGTGGATGCAACCTTCTCGGCACGCCCGTCCTCTACAAGGAAGCGCATGTTGGCGGAAACCTTGCGGGTAGAGACACCGACCATGGACTCCGCAACCTCCTTGGAAGTGGCACCGTCCTTGTGGGTCTTAAGAACATCGTACATGGCATCAAGGAAAGCCTGCTTCTCCGCAACCTTCTCCTTGCTTGCGGCATTCTTCTTCTCGATGTCCGCAATCTTCTTGTCGCAGAACTCAACGATGTCCGCATTGTCGCTCATGGCGTTCTTGATAGTAGTGTAAATCTCAATCTGTGTCATTGTGTTTTCTCTTTCTCTTGGGTTGGGAGGTTTCCTTCACCCCCTTTTCTTTAACTATATTATATAATTTACTTTGTCTCTTGGCAAGGATTTTTTTAAAGCCAAAATGAGTTTTAAAATCAAAATGAAAATGAGATTGAAAATGAAATACAAAATCAAATTGAAAATCAACATGAAATTGAAAATTAAAATGAATTTCAAAATGAAAATTAAAAATGAAAACCAAAAGGAAATTCAAAATGAAAATCATTTTATTGCGCGGAAAATGCGGCAAAAACTACCGCTTACCGAAAATTTACTACCTTTCGCCGAATTTTTGGGCAAATGCCTGTAAAATTGGCCGCAGTTTTTTTAAGTATAGCAGTATAAGAAAGAAAAAGAAAAGAAAAACCGCATAAAAAGAAAAGAAAAAGAAAGAAATACATAAAAAACTTTAAATAATTTAAAATAAATTAAATAAAATTAATTAAATATTATATATAAATTAATTTAAATAATATAAATTAAATAATTTAAAATAAATATAATATATAATAAATTAAATAAATATAATAAATTAAATAAATATAATAA